ATGAGCTGGACGCTGGGTCTTGAGTACTTGAAGGTGCTTGTGTGGCCTGCAATCGCAATCATCGCGATAGTTCTATTTAGAAACCCTCTTCAAGGGCTCATTGGACGGATATCCAAAGTAGGCGCGGCGGGCGCCGAGGTTGAGTTTGGTCAGGCCGAAGAAGCTTTGAGGCAGGCCGATGAAGCGATAGAGGCCATAGAAAGTGCGGCTGAAAAGGATATCTCGAACGCAAATTCGGAGCTTCAGGCCCAATCCGAAGTAGAAATTGACGCTCGGAAGGTCTGGCAGAATATGCAACGAGCACAACTAGCGGAAGAGGCGCGGCGTTCAGCGATTGAACAAGTGCTTCGCGAAGGCGCGCTACTTGGATGGGAGTGGGCTCGCACGGGAGAGCAGAAGCCTCCGCACCTGGATATCACTTGGACGGCGGAAGATAGGCCGCAGATCGTTCACTCATCTGCTAGGCAAGGAGCTAATCACGTGACCCGCCCACGCAGGGAGTCCGTATATGAAGAGCATGTGGCACTTGCCCTTGAAAGGGTATTACCGCAAGCGTTGATCGAACAGAATTACAGAATCGGAAAACGCGAGATCGACTTCATTGTTCTACTGAATGGCAAAAAGGTGGCAATAGAGGTCAATCTGCTGCAGCGCGGGCTACTGGACCATATAGAAGGCAGGTATCTGGCATTGGCGAGAGAGGCGCGTGCCATGTTTGCGGGCTTGCTGATTGTTACGGCAGAGCCGCCTGGCCTGAAGGCTGCAGCGAGGTTGCGTGAGGCAGGGATAGAGGTAGTTAAATGGGCTGACTCGTCAGACGACTTGAGTCTGCGGCGATCCATTGAAGGACTTGCCGAACGGTAGCAATTGCAAGGCGATGCACCCCCGCGGTAACTCTCACGCCCAAGTCGATTGGCGAATGGGCGCCAGGGGTTCCGTCGGGCGCCGCGATGAAGGGTGACTCGCCGGGCGCAGCCTGGGCCGATAACGGGGAGGGCGGCGACACGCCGACCACGCGCCGCCCACACGTCCATGTTGGACATGTTCGAGATCCAAGCGTCGCATGCGAGGGCATTGCAACGCTCCTCTAAGCGATGAGAAGCGCTCCGGAATGCGTATTGCCCCACGTCAAATGGTCGTTTTGCAAACGAAATGAACTTGTGCCAAGATGATCTCATCAAAACTCAACTTGACCTGCGGAAACGCGGTGCAACACCGGGGCGGCGGCAACTCGCCACCGCCCCGGCATCACCTCCGCGCCGGCACCAACCCCCTGACGCAAGCGGAAAGGCGAGCATGACCATCACCGCGCCCCCAGCGGCGGCCGAACCCCCACCACCGCCGAGATCGCCGAGAACATCCTCGGCATCCTGCGCCAACTCACCGAGGCCCACAACCGCGAACTTCACCCCATGCACGAGATCGTCATCGGGTAGATCACCGAAGCCCTCGCAACCCTGCTGCGCGAGTGCGACTGGCCGCGCGGCATGGCCCTCGAAGCGATCAACCACGCTATGACGCAGCACACCACGATGCGCATCGCGATGCTCGCCACCCAGACCGGCTGACCCACATCCCCACAGTTCCGGCGGCACCCACCGCCAGGCCCGCACAACCAACCCAATCCAGCCTTTCCTGCTAGCACTACAGCTGGCAGGACGGCAATCCCCCGAGGAGAACAGCCATGGCACCGAAGCCCACCCTTGAGCAGACCGACATCGTCGAGACCTTCATCCCCGGCGACAAGAACCTCGTCATCCAGGCCGGGGCCGGCTGCGGCAAGACGTCCGTGCTCAAGATGGCGGCACGCGCGGTCCCGAAGCGCAAGGGCCTGTACATCGCGTACAACAAGGCCATCCAGGTCGAGGCGGCGGCATCGTTCCCCGACTCCGTCACCTGCAAGACCAGCCATGGCCTGGCGTTCGGCGCGGTCGGCCGGAAGTACGCGCACCGGCTCAAGGCGGCCCGCATGAAGTCGGAGGACGTCGCCAAGCTGCTGAAGATCAACAGCCCGATCTACACGCCGACCACCATCATCCCCCCGGCCCACGTCGCCCGCATCGTCATGGCCACGGTCGGCGCGTTCACCCGCTCCGCCCGCATCAACATCCTCACCCAGTCGGTGCCGCGCATCCCCGGCCTCGACGACACCGAGACGATGCAGACCCTCGCCGCCGAGATCCCGCTCCTCGCGCAGAAGGCGTGGAACGACATCCTCGACCCGCGCGGCCAGCTGCCCTTCTCCCACGACTGCCAGCCTCCCGGCACGCTGGTCCGCCGCGTCGTCCAGCGTGGCAGCAACGGCGACGGCACCTTCGCCAGGACCGAGTTCGAGGACGTGCCGATCGAGCAGATCCGCGAAGGCGACTACGTCGTCAGCTTCGACATGAAGTCACGCCGTGGCTACGTCCGCCGCGATGGGCGGCGAGTCACCGCTGTCGGCGGCCGGGACTACGTCGGCGCTCTCATCACCGTTATGACCAGGCGCGGCCGGAGCTCGTCTTATACGGCGGAGCACCGCTGCGTGGTCCGCCTCGACTGCGATCTCGCGGACGGCAACTATGTCGTGTACCTGGCGCGTCGCGGCAACGACTACCGGATCGGCCGGACGACCTGGCGTACGAAGTCGCAGGGGAACGCGCTGGGAATCCGGCGCCGGGCCGAGAGCCAGGGCGCTGAGGCGATGTGGATTCTGTCGGTCCACGCCACCGACGCCGAGGCCGCCCTGGCTGAGGCGCTGGCCTCTCACATCTGGCAAATCCCAACCTGGCAGTTCCGCTCGGTCAACGAGACCATGCCGCTGCAGCGGTTCTGGTCCGTGGCAGGCCACAACGGCATGAAAGCGGATCGCTGTCTGCTCGCGCACGGTCTCGACATCCGGTACCCGTTCTGGAAGCAGGGCGACGGCTGGAACACCACGCGGCGGCCGGTCGTGATGCGGGCCTGCAACCTACTGTCCGGCATGCTCGTGCTGGAGGTAGACGAGATCGAGCCTGGCCCCAAGGGCGAGCTTCGCGCCGACGACGGCGCGAACGGCTGGGCGCCGATCACCGTCAGCCAGTCCTACTACGAGGGGCCGGTCTACAACCTCGACGTGGACGTGGACCACACCTACATCGCCGACGGCATCGCGACCCACAATTGCTACCTCAAGATGTGGTGCCTGTCGGAGCCGCAGCTCACCCGGTACGACTACGTACTCCTCGACGAGGCACAGGACTCCAACCCGCCCGTCGCGAAGGTCGTCAACCAGCAGCGGCACGCCCAACTCGTCCTCGTCGGCGACGACGCCCAGTCCATCTACGGGTGGCGCGGCGCCGACAACGCGATGGCGAAGTTCAACGGCGCACGCAAGACCTTGAGCCAGTCCTTCCGCTTCGGCCCGGCGGTCGCGGAGGAGGCGAACCTGTGGCTGGAGTACCTGGACGCCCCCCTGCGGCTGCGGGGCTTCGACCAGATCAACTCCCGCATCATCGAGTTGGACGAGCCCGACGCGATCCTGTGCCGCACCAACGGAACCGCCATGGCCCAGGTCATGCAGCAGCTGAAGGCTGGCCGCCGCGTCTCCCTCGTCGGCGGCGGCGACCAGATCCGCAAGCTGGCCGAGGCGGCGATCCAGCTCAAGGACGGCCGCGGCTGTAACCACCCGGAGCTGTTCGCGTTTAAGAACTGGGGAGAGCTGCAGGATTATGTCGAGGAGGACGAGGGCTCCGACCTGCGGCCCTTCGTGAACCTCATCGACGAGCACGGCCCGGACGTGGTGCTGGACACGGTGTCCAAGCTCGTCACCGCGAACCCCGAGGTGGAGATCTCCACCTCGCACAAGGCCAAGGGGCGCGAGTGGCACCGCGTCCAGGTGGCCGCCGACTTCCCCGAGCCCAAGCCCATGTCTGACGGCAAGCCCGGCAGGATCTCCCGCCCGGATGCCATGCTCGCCTACGTCACCGTGACCCGCGCCCAGTACGACCTCGACAACACTGGCCTGTCCTGGATTCACGAGTACGTGTAACCGTGTTCCCGCCTGATGCAAGCAACAGTACTTGCGTCATGCGCCCTTACCGGCAAGGAGCCAACCCCATGGCGAAACTCACCGACATCTTGATCATGCGGACGTACGGCAAGGGCCGGTACGAGGCCGAGATCCCCGGCTTCGGCACCTTCGAGGCCGAACGCCCCCAACTCGCTACCGAAGCCGCGGTGGCCGCGTTCCAGGAGTTCCACCTGATGGGCGACCACATGAAGGTGGAGTACATCCCGTGCAACGACGGCAAGACGCTGTTCCACTGCTGGGCCACGCCGCACGGCTGGGCCTGGCAGATCGTCAAGCTCGCCGAGGGCGGACGCAAGACGAGCCTCGGATACGAGTCCCGCGACGGCGTGACGAAGACGTGGGAGCAGTTCCTCGACCGGATGCGCGCCTGGGCGGCCGACTACGACGGCACCAACTCCGCTGCCGCCGCCTCCTGACCACCCCCCGAGCCCGGCCGACCGGCCGGGCCTCAACCCTCCAACCCGAAAGGGAAACAGCATGTCCAACCCGGACCGCCGCCACATCACGATCATCCTTGACCGCTCCGGCAGCATGGGCAGCGTCAAGGCCGACACCGAAGGCGGCCTGAAGGCGTTCCTCGCCGAGCAGGCCGCCAACCCGGGCGAGACCTTCGTGTCGCTCTACCAGTTCGACGATGAGTACGAGCCGGTGTACGAGTTCACCGCCCTGGCCGACGTCCCCGACTACCGTCTCCAGCCCCGCGGCTACACCGCGCTGCTCGACGCCGTCGGCAAGACCCTCACCACCATGCGCGACCAGTTCGACGCCATGCCCGAGGCTGACGTCCCGGGCAACATCACTGTCGTCATCCTCACCGACGGGCAGGAGAACGCCTCCAAGGAGTGGCGTTCACGCAGCAAGATCCGCCACCTGATCGAGGACCTGCAGCGGCAGGGCTGGACGTTCATCTTCCTCGGCGCGGACCAGGATGCGTTCACCGCGGCCGGCGACATCGGCATCGGCGCCGACACCACGCTGTCGTACTCGTCCCGCCGCACCACTGAGACCATGACCCGCGCCGGGCGGCTGGTGTCGCGTGGGGGCGGCGGGTTCACCCAGGACGACCGCGACGCCACCCGCTACTAACCCCCTGCGGCCCCGCTCACCCGGCGGGGCCGCTTCCCCTTACGCAAGCAAAAACGCAAGCGAGAAAGGCCAACCCATGGGAAGCACGACCCGCAAGACCTCCAAGAGGCGGCGTCCCCGCGCCGACTTCACCCCGGAGCAGCGCGCCGCGTATGGGGCGCGCAAGCGCGCCGACAAGCAGACCGCGATAGCGGCCAGGGAGGGTGCGGCGGCGCTCCTGGCCCAGCGGCCCGCCCTGATCGACCCCTTCCGCGTGTACGCGAGCCGCGTCATGGGGCACCGGACCCTCGGCAACGCCCTCGGCATGATGGCGCAGAACCCGTCCGCGACCCGCGTCAACAGCGCGTTCTTCTGGGCAAAGGAGGGCCGGGCGGTCCTGCCCGGCGCGGCCCCCATCTGTGTCCTGGCGCGCCGCAAGGGCAACAAGATCGTCGAAGAGGAGAACCCGGACACCGGTGAGACGGAGGAGACCGTCCAGGGCAAGTGGTCCGGCTGGACCGCAGAGCGGGTTTTCGACGTCCGCGACACCATCCCGGCCAAGAAGCCGTGCCAGCACTGCGGCACCGAGCCGGGCGGCACCTGCCCCGCGTCGTGCGCCGTGTACGAGCCGGTGGCCGGCCCCGTCCCGACCCGGGAGGAAGTCGCCGAGCTCCTGGACACCATCCTCCGCGAAGAGGGCGGATTCGACCTCGACTTCCTCGAGGCGGCGGCCGACGAAGCGCAGGACCTCCTCGACGACGAGCCCGACGACGGGGGCGACGAGTGACCCGCCCGCCGAACCCGGCCACGAAGACCGGCCGGATCCGGATCGCTCAGCAGGCCCGCCGCCACGGCTTCTCCCACTTCCGGGAGGAGTTCGAGGTCGGCGTGAAGTGCCCCCTCTGTAACGAGACGGTCCGCGGCGCCGAGCCGCGCGGCCGGCAGACCTACATCCAGGTGCTCGACGCCCTCATGTACGACCACCTCCTCCGCTACTGCCCGAAGGGACCCCAGCAATGACCACCACCGACGTCATCCTGGAGAAGCGGTACGTCCTGGCCGGGATGCCCGGCTGGGGCGAGCACGACCACACCATCCGGACGCAGGGCCTGGCCGTCGCCAACGCGCCCCGCCCCCTCGTCGGAAACCCGACCTGGTACGGCGAGTTCATGCACGGCTGCCACTACGCGGCCGGGAAGCTCGACGAGCTGGCCGAGCGCTGGAAGGCGGATGACGCGGTGCTGGTCGAGGAGATCACGCCGCAGGCCATCGTGCGGAAGGTCTCCAGCTACATCGCCAGCCACGGCTACACGCTGGAGCAGCTCGCTGGCGCGTATGAGGGCGCGGTCGGTGACACCGCGCACGAGATGGGCCTGCCGTGGGATGACGCCTGGCTGCAGGTGCCGTTCCTTCCGGCCCCGACGACTCAGGCGATCAGCGGCATCCCGCTGTGCGAGCACGGCACCACGGCTCAGGCGTGGATTCTGCAGGTTGTCCGCCCCGGCGCCCCCCTGCCGGAGGACGTGGAGATCGGCTCCATGGAGAAGAGCCCGACGTCCTTCATGAACCTGAAGGCGCGGGCCGCCGCCATCGAGGGCCTGCCCGACCAGTTCCAGCTCAGCTACGTGCACAAGGACATGTGCCGCACCGCCAGCGACCCGGGCGTCCGGAGCCTTCGGTGAGCGTGGCCACGCTCGGGCTCACGTGCGATAGCGCGCCGACCGTGTTCCTCCGCATGTCTCTGGCCTGCCCCTACAGCGGCTGCGGTGGCGACTCGATCGTGGAGAGGACCACGGACGGCGACGAGAACCCCGTCTACATCGCCGACGAGCGTGTGATCAGCGCATCCGCCGACCCGGGCGAACGCACCGCTGGCCACGAGGGCTTCGAGTGCTCCGACTGCGGCCGGCCGGTGTCTCTGCCGCCCGGCTGGACCTTCGAGCGGTCCTGACCTGACCTCCACCCGCCCCCGGGGGGCGGCGGCCACCCACCGCCGCTCCCCTTCCAACCAACCCAGAAAGAGGCGAGTTGATCACTATCAGGCACACCCACGAGGACGGCACCCTCATCTACGGCACGTCCAAGGGCGACGGCGTGTACGAGATCGTCAAGAAGTGGGAGAACGGCAACTTCAAGTACTTCCCGTCGATGGCCAGGCAAGGGCGCGCGTGCATCGGGCTTCGCAACAGCCGTGACCGGGTCGCCGACCGGTGGGCCATCAACGCCGCGGCGAAGGCCCTGCGCGCTGCAGGGTACGAGGTCGAGGTTGAGATCGACGACAGCCACCGCGACCGTGCCCAGGTCCTGGAGGACCAGGCCGACCGGCTCGAAGACCGGCGGGACGCGCTGGAGCGGAAGGCCGGGCGGCACGCCGGCGAGGCTGCGGCCGCGCACAACCGGGCGCACCAGATCAGCGAGCGGTTCGCGGCGGGCCAGCCCATCCTGGTCGGCCACCATTCCGAGCGGGGTGCCCGCGCCGACCGGAAGCGGATGGACGCCGCGATGCGCAAGAGCATCGACGAGGACAACGCGGCGCAGAGCGCTGCTGAGCGCGCCAACGCGGTCGGCCGCCAGATGCGCCGCTCGGCGACTCCGGCCGTGACCAGGCGCCGGATCGAGAGGGCCGAGGCTGAGCTACGCCAGATCCAGAAGAATCTGGAGGGCTACGAGCGCAGGCACCTCGACTACGGGGGCAACCCGCTCTACGTCGAGAAGCACGACCCTGCGGAGGGCGACTACCGGGAGATGCAGCTCGCCCGTAAGGCGCAGCTGGAGGACCAGCTCGAATATGACCGGGCGCAGCTCGCCGCCGCGATCGAGGCGGGCGAGTACGTCATGTGGGACAAGGGCAACGTGCACGTCGGCGACGTCGTGCACTACTGGGGTATCCGGGCGCGCACCGTGGTGAAGGTCAACAAGGTGACCGTCTCCGTCGAGTCCGACTACTCCTGGCCGGACAAGGTGAAGTTCACCGACATCCGTGCCGTCGAGTGCCCGCACGGCGAGAACGGGCCCGAAACCGTCGCGACGAACCGGCCCGTGAGGAAGAAGGCCCCGGCCAAGCCGAAGTTCGAGGTGCCAGCCCTCGACGTCGAGAAGCTGCAGGCCGCCGGGCAGACCCTCAGCAACATGACGGTCGGCGCCGGCCGGGAGGCGTTCGTGTCACCGTCCGCCGTGGTGGAACGGCTGGTCTCGCTGGCCGACATCGAGCGCGCCATGACCGTCCTCGAACCTTCGGCCGGGACCGGCAATATCGCCGCGGCCGCCGTCGAGCTCGGCGCGATCGTGGACTGCGTCGAGATCGACAACGGGCTCGTCGAGGTCCTGGCGTCCCGCGTCCCCGGCGCGAACCTGTTGTACCGCCACGACTTCCTGGAGACGGACACGTCGCAGCTCGGCACCTACGACCGGGTCGTGATGAACCCGCCGTTCTCGGAAGGGCGAGACATCGCGCACGTCATCCACGCCCTGCAGTTCGTCAAGCCCGGCGGTCGCCTCGTCTCGGTGATGGGCCAGGGCGTCACGACCAGCCGGACAAAGGCCGCCACGTCGTTCCGAGACATGGTCGACGAGCGCGGCGGCTGGTTCGAGGACCTGCCCGCGGGTTCCTTCGCCCCGGCGACGACCTTCAGCACGGTCATCGTCGTCATCCCCTGCTGAACCCCCTTCGGCGCTGGCCGTCATGCAAGCGATACGGCTAGCGCCACTACCTGAGGAGTTTCATCGTGACCTGGAACAGCGGTCCGCGCATCGACGGCCCCGAGCCGGAGCCCCGCATGCTGACTGTCACGCTCGCCAGCGACGTCTGGGACCACATCATCGACCGGCTCGGCGACTACGCCGACCAGGCCGAGGAACGCCCGTGGCTGGGCGACTGCCACGACTGCGACACGGCCAACCCCGGCATGTGCCCCAAGCACCAGGAGGCAGCCGGGTACGGCGCCCAGGTCCGTGCCTGGCGTGACCAGATCGTGGGCCAGCTCGCCGAGCAGACCACGACGACGGCCGACCTGGTGCGGCGGACCCAGATACCGCTGGACACGTCGCTCCGTGACGTCATCCACCCCCCGTACATCGCGGTGCGGAACCTGCTCATGCGGGACGACATCCTCACCATCGGCGACCTGGCCGCTTCCAGCGATGACGATCTGCTCTCGATCAGGAACTTCGGCGCGGGCCGGTTAGCCGAGTTGCGGACCGTGCTGCGCAAGGTGTCCGAGAGCTGATGTCCCCGCAGCCGCTCTACCTCGCGCCGCCATCGACCCCGTCCATCCGGACAGAGGTTGCCGCTGGCCGTCTGGGGCGATCCTCAACCCCGCCAGCGGCAACCGGCTGCCCGACGAGGGGCTGTTCGGCGTGGACAACGCGGTGTTCAGCGGCAAGTACCCGGACGACCGGAAGTATCTGCGCTGGCTGGAGCGGTTCGTGCCGCACGCCGACCGGTGCCTGTTCGTGACCGCGCCCGACGTGGTGGGCAACGCGTTTGCCACGGTGGCGCGGTCACGACACATGCTGAAGGAGATCCGCGCCATGGGTCTCCCGGCCGCCCTGGTCGCGCAGGACTACATGGAGTTCTGCCCGCTGTGGGACTGGGAGGACTTCGACTGCCTGTTCATCGGTGGCTCGACGGCGTGGAAGCTGTCGCCAGCCGCCGAAAACCTCGGGCGCGTCGCCAACTCGATCGGCCTCTGGACCCACGTCGGCCGGGTCAACTCCCTGCTGCGCTACCGGACGCTCCGCTGGGCCCTCTCCGTCGACGGCACGTACCTGCAGCGCACGGGCCCCGACCGGGGACTGCGGACCGTCCTCGGCTGGCACGACGCGCTGCTCCGCGACGACGAGCCGCCGCCCGGCCTGTTCGACTCACCCCCTCCAGAACCGGACGACCTCGACCCGTGGGACGGCAGCTACGACCTCGCGCAGTGGCTGCCGCCCGGGTGGCCCCGGCAGCAGAAGCCGCCGCGGCCACAACCCGAACAACTCGCTCTGCTGTGAAAGGAACCGACGTGGACGACAACACCCTGTTCGACCCGCCGCCGGCCGCCGACGAGCCGGCCGGGACCGCGCACGGCTGGACGGCCATCAGGCGGAAGAAGGTGACGGTGACCATAGAAGACGAGGTTGGCGCCGCCGAGCCCATCGTCCGGCCTGGTCAGCGCGACTTCTTCCCCCACAACCTCATCTACCGCTGGGTGTGGACGCCCGAGACCGGCTGGACGCTCTCGCTGTACGAGGCCAGCGGGCCGAACCGGAAAGCGAACGGCGATGTCGGCCTGATGATCGTCACCGAGCGCCTGCACGGAGCCGCCCCAGAGTCGTGGTCCAAGCTGCCCGACTGGCTGTACCTGGCCATGGCCGCCGCCCTGCCCAACTGGGATCCTCCCGCCGCGCAGCTCCAGCCGGCCGAAGGCGCGGTCGAGGCCGTTATGGCGGCGGCCGACGAGCCCCGCGTACGCGCCGATGACGATCTGGAGAGGGGCCGGCCGTGATGAGCAGCGCGGCCACGGCGGCCGCCACCGCGGCCCGCAGGCGTCAGCGAGTCTTGCGGAAGGAGCGGACCGCGCAGCTACTCAGCGACGGCATCACCGACCCGGCCATGATCGGGGAACACGTCGGCGTCCACGAGCGGACCATCCAGCGGTACCTGCGGGAGTTAGAGGGCGACGTCGACCGGCGAGCCATCGTGTACTCGTCCATCAAGCCGCGGGTGATGGAACACCTCCGCAAGTACCCGCATCTCCGGATCAGCGCGTGGCAGCTCACCCGGGTGCTCCAGCTGCCGGAGTCGTCATGCAAGACCGTCAGGAACGCGTTGCGCAGCCTGGAGCGCGACGGCCTCGTGCGGCATGAGATCGGCACCCGCAAGGAGGGCGACTACCGCAGCTGCATGAAGCTGATCCTGTGGTCGCTCCTCGAGCAGGAGGCGGCCCGATGAGCGGCGAGCCGTGCGGCGCTGCCGCCCGCCACGCCGCGCTCCTTGGCCTCCCGGTCGGTCAGGGGCGCGGCATGTGGGGCATCTACTTCAGCCACCCGGGCGCGAACGCGCGCGGCGACTTCCCGTCGACCGCGCCCGAGCACCGGCCGACCCTCCTGGCCCGCGTGGTCGACGAACCGAAGTGGCACCAGCTGTACCGGGGCGCATGCCTCGGGTGCGACTGGGAGGGCGAGACACGGCGCCGGAGCGGCGACGCAATCGAGGACGCACACGACCACGCCTGGCCCGGCTGGCGGGACCTGCCCGCCGTGAAGCCGCCGAAGTCGAACTACGAGCGGTGGCTGACCGAGATCAAACGCGCGTACCCGCCGGGCTGGCTGGAGGCTGGCGGCCCGATCGTCAGCGTCCGCGCCGACTCCCGGTTCTCCCGGCACACGCCCGGCAAGGCACCGGGCGGCGGCTACGACCTGGCCGCGTCGTACTACCAGGCGAAGAGGTCTCGGGACCTCCGTCCCGTTCAACCGGCCCTGGATCTGGAGTGGCAGGGGGTGCCGAGTGACTGCGTAAATCTGGCTATGGGTCGCGGCGACTGACCCACGTACGGCGCGGGCAAGGCGTACCGGTTCGATATGAGCACCGTGACGCACGCTCGGGAGCTGGGCGCGATGCTGCCCCCGGACGCGCCGCCGCTGGCGCAGGTGTCGAAGGAAAAGTGCTGAGCGAGTAAACCCGACCATGTAAGACGCCCTGCGCTCCCCGGGACTATAGGAATCTAATGCCGATCGCGTACGCCTTCACTTTTGCGGGTGATGAGCGCTGATGGTCTTTGGATGCGGTCGTGACACCCTGAACGTTGCCGTTCCTAGGTTCGAGCTTCCAGAGCAGGGAGCCCGGTTCTGAGAAAAATACTTCTGCGCCGACGCCAGTCAATGCAAAAGCTTCGTCCAGCGAAAAGTGGGCAGAGGGATGTGCAGCTTCTGAGCTAGTGCCGTCTTCGACTATACGCTCCCATCCACCCACGCCAGGGATGGAGTTGCGTAGTGCAATGCCGAAGACGTCGATTGTGCATGGTGACGCGGCGAAGTGATCCTTGGACCGCGCTTTCCACGATCCGCCGACTGGGAAAGATCCGGTGGCGAGGTTGCCTGGACCAGGTGCCCAATTCACGCGGAATCCTCCTCCGATAAGCTTGAAGCCCTGTGGCGCACTGACATCCTCAACCGGATGTGCCGCGACGTCGCTCGTTTCTCGTACGAACCTCAGGTTCCCCATGAGGTCGTCTCTGGTCAACCCGTTGATTTTCATGCCTATGGCGTAGACCGTCAGACGATGCGGGTTGGGGACATTGTGATCTTTGGAGGAGGCCCTCCAGCCTGTCCGGTTCTCGTTCGGATAGGAGGCGGTAAGCAGTGCGCCGTTCGGTTTGTCTGTGGCGGTCGCGCCACCGCCAACGACGACCATATCCGGATCGACGTCGGCCTGGAGATCGAAATGATGCGCTTGCTCTTGTGAGGAAACCTCCTGGAATACTGCGATTGTAACCTTGCCCGACGAATCTTTATGGTCGAAAACTTTGCCCATGATGAACCCCCTTGCAGGCATTGGTCGAAATGGCTCAAGAATGCATCGCCCCTGTTCTCGCGACGTTGCGATTTTGTCTAGGCTATGGAATATGCAGCAATTGAGCTCTGCAGGGGAATACCCATTGGCGCGATAATATACGCAGCGGCGACCATCCGCAGTTCGCAAAATATTTCTTATAAGGTCATGCCCCCAGGGCATGATCGCGAAAGGGAAAGCATGCCCGTGCCTGTCAGGCGCCAGGCGTCCGCCGGTAGAGGGGGATGCCGTGCTTGAGGAGCCATGCCTTGAGGGCTGTCTCCAGGATGTCCTGGGGGCCGGTGGCAGTGTTCAGGCAGGCGACGGTGAGCCGGTCGTTCGTCTGGTGGGTGATGCGCGGGCCGATGTTCACATCGTCGATCTCTTCTCTGGCCCGGCGGGTGCGTCGCTTGACGCTGCGTTCCCGCTTGGGGCGGGTGCCGTCTGGGTTGAGCGGCGGCTTGGCGTCGGCGGGGATGCCGAGGAAGTCGAGGTAGTCGGTGAGTGCGGCTTCGACGATGCCGGAGATGCCGAGCCCGGTCTCCTCGTTGGCCTGGGTGAGGCGTTCGTTGGTGTGGTAGCTGATGCGAACGACGAGGGTGGGTTTGTCCTGGCGGCTTTTGGTGCGGGGGCGTGCCGCTTGCCGTTCTGCTTGCTTGACCAGCGCCTTGCGAGCGGCAGCGGCTTGAGTCGAGCGGGCCATGAGCGGCGGTGCCTCCTTGGCGGGCGAGCGTGATGTCGCTACCCACCCTTCCGTGCTTCGGTTTTTTCTGCAAGTGACGTTGCTTGCGTTTTGTGCGGTCGTTGGCGCAGCGGATGCACGGGAAACGCCCCGCTGGCGTGGCCCTGGCATGCACGCGTGCGACACTCAAGGCAAATCTCAGCGTTGTTGATCACGATTTGCGCGGGTTGATCGTTCCGCGCGTCGTCGCCGCTCAGAGGGCATTTCAGCCCGCCACAAGGGTCGTTGCGAAAACAGAACAAACATGCAAGAATGGCGCAAGATCCAAAAGCAAGCGAGCGAGAGCAAACCCAACTCACGCAAGCAAAACCGCTAACGACCAACCCAGAAAGGCGGGCACGTGACCACCGCTGCCTCAGAAAAGACACTCGACCGCATCCGCAAATACCTCGCCATCGCGGAACACCCCAACACCGGCCCCGCGGAAGCCGAAACCTTCCGCGAGCGCGCCTACAACCTCATGGCCAAGCACGGCATCGAACGCGCCCACCTCGCCGCCGCCGGCCAGATCACCGACGAACTCGCCAGCTGGGCCCTCGTCATCGACGGAACCCACCAGGCCGAACAAGTGCAGCTCCTCGCAGCCGTCACCAATGCCAAGACCTGCCGCACCCTGTCCTGGAAGGTCGTCGACACCACGTACCTCATGGTGTCCGGCTACCAGAGCGACCTCGAGGTCGTGAAGATGCTCTACGCATCCCTGTCGCTCCAGATGGCCAAGGAAGTCAAGGCCGTCACCCGCAAGGGACGCATGAGCCTGGCCACCGTCCGCAAGAGCTTCATGCTCGGGTTCGCCTCCCGCGTCGGCGAGAAGCTGCGCGAGGCCAACACCGCCGCCGCGGCCGAAGCGCCCACCACCAGCACGGGCCGCTCCACCGAGCTCGTTCTTCGTGACAGGCGGGCCGCCGTGGACGCCTACTTCAACCGCCAGACCCCCAACACCCGGTCCAGCAGCGGCCCGAAGATCCGCGACCCTCACGCCTTCCTCGCGGGCCGCGACGCGGGTGACCGCGCCGACATCGGCGGCAACGCCCGCCTCAGCGCCACCGGCCAGCGCGCCATCAGCTCATAACCTCCAGCGGCGGGCGCCACCCAGCGCCCGCCTCTCAACCAACCCCGAAGGAGAAACCGTGAAGAACACGAAAACGACCTGCACCAGCTGCAAGACCCCCCTCATCAACCAGGCCGCCAACGGCCGCCCCGACGTGTGGGCGCACACCACCGTCACCGAACCCCACTGCTACACCCCGAACCCGCCGTACGAGATCGAGCAGGCCCTGCCCCGCGAAATCCGCAAGGTGCGCATCCGGGTCCAGGAGCTCATCACCTACGAGGTGGAGAAGAAGATCGAGGTCCACACCGGCGTGACCATGGAGGAACTGCCCGACTGCCTCACCGCCAACACCGAGGGATGGGCCGACGACATCGAAGACCACTTCCTCGCCGCGTGCGACCGCGAGGTGCTCGACGAGGACTACACGTACTTCACCGACAACGCCGGCTACCTCGCCAAGCTCGCTCTCCAGATCGAGGTGTGGCCCAAGCACATCGTGAAGTGGCTGACCTTGACCTGCCCCGTGTGTGGCGTCCAGCCCGGCGCGGACGACTCCCGGCACCAGAGCGTCGGCTGGTTCGTCGGGATCGCTTGCAACGGCATGCGCGTCGTCAATCCCGCCTTCATCAACATGGAGGGCACCGGGTGGGAGGACTGGACCGAGCAGACCGTTGACGCAAGCGGAAAGGCTGGCCAGTAATGGCTTCCCGCATCGTCGTGAAGATTGAGCCAGTCGACGTCAACGGCGAGCGGCGATACCAGGCCGTCTGCCACACGCCCGGGTGCACGCTCGGCGTCGACGGCGGCCTGTGGGCCAGCCACCCCGGCGTGGTCAAGGCCGCGCCGGAGGAACTGGCTCGCTACCACCGGGCCGACCACCGCGAGCCCGATCGGCGACCGATCTCTACAGCCTCGGCGGCGAAGCGGGTGGCGCAGGAGACCCAGCAGCCCGAATGACCATCCGGGTGGCCCGGCCATGCGCCGGGCCGCCCGTCCCCTCAACCCCGTGGAGAACCCCTTGCCCGGCCCTACCCAGCCGCCATGGACGCCGCCGCACCGCACCGTCCCCCTCGACTACCTCGAAGGCGACACCAGCGAGGTGCTGCGCGGCTACCGCTACGAACTCCTCGTCGAGTGCCGCCAGTACTACATCCACCGCAAGTCCGTCACCCCGTACACCAGCCGCTTCGGCTACGGCTTCGCCATCCAGAGCGACAGCCGCTACGGCGACAAGAACACCGCCACCCTCTGGACCACCCGCCACACCTGGCAGACGTTCCGCCTCAAGGCCGGCAGCGCCGAGTACCGCACGCTGATGGACCTGCCGGAGTACGGCAAGCTGCTGGAGGCCGTCGGGCAGGACTACCCGCCGGGCAGCCTGACCAGCGAGCTGACGGCGACGCTCGCGCAGGTTTTGCAGCTGTGGGCCGCCGCCAAGGACGACGGCCGCAACCACCTGGACCTGCGGCCTGTCGACGAGGTCGTGGCCGCCCGGCTCAACCCGTTCGTCAGGGCGTGGCTCTGCGAGGACAACATCTGATGGCCAAGTGCGTCGAGTGCCGCGAGGAGGACCACTTCCTGCGCATCGTCCCCATCTCCTACTGCGAGCACCGCCTGTGTCTGGAGTTCCGGCGGGAGGACTGCCTAGACATCCATCTCAGGACCTGCGCCACCTACTGCCGCTCCGTCGGCCGCACCCCTGAACCCCACCCGCGCGACCTCGCCCGCCAGGCCGAGGAAGCCGCCCAACCCCAACAGCTCGACCTGTTCGCCGAGCTGTAACCCCATAGAGAGAGGACATCATGACGAAGTACGTCTACCTGGACACGGAGGAGACCCACCTCGACCCCGAGTTCGGCTCCCTCTGGGAGGCCGCGCTGATCGTCCGCGACACCGACTTCCCGGACGGTGGCGACCTGGAGTTCTGGTGGCAGGTGAGGCCCGACCTCACCACCGCCGACCCCAAGGCGTTGCAGGTCAGCCGGTACTACGACAGGTGCCAGGTCGCCCACTTGCCGATCGGCCACGGCGTGCAACTGTCGTGCGGCGCGGCCGGGGAGGCCGTCGCCGAGGGCGAGATTCGTGAGAGCGTGACGGCGGCCGACATCGCGCTCCAACTCGCCCAGCACCTCGACGGCGCGACGATCGTGGCGAACAACCCCCGCCACGACCGGGACTTTCTGCGCGCGTTCCTGCGCGCCCACGGGGAGGCGTTCACGGCGTCGCACCGGATGGACGACGTCCGGGCCATGCTGAAGGGCTACGTGCTCGGCCGCTTGGCCGCGGCCGGCGGCAAGGTGGACGAGGCGTTCGAGGGCGAGGCTGCGGACCACGTACGTGACTGGCTGGAAGGTGGCACGGACGTGCTGGCCTGGGAGATCGTCGGCGTCACCCAGGACCCGGCGACCAAGCACACCGCGTTGGGTGACGCCCGCTGCGTGCGGGACGTGGCCGACGGCATCACGCACGGAATCCACAGGTGAGCGCTAGGCACTGTGGCACTTCAAGCCTCTCGTTCCTGAAAGCGGAAAAGCTGTTGGGAAGGGACCGCAGAGACGCCTGACCTCTTCGGTGTGAACTCGGGAGGTGAGGGTCGCTGGGAATCGACGTAGCGCTCATACGAGCAGCGGAGATCACGAACGGCCGCAATAGGTCGCTGAGGTTGCTGTACTTTGCTGCTGCAACGCGTGCGCAGGCGAGCTGTGTGGTCCTCTGAAGCTCCAGACCCGTTCGCTACCTCGTTGAACGGTACGAATACCGTAGTGGCTTGATACGAGTGACATCACTGTGCTAGCTGTAACGTTTTGGGCGCTCAAGCGATTACCCCGATATCGGTATCGTGCAGTAGCGATGATCCAGCAGCAGGAGAGCCCATGAATGCATTGAAACGCGAAATTAAATCGCAAATGAGTGCTCATAAGACGAAGCTGGGGCCAGCGCGACTGTGCCTCGATGACATTCGCGATCTGCTCGATGCCGTGAAGGAGTTTCAAGGCGGTAGATCTAAAAAGGAAAATGATTCCTCTGGAACAGAGGTCGCCAATGATCCCTCGGAGAATATGAGTTCAGTTAAGCTGCTGGCTGGAAATGCGGTGGCAGAATCAGTGGAAGATCTCAAGGAAGCCACTCCGGAGGAGCTTCGGCACGTGTCGATATCCTCACGTGAGCCGCTGATGGAGATCGATCTGTGGCACACTTCGGCCGAAATTACCGTCGATACACAGGACGTTGCGGCTCGCGCATTCGCAGACAGTGTTGCAAGTTTTATCGGTGAAAGAAAAGCCAGCCCGCTCATTTTCGCCTTTCGTCCAATAGATTGGCTGTTTATTCCATTAATGCTATCCTATGGCATATTTCTCTACTTCTTCTATCGTGGAGATGCTAGCGTTGGCCTTTCGGCTGTGGGGCTACTGTTGGCATTTGTGGCAATTTTCGCCGCCGGCTCTCGTATCTACTGGGCGCGCAAATTGGGTAGCGTGAAAGTCGACCCGGTATGGAGAAATGAGAAGCGGACGTTAAGTTCTCAAGCTAGAACTAATATCTTGATCGCAGTTGGGGCTGCCTTGCTCGGTGCCGTAATTACTAGTATTGCTGGACTATGGCAAGGGTGGTTCGTCAAATGAAAGTTATGATGGAAAATATGGATAGACGATAGGCGATAGGCATCTGACTCGGGTACTGGGCACAAGTGATCATCTCCTCGTCAGGCAGGCTTAGCCATACCTGGCCGGGCGCGCCACGGCCACTCCCCGTTCGCGTGTACATGCCTCCCGCTGACGTTCCTCATACGCTGGTCGTCCTGCCCGCAACTGGCGGCTTGCCTGACGTGACTGGCCTGGTGTCCCTTGTGCTGACCGGCGAGGAGACGGCCTGAGGACGACCGAGGTTCAGGGCAGGCCCGATTCCTTCCTTCACGTTCCCGCGGTCGTCTTTCGCCGCTTCGCCTTTGCTCGGTGTTTCTAACTGTGGGGCTTTCGCCATCCCTCGTCGTGGGCGTGTTGAGCCGACCGGGTGGCGTGCCGTGGGCCCTAACTGTCGCGCTGGACTGGTGGAAGACCAAGGGGGCAGCGAATCGCAGAGACGAACGGCGTTTGCTTCCTGGGGGACGTACCGTAGTCCATTAACGCGAGTTGTATCGCTTGCATCAAGCGGTTCAGCTGGCGACCCCTCCTGGACTGCGGAAGGACAGCGTTGCCCGAGGCTACGAACCCGCTGTGCATCGGCCCTCGCTGCGGACGTGGGGGAGAACCCCGCCAGGCCGCAGCCGGCCGCCTCATCTGCGACACCTGCACGACCAAGCTGCGCCGCGACGTGGATATCACGCCGCGGCTCATGCGGTGGCTGGAGCAGCACAAGACGCCGGGCCAAGGCGGCGGGGACCGGGTGTCCGGGTCGCAGGAGGCCGGCACGCCGACGCGACTCGATGTGCTGTCGATGTTGAACGATGGCGCGGTGCCGATCCACGGCGACGATGAAGACCAGATCGGCCCGCCGTCGATCCCGAGCACGTTGAAGAACTGGGCGTGGCTGATCGCCGAGCATCGCGGCTTGGTCTACCCGCAGCGGGCCGACGTTGACGAGCTGTCGGTCTGGCTGCTGCGGCATCTGGATTGGGCGACCGGGCAACCGTGGATTGACGACATGATCGGGGAGGTCGCTGCATTGCGCCGGTGGGCGCATGGGCTCGCGCCGTGGGCCGTCCACGTGCAGGAACTCGTCGGGCCGTGCCCGTCGTGCGGCAAGCGGGCGCTGATCCGCACGGCGGGGGAGCGGTACATCGAGTGCGACGCCCGGGAGTACGTCGGCGGGTGCGGCGGCTTGTGGACCGAGGAAGAGTACGAGGAGCACGTGGCCGATCTGGTGGGTCGGCGCCGCCAATCCCGAAAGGTCAACGCGAAAACGAAACGAGGTGTGGCAGACTGATGTTTATGAAGAACCCTGGGCGGCTCCCCCCGAAGGAGCAGAGAATCGCAGCGGAGAAGGCCCTCCTGGAGGCGGCCCGCGAGTACTACAAGGCCATCGAGGAGCCGACCAGGAAGTTCAACGAGGCCCTCGCCGCTGCGGCGGGCCCGCCCGAAGGCGTGCCCGCCAGCGACAAGAAGTCCTTGGTGACTCGTCGCCGCATGGTGGAGATCACCAAGGAGGCAGACCCTGAGGGAGAGGGCCTGAAGCTCTACACGATCCTGAAGATCGTTGCGGCTCTCACGGGGGACACGCCGGACGAGTAGATACGTCGTCGAATCAGCTTCGGGAGGCTCCGGTCGTCGCCGGAGCTTCCTGCGTTCCAGGGCTCGACGGTGTGCAATCGGCCGGCATCGTCATCGAGTCTCGGATGTCGATCCCGGTCTCCAGCCCAACTGCGAATGCCTGCGCAGCGTCGCCGACCATGCGCTCGAAAGCTCGCAGCGCGACCAGCAACATGGTGCTCACGGTTGCCACGATGGCGAAGCTGTGCAGCCATAGCAGGTAGGTGGGGATGTGGTGGAGGTTGGGGTTGAGGACGACATAGGCAGTTGCGGCCCCCGCAGCGATCCAACCGAACACAGCAGTGGCCAGGGACGCGATTAAGGCGCGTTTGGTGCGCAGCATTGAAATTCCCCCAGAGATGACGTTGGGTTACTGGCTACAGCCAGTTCTTGGTTGCGTAGTGGATGAGCTGCCCTCGGGTGGACACCCCTGCCATCTCGCGCATCCGCGCGATGCGGCGGCCTACGGTCCGCGGGGAGGACTCACACACGCGGGCGATCACCTTGTCGGTTTCGCCGGCGACGACCTGCTGCAGGATTTTGAGGTCCTGCGGGTCCAGGTCGGGGGGCGCGCCGCTGATGTCCATGTTGTAGGGGATGGCTTTCTCCCATTCCTCCTCGAAGCGGGAGATCTGCCCGGCGATGAGCGGGGCTGAATGGATCATCAGCATGGGCAACTGGCCCCGCTCCTCGGCGGGAGTCAAGGCGACAGCGTTGTCAACGATGAGCAGCTTTGTGGGCAGCCGGTCGGTAAACCGCACCTCGCCCCCGCCCCAGCGCAGTGTGGCGCGCAGGCCGTCCATGACTTCTGGATTGGACATGACCTCTCGCTCGTACACCACGCGCCGGCGGCATTTGTGAGCGCTAACGGGGTCAGTGCTCTGCTCCGGCGAGTGGGCCCCGGCCATGGGGATGAACGGGGCCGTGATGAGCTGCATCCATTCCTGCCTGGCCGTCTTCTGCAGCAGGCCGAAGACGGCGGTGAGCTCTTCCCGGCTGGTCAGCTTGGATATGGGCTCGCCCGCGTTCGCGTAGTGAGGGCTGGCCTCGTACCGCTGCTCCAGGTCCTGCATGAGTTGCTTCAGCCGGTCCAAGGCGTGGGCTGCCTCGGAGACGGCCGGGGTGAGCGCGTGACGTGGGCGCCGCGCACGGGGCGGGTCGCCTATGACGAACCCGTGGCCGAGCAACCAGTCCAGGGTGTGGTCCGGGTCTGGAACGACGTCGAGCAGGTTCTCTGCTGGGGTGGGTCCGTGCTCGATCAGATATTTATACAGGCGCAGCTCATGGCTGTCGTCCGCGGTTAATGGCATGAGAGGTCCTCATGAGGGGTTGGGCAGGTTCAGGAGTCCGTTGATGAACCGCCTCTGCTGGGTTGGTTGGGGGTTCGCTTTGTTACATACCGCCTGTGCTGCTGTTGGACTCGGCGGGCTTGGTGGTGGCGGGTGCGGGGACGACGGTGATGGTGACGGTCGTGGTGGTGCTGGTCTTCGTGATCACTTTGCTGCCGTCTGGATTGGTGACCGTCTGGGTTGACGTGGTCTCGGTTGTGGTGGTGCCGGGGCTGGTCGGGGCCGGGCTGGGCGTGCTGGTCTCCGCGATGGTGGGGGTGATGGTGGGCGTGCTGATGGGACTGCTGGTCGGGGTGCTGTCGTCGGCGTAGGCGGCGGTGGCCCCGGACAGGAGTAAAGCCAGGGCAAGAGTGGCGGCGGGAAGGCGTAGACGGCTGAACAGAGGCATGACGATACTCCTAAAGACGGTTTGGTTACCTGAACCGTTCCAACTGCGGCGCGGGCCGTTAGCCTCGGCTGGCGCCGCAGAACGGTGGACAACTAGTTGTAAAGGTTCCGAACGGTATCCGTCTAGAGAAGATCATGAGAAAGTCATGGCCGAAACGTGTCATGGCCGATGTCGGCCATGTGGGCGCATGTCTTCGCAGCGGTGCGCGAAGTGCCTGTTGGCGGCCTACGACGCGTACCCCATCGCCTTGGTTGACAGATGAATTATCTAAATTAGCCGAGCTTTCGGTGTCCGGAATATAACGACGCCGGTGGCCGGAATCTCACGGCGCTTGGTGCCGCATGATGTCCATCTGCTTGTCGTGCAAGTCGAGCAGTGCGTCCACCTGCCGCAGGAGCACTTCGATCATCTGGGTCTGCGTTTCCTCGCTGAAGGGCAGTTCCCGGATCCGGGCGATGGCGGCCTCGACTCGCTCGACCGTCCGTGCGGATGCGCCGCTCAGCTCAGGCGTGCGGCGCCGGTCGAGTTCCTGACTCAGAAGTTTGGCGGCTTCGTCGCGGCCGGCGGCTTGCACATCCTCTGGGGTTGCGCCGACGACGAGAGCCATGAGGACGTACTCCCGGTCGGGGATGGCCCTCTTGCCTTGCTCGTAGGCGGACCAGGAGCGGTCGCTGAACGGCCGGGCGGTAAAGGTGCCCAGCATCTCGGTGCACTTGGCGACGGTTAGGGGACCGTCGAGACCTCGGTTGGTGCGTAGCCGCTGGATGAGGGCGGCATCGGCCGGCAGGGAGGCGTCGTGCGGTGACGGCTGCGACATAGCGGCATGCTTCCTTCGGTTCTTGCGGTGATCTTCAGTTTGTGCGGCACGGCGTCACCGTATCACTTGCTGCGCGAACATGTCTGTATTTCGCGAAATAGTCGTTACCCTCAGTAGTTGTATGTCGCTTCGCGAATTTCGCGAAATCACTTGCTTTTCGCGAACAACCGAGTAGTGTCAGTTCTGACATCCGATGATCTTCGGAACGGAGATCACAAAACACTCGGGAGGTGCCAATGACCAGCACAAACACGGCAACGACGCCGGAGCAGATCGTCGGCGACCTCATCGACGCCGTAGTACCGGACGACGTCACCATGCTCGAAGTCAGGGATGTGGCACGCGTCCTCAACGTGACCGACCGCGCCGTCCTGTACCTCCTGCAAGACCACCGGCTCAGCTACATCCGCACGGGCAAGCGTGGATACCGCGTCCCCCGCGTCCTGCTGGCCGAGTACCTGCTGCAGAGCTTCATCCCCCGGCAGCTCACCGCTGCCGAACAGCAACTTGCCGAAACGCAGCAGGCCATCCAGGAAGCGACGGACAGGCTGTCCGAACTCACCGCGCGCATCGCCGTGGCGGAAGCCGAGCTCGGCCTGACCGACGCGTCCCCTCCACGTGGACGGTCCACCCAAACCGTCCCGTAACCAACCCACCAGCACAAACAGGAGATCCAACGTCCATGACCTCTGATGCAAGCAACAGCGCTAGCGTCAATGAGCGGCCGACCCTGCCGTTCGACCGGAAGTACGCCGTCGTGGCCATGCACGCCGCCTGGCACATGACCTGCCCGCCGTTCGACGCGCTGCGCAAGCTCCTCGTCGACCTGCTCCGCGCGGACGGCTACGTGCCCGCCGACGCGGACCTGCACGCCGACAACCTGATCAACATCGCGCACGGCGTGATCGACAGCATCGACGCGGGCGAGCCCCGCAAGGTCCCGTGGCCCGGCGGCCAGCATGCGAAGCCGTACGTGAAGGCCATGTACGAGATGGAGACCAGCAAGTGAGCCGACTCGCAGCCGCCGCCGTCGAAGACCTGGCCGAGGCCGAGGACGCCAACGACTGGGACCAGGCCGCAGAGCAGGTGTTCCCCGACCTCTACCCCTGCCCTGGGGAGGAGTGCAGGAAGACGGGCAAGCTGCAGAAGGTCAACAGGACCGGCAGGATCCGCAAGCACAAGGCGAACAAGGGCGACGTGCTGCCGTGCACCGGCTCCGGCGCTCCGATCCTGACTGCGCGCATCCCGCACCGCAGCAAGTCCGGCTTCTACAAGGACCCCGAGTCCGGGGTGCTGCTGCGGTCGGTGACGACGATCCTCAACCAGGGGTCGGCGCACGAGGGGCTGGTCTACTGGGCGGCCAAGGTCACCGCCGAGACCGCGATGGACAACGCGTTCGCGATGCTCGACGCCGCCCGCACCGAGGAAGGCCGGGCCGAGTTCATCAAGTGGCTCAAGCAGGAGCCGAACCGCCGTCGTGACGAGCGGGCCGACGTCGGCTCGGCGGTGCACAAACTCGTGGAGTGCAAGATCCTCGGGGAGCCCGCCCCGGTGCGACTGATGGCCAACGAGGATCTCAAGCCGTACATCGAGCACTTCAACCGGTGGGTCGCCGAGTGGGAGATCGACTTCGAGGCGTCGGAGATGGTCGTCGCCCACTACGACGACAAGTACGCCGGGACGCTCGACTACCTGTTCCGGTCCCGGCCGCTCGCCCGCAAGCTCGGCGTCCCCGCCGACACCATCTTCCCGGGCGACACCAAGACGGGCGGCACTCTCAACGGGACCACGTACGACGGCAGCGTGCACGGCGTCTACCCGGAGGCCGGCCTGCAGATGTCCGCCTACCGCAAGGCGCCGTGGGGGTGGGAACGCGACGGTGAGCGTATCGAGCTGCCGCCCCGGCACGACGTGGGCGTGATCTTGCACCTGCGCCCGGAGGGCTACAACCTCTACCCCGCTCGCTGCGGCGACGACATGTACGAGATCTTCCAGACCATCCGCCGCGTCGCCGAGTTCCACACCGGCTTGTCCAAGAGCGTCATCGGTGAGCCGCTGACCCTCGACGACGACGGCACTGAGGACCCCCAGACCACGGAGGAGGCAGCCTGATGGGCGGGCGCATCATCGACCGGCAGCACCGGCTCCGCACGATCGGCCGGATCCGGCTCGGCACGTTCGAGGGCAGGCCGAAGGCGTCGGAGTTCTTCATCCCCACCTCGGAGTTCGAGCACTTCATCCGGCAGATGGCCGACATCTACGGCGGCAAGGTCGAGCAGTGGAAGCCGCAGGGCGACGGCGGCATGCAGTGGCGGCTCATGAACGAGGACCTGACCTCCATCGAGGCGATCATCCCGCCCGGCCGTGACCCGCTCGACCAGGCGTACGAGAAGTGGTCGCGCGGTGGCAAGCAGGCCCGCTGCAACGGTGAAACCGTCGAGAACCTGGGCGGCCGTCCCTGCGTCTGCAAGGCGCAGTGGGGGCCACGCTTCTGGGAGCAGGCGCCGCCGCAGCAGGCATGCAAGCTGCACACCCGCCTCAACATCTGGATCCCGGAGATCCAGGACATCGGGGTGTGGCTGCTGGAGACCAAGGGCGCGAACGCCGGAGCCGAGTTGCCCGGCTTCGTCGACATGATCCAGGGCATGTTCGGCACCAAGGTCGCCGTCCCGATCAGCCTGTGGCTCGTGCCCCGCACCGGCCGAGAAAAGGGCAAGCTCAAGCACTACACCAAGGTCGAGATCGCGATCCGGGGCATGAACGCCATGCAGGCGGCCTCCCGCATCATGGCCGCCGCGCCCGAACACGCCGAGCTCAGCGCCGGATCGTCGGAGGACCGGCTGGCGATCGAGTCGGGCAAGCCCGAGCAGACCGACTACATCGCGATGATCGGCGCCGCGCAGACCCGCGACACGGTGATCGAAGTGTGGCGGCAGGCCAAGGCTGACCGCGACGCGTGGATGACCAGCGGCGAGCAGATCGAGGCGGAAGCGGCCAGGCGGGTCAAGGAGATCGAGCGACTGGCCGAGCTATGGAAGGAAGTCGTCACCGCCTGGGACGGCGGCGAGATGGACGCGCTGCACAGCGCGTTCACGGACTTTTCCCGCGGCCGCCGCATCGAGGAAGCGACAGTTGCGGAGCTGAAGGCGTTCCTCGTACACATCCAGCCCAACGAGCGCCCGGCCACCGAGGAGGCCCCGCCGGTGCAGGCGCCCGCCGGCCGCAGCACGGAAGACGTCGCAGTGCCGCCGGATGACGAGATCGAGGACGCTGACGTGGTCGACGCCGAGGTGGTCGACGACCAGCCGGTGGCGAAGGAACGCCTCACCCGCCTCAACATCATGATCGGTGAGCGCGGCATTACCCCGCACACCGGCAAGGGCAGCACCGCGGCGAACAAGGCAGCCAAGGCGGCGTTCCTGAACGACACCGTCAAGCGGCTGGACGGCCCGCCCATCGAGTCGACCGCGGACCTCACCGAGAGCGAAGCCGACCTGGTGATGGCGCGCCTCAAGAGCATGCCGATCACCCACCCGACCAAGCCCAAGCAGGCCACCCGCCAACAGGCCGCCGACCAGCAGGACCCGGCCGCGCGCCGCGCCTACATGCTGAACCTGTTCGGCCAGCTCGGCATCAAGGACCGGGAAGACGTCCTGCGGGACATCAGCATCATCACCGGCTCCAACGTGGACACGGCCGCTCCGCCGACCCCGCAGCAGGTCCAGGACTCCATCGACGTCCTAGAGTCCGCCAGCGGCGACGTCGCCACCTACGACGCGATGATCGCGCAGATCCAGGAAGCCCGCGCTCAGCAGGCCACGAACTGACTCCCTTCACCCCGGCCCGCACCCAGGGCCGGGGACCCAACCCCTAAGGAGAACCGACTCATGCGACCCCTCTACGTGGAGTCCGAAAACCTCAGCACCGACCGCATCGGTTACATGCGGCACGAGCACGAGGCGGCGCTGTCGATCGGCGCGTACCGGCTGCCCACGAGCACCAACGACCTGGGCGCGCTCAAGGAGAACGCCATCCTCTACCGGAAGATCGCGGAGGCCGCCGAGCACGCCTACCGCGACGTGAGCGCTCGGGCCACGTTCCTGGAGAACCAGGAGGAGCAGCGCAGGCTGGCCGCCGCTCACACCCACGCCGCCGCCGCGCGGCCCGCCCCGGCCCCGGCCGCACCGTGCATGTGCGGCGAGCCGGCCGCGCCGAACACCATGCACCGCGCCGAAGCACCCTGCTACCGGGCCGACAGTCCCCCCTGCCCGACCTGCCAGGGGAAAGGCTGCCCCAGCTGCGCGAACTCCGGTCTCGCCATCGTCAACCCCCCGCAGCACCCCGCCGGGACGACCAATGCCCTGCGGCTCGTCCACGACGACACCCGGGCACCCATGCCGAGCACGGCCGCGTTCAACCCGCCCGCCAGGCCCCCGGCGACCCCGGCGGCACCGGCCGGTCCCGGCCACTGACCCCCCAGCACAACCACGATCACGAAAAGGACAGGACATGAGCGAAAACCGCAACCTCGCCGACATCGCCGCCATCGTCGCTGACGCGACGGACCTCGAGGTGAAGGTCGCGAAGAAGGCCGTCAAGGCGACGATCTTCGCGATCCAGCAGGAGGTGGCCAAGGGCAACAAGGTGGCGTTCGTCAACTTCGGCAAGTTCGAGCTGGTCCACTCCGAGGCCCGCACGGCGCGGAACCCCAACACCGGAGCCGAGGTGAACGTGCCGGAGAAGTGGAGGCCGAAGTTCTTCGCCGGGCAGGGCTTCCTCGGCCTGGTCCAGCAGACGCAGACGGAGATGAAGGGCTGATGCAGTACCGCATGTTCCGAGGGTGGGGCGGGCTGCGCGTCTACGCAGCCTGGCACCCTGAGCGGGGCACGTTCACCGCGTACGCCCGCGACACCCACGACACGGTCGTGTGGCAGGTCGGCCAGGTCGACGTCGAACTGCCCACGATTACCGCCCTGCAGCAGGCGATCGAGCCACGCCGGGCGTACCTCACCGTCGAGGTGGTGGCTGCTCTCCTGGGTGACCAGGAGGGCGGCCCTGCCGCTCTGGCCGCCAGCGGCAGGGTGGGAGTTGCGCAGTGACCGGAGTCCCCGACGTGGCGTTCATCGTCGGAGGCGTGATCGCCGTCCTCGGCGGGCTCATCGTGGCCAGCTATCTGTCCAGCTCGCCCCGCCACCACCGGTGCCGGTGGTCGCCGGTGGCCGTGTCCAACGTGAGGTCGGCGCCGTTCACACCAGAGGAGACAGCCGTGCTCAAGCGGTGCGCCCGCTGCGGCGACCTGCAGTCGACGACGTTGGTCGGCTCGTGGACGTTCGCCCAGGTGATCGGGCTCGACGCCGAAGCGGGGGCCGCGGCCGGCATCGCCGCCGAGGACACCGCCCAGTGAGAAAGCCGCTGCTCTTCCTCATCGTCGGCGTGCTGCTCGGCATCACGGCCTTCGCCATCCTCGTCTGGATCCTGTCCAGCGCCGACGATCGCGCTGTCCAGCGGAGCACCCCACCGCCCGAATACCTGCAGGCCAGCGCCCAGTAAGGGCGGTGAGAGGGTGCGCTGATCACGGCGGGGGCCTGATCAGCGCACCCTCACCACGTGTAAGGAGATTGGAGAAGTTGTGAGAGAGCGTCTGATCGTGGCCTCGTGGTCGGCCCTCGCGGTCACCTTGTGGGTCATGGCGTATGTGTGGCCGCTCGTCGCTTACGTGCTCATCCCCTTCGGCGCGGTCGCCATGGCGTTCGTCGTGCTGTTCCTCGGCGAGGGCGTCATCCGGGAGGTGCGCGGCACCATCCGCATGCGCCTGTACGAGCGGCGGCGGGCGGAATGGCTCGCGCGGCGTAAGCGGCAGGAAGCGAGCGGCGAGTGACAACTCTCCTCACGGCGATCGGGGCCGTGCCGGCCTGGCACCGGGACGCCGCGTGCGGCTACCTCGGGAAGCTGTTCGCGTCCAAGAAGCCCCGCGACGTCGACGCGCAGCGGAGGGTGTGCGCGGGCTGCCCCGCGCTGAGCAACTGCCGCGCGGACGCGCTGGCGAAACCAAAGCACAAGCTGCCTGACCTCGTCATGGCCGGGCGGACGCGGGCCGAACACCTCGACAGCCGCACGACCAACGCGCGCCGCGCATGCACGAAATGCGACGAGAAGAAGCCGCTGACCGACTTCAACCTCAGGACGGGCGGCAAGCACGGCCGAAGGTCGATCTGCAAGAAGTGCGAGAACGCGCGGCAGCGGGCCGCCTACCAGGCCAAGAAGACGCAGACCAACACGGAAGGAACGACCGCATGAGTGGCTCTCTGGAGCACCCCACCCCGTACAGCAACCGCAAGAAGAAGAAGCCCCGCAAGATCGACGGGAAGCGGGTCGTCCGGCTCAAGAAGAAGACGCAGCAGCTGCCCCGGCACCGGATCGTTGTCAGCGACGGCGTCGTGGCCGTTGTGGAGGGCTACGGCGTCACGGAGGCGGACCTGGCCAGCGCCCGTGCGATGGTGCTCGGCATCCCCGTGGCGTCCACAGGGGGTTTGTGATGAAGGCTGGTGACTTCCTGGCCAACGCCGCAGTGCGGGCCGCCATCACTCGGGAGGTCCTGGCGGAGCGGATGCGCCAGCACCGCAAGTACGGCCAGCAGCAGCACCGCGACCACGCCACCTACGAGGCGGTCGAGTTCGAGTACCCCGCGAAGCTCGCCAGCATCGAGCGGTACATCAACGCCGACCCAGACAAGAAGACGTGGCAGTCGATCCTGCTGGAGCAGGTATACGGGGCGATGGCCGCCGACGAGCTGCCCGGCCAGCGTCAGCGCCTCGTCCAGGCCGCCGCGGTCATCCTGGCGTGGATCGAGGACATCGACACCAGGCCCGCGCCGGGGGGCAGTGTCGATGGCAGTTGACCAGACCCGCCGTGTGAAGGCGGCGTCCAGCCAGCGGAAGGCGTACCGTCTCGGCATCAAGAGGCGGGTGAATGCGTCCCGCGCCCGCCAGTACCTGCAGCTCCTTCGCCGCACCATGAGCATTCAGGACATCGCGGAGGCCGCGGACATGGCGTACACGGCCATCTGGGCGATCCTGCACGACCGGGAGACCGTCTTGCCGGCCACCGAGCGGAAGATCCTCGCGGTGACCCCCATCAACGGGGCCGTCCTGCTGGACTCGATCGGGGCGCGGCGGCGCGTCCAGGCGCTCGCCACGAAGGGCTGGACGGTCAAGGAAATCGGCCGCCAGGTGGCGAAGCGCCGAGGAGACGCCTGGGCCAACATCACCCGAGTCCTGCAAAGCCAACGGCTGACGGCGAGCCTCGCTCACGAGATCCACGCCGTCTACACGGACCTGTGCCAGCAGGTCCCGCCCGCCGACGTTCACGCCACACAGGCCAAGGCACGGGCTCAGCGCAACGGGTGGGCACCGCCGGCGGCGTGGGAGGCCGTCGACATCGACGACCCGGACGCCCAGCCGGACTGGGCGGCGGTTCGGTGCGAGTCCGAGTGTGGCCGGGCGGTGAAGCCGGGCCATCTCCGCTGTCCGGCGTGCCTGAAGCGGCTGAAGGCGCTCGGCACGTTGGACGGTTACAGCCCGCTCAGGAACGGGCGGGCGCTCGCGGAGGACGCCTGGTTCATCTCCAAGAACGAGGGGCTGTCACTCGGCAATGAGCAGCAGGCGGCGATGGTCGCGGAACGTCTCGGCGTGACCCTCGCAGCGCTGCAGGCGAGCCTCGTACGGCACGGCACGATGAAGATGCAAGCAGAACGGCTAGCGAAAGAAGAGACGCAGTGAAGGGGAGAAAGCAGGCGCTCAGGCCGATCGACGCCGACCGGCACTTCGGTTACTGCAAGGAGTGCGGCAGGGTCCGGTACGCGTCGAAGCGGATGGCGAAGGTCGCGGCCCGGCAGATCCACCCGGGCAAGAATCTGCGGGCGTTCCCGTGCGGCGACTACTGGCACTACGGCCCGCTCACCGTGGCGAAGAAGAGCCGGGGCTTTCAGGGTATGCGGGCGACCCTGGTCATCGTCGACGAGTGCACGCGCCTGCCGGGAGAGGCGTCATGACGTCGACCATGACGCTGACCGACTGGCGAGGCGTCCCGTACACGATCGGCACGCTGATCGTCTATCCGCGCGGGTCGGGCGGCGCCATAGAGGTCCAGGAGGGCGAGGTCCTCGACATCTGGGAGGCGGTCTACGACACCGACGTGTTCCGGTGGGTGCGGTACGAGCCGAACAACACCGACCACGATGGGCTGGAGCGCGTCACCAGGGTCAAGGTGCAGCCGACCGGCCGCTGCTCCCGCGAGCCCATCCGCCACCAGCAACTGCACTACGGCGAGCAGGGCCACATCGTCTTCGACGAGAACGGGCGGCCCGTGCTCGTCCCGGCCAAGGCCAAGCCCGTCGTGCTGCTCATCACCGAGAACATCACCGTCGCCACCCCCGATTGCCAGTGCTGTACGCCTGGCCAGCACGAAGGAGCCGACCCGGCATGATCCCGACGTACGGAATCGACTTCGACGGCGTCATCCACCGCTACGGCAAGGGGTGGTTCGACGGCACGATCTACGACGAGCCGATGCCCGGCGCGTTCGACGGGCTGCACCTGCTGATGCAGCACGGCGCGGTGTTCATCCACACCAGCCGTGACCCCCTTCAGGTGGGGCTGTGGCTGGGCGAGCGCGGCGGCTTCTCCTGGACCGCGACGGTCGGGAACGACAAGTTCTGGACGACCAAGGGCCTGCTGCTCATCACCAGCCGGAAGTACCCAGCGAAGGCGTACCTCGACGACCGGGCCGTCAAGTTCACGTCGTGGGAGCTCGCGCTCGCCGAGCTGCTGCCGCCAGAGCCGCGGCCGGCTGCGGCCGACGCCGCCACGGCGTCCGGACCCGGTGCTGGCCTGGTCACGGTCCCGGTGGAGGACCTGCGCACGATCATGCAGCTTGCGCGGTGCCCCGCTGACGGCTTCTTCACCGCTGAGGACCTGGCCGTCATCGAGCGGCTGCACGCCCATCTCCGGAGCGCGACGCCGGGGAAGGGCGGGGTCCGATGACCGCCGGGGGGCGGCCGTGCGCTGCTGTGAAGGAGATCGACCTGGGCCTGTCGTGCGGCGCGCCCAGCATCGCGAAGGTCGTGGCGCGGTGCGCGCACGGGCACGACCGCGAGGGCTGGACGTGCGACCGGCACCTGCAGCAGATGCGCGCCGGGCTCACGTTCTGCTACTCGTGCTTCATCGCCGCGCATGCCTGCCGCGTGTTCGTGGCCGAGCACGAGGCGGTGGACGCCGATGCGTAGGGGTTACAGCAGCGACGGCGACGGGTGTGGCGTCGCGATCGGCGCGGTCGCGGTGCTGTCCGTCGCCGTCGCCATTGTGGCCTTCGGCGGCGGCGAGGACGACGCGGAGGAGGTCGTCGCCGACTGCGTGATCGCCACCCAGCAGGCGGACGGCACCTACCAGGTGGTGGACGACCGGTACTGCGACGGCGGCTCCCACGCCGCCTACTACCACTGGCTATACGGCTCCTCCACCACCGGCCGCACCGGGTACGTGCGCGGAGGCACCACGACCAAGCCCGCGAACGCGCAGATCACCACCCGCACCGGCAAGGTGATCTCACGCGGCGGTTTCGGCGGCCGCGGGACGGGGGGCGGCTGATGGTGTCGTCCCCGAGGGCAAGGGTCAGCGTCGACCAGCGGCAGCACATGGCCCGCACCCTCCACGCCACCCTGCAGAGCAGCGGAGTGTCGCCGGAGCAGGCCCGGCGCGCCGTGTACAGCTTCTTCTTCACGGACGTGTCGGCCTGGTGCGAACCGGACTGGTTCACCCTCGGCTACACCGGGTGGAGGCACGCGTCCCGGGAGAAGGTGCAGGCCGACCTGACGCAGCTGCGCGCCAAGGTCGGCCCGATGCGGTTGATCGTCGGCTTCGACCCGGAGAAACGCATCCCGGGCGGCGGCGACATGGCGGCCTACGACTGGGCGATGGCAGCGCCGGGCGTGGTGGTGGAGTGCCTGCCCGCGCCGTGGGGCGTCCCCGAGCTGGACAAGTCCGCAGGGCCGTACCGGAACGGCGCGATCGTGGAGCGGACCCTGGCTGCGGTTGGCGGGAAAGCGCTGCTGGCACATCTGCATCCGGCGTCGCGCGGCGCGGCCGGCACCGCGGCGTACGCCACGTTCCGGGGCCTGAAGGTGATCGAGAAGTTGGCGGTGATGCCGCGAGAGGAGGGGCGGCGGTGAGCGATGACCCGTTCGAGCTGGCGTGCGTCATCGTCGATGAGGGCGGTGGCGACGAGCCGTGCGGCCGGGACACCGTGATGGTGCTGTTCATGGGGTGCGTCCACGAGCACATGGGCAACACCCCGGTGTGCCAGTTCCATGTGCAGTGCGCGGCGGACGGGGAGCTGCTGTGCCCGGACTGCTACGAGCTGGCCGGGGAGCGGCAGCACTCATGCCGCCTCGACGTCCTGGCTGAGGTGACGAGCTCGGGGGAGATCCGTGTTCTCCAAGGCTGATGTCCGCCGCTGCAGGGGGTTCGGCGTCAAGCCGTCGTGCGGGCAGCTGGTCCGGTGGACGAGGACAGAGGCGGGCGCGCCGTTCCCCGTGAACCTCGCCCCGGACCCGAAGGGCAACACGGCGGTGTGGCGCGACGTGGCCGGTGTGCTGCGGTCGCGTCGCGTCACCAAGGAGAGGCCTCTCGCGCCGTGGGAGAAGCTGATGATGCCGCACGTCGCGACGTGCACGCCGCCACCTCGGAGACCACCGCCGCGGCCGCCGCGCCCCCCGAAGGCGAGGCCGGCGGCGGGCGAGACGTTCTACCAGGTGCTCGGCGTGGAGCGGGGCGCGAGCGACGACGACATCAAGCGGGCGTACCGGCGGCTGGCCCGGCAGCTGCACCCGGACGTCAACCCGGACCCGGGCGCGGCCGAGCGGTTCAAGCGGGTGACGGAGGCGTACGACGTGCTGTCGAACCCGAGCAAGCGGAAGACGTACGACCTGACCGGCCGGGCGCCGCGCCCTGGCCGGCGGTGACGTGTTGGGAGGAAAGCTGATGGCAGATGGTAGAGGCCAGCAAAAGGGCTGGCGTTACGGTGTGGGTGCCGTGAGCGGCCGGTGTGACCTGATATGACCGCCCTTCCCTCAAGGACGATGATGCACGACAGGGGGAGTGGTGGCCGAAAGCCTGGTCGGGGAGGTGTGTGCCTGGCTCGACACGCCTGCAGCGCAGGGGATGACGACAGCGGAGCGGCTGACGCTCCTCATCATCGCCGAGCGCAGCAACAAGAAGACCCGGCAGATGTGGGCGTATAAGGGCGACGGGAAGACGTTGACGGATGTCATCGCGGCCCGGGTCGGCGTCGAGGCGGACAGCCTGACGAAGGTGTTCCGGCGTCTCGCCGCGCGGGGCCTGGAGGTGCGGGTCCCGATCGGCGTCAACGGCAAGGGCCAGCCGGTGTTCGCGGTTCGTGGGCGCGCCAGCGACTACGTGCTGCCGGAACTGCCGGCGTCGGTCGAGCTGCCGCCCCCACGGCGGCCTAAGCCCGGATCACCGTCCGGGCAATGACGAGGCGGGGAGCCTGTGGATAACTCGTCCACGGGCCCCCCGAAACCGACAGAAAGCCCGGACCACCGTCCGGGCAATCGCGGACGAGAATCCGGGCAATCGGCCGAAATGCCCGGACGAGCGTCCGGGCCCATCCCTATAGAAGCTCCCTATCTATCCCTATAGACACACTCCTCGCCGTACGGGGCTAAGGAGGAAGAGGAAAGATCAGCCGCCCGAAGAAGAAGATCACGCATCACTCACGCAAGCACGAAGGACCCACCCATGACCCGCACTCGACACGACGACAAACCCACCCTCCGCCACGCCTACGGCCCCCTCGCCGCACTCCTCACCGAAATGCGCGCCGACTGGGACCTCGACCAAGTCCTCCGCGAACTCACCAGCTGCCCCTGGAACCCCCACCTCGTCCTCCAAGCCTTCCTCGCCGCACGAGACGACCCCAACGACCGCCTCCGCGTCCGCGACGCCGTCCTCCCCATCCGCTCCCAACAACAGCGACTCACCCCCGAACAGCACGCCGCCCACCGCGCCCACGCAGAACGCATCATCAACCGACGCCACGGAGGCAACGCATGAGCATCCACACAATCGTCCTCAGCTGCGACAACTGCGCCGTCCTCTGCGGCATCACCGCGCCCACCAGCATCAACGACGCCCGAGGAACAGCATCCGCAGCCTTCGGATGGACCAAAACCGGAAACACCGACCACTGCCAGACCTGCAGCAGCCAACACGCCCCCGGCACCCCCTCCTCGTCGCTGATGGGTTTCAACCACGACGCCACGGACACGCACGGACCCACCCAGGACCCCCCTAGAACGCGCTCAGACGCAAGCTGAAGCGCTCGCATGACGGACTGGTCCCATTACGCACGGAACATGATCAAAAACGCTCCACGGGCAAACCAGCGCCACACAAGGACAAACGGACACACAAGCCAAAAGAAGGACACCAAAAGAAGAAGCGATAGCCAGGCCACAACGTCGGACCTGCGAAAACTCCCGGAAAAAGCACCGACAGGGGTTGTCTCGAAAACGCAACAACCCATAGGGTTGGGGCATGAGATACACGAGAGCGCACGGGAGATCAGCGGGGGCAGCCGCCGCCGCCCTCGCGTGCGCATGCCTGCTCACGCCACCCCTGGCATGGGGGTCCGCCATGTCCCCGGCGGAGCCGCCCCCCACGGTGACGGCGGAGCCCCCGGTGACGGTCACCACCACGGCGACCGTTACCGTGACCGCCCCCGGCCCCACCACCACGGCCCCGGGTCCCACCACGACGGTGACGGCCCCGGGACCCACCACCACGGTGACCGCCCCCGGTCCCACCACTACCCGGACGGTCACCACGACCGCCCCCGCACCCCCCACGCCACCGACACCCCCGACGCCCCCGGCCCCCACGGTGTTCGTGACCACGGGACCCCTGCCCACCTTGCAGGGACCCGCCACGGGGGGAATCCCCACCACGCCCGCCACGTCCGGGGAGGACCTGCACATGCCCATGGCGGCATGCGCGACCCCGCCGGTACCCAACGTGGCGTGCGTCCCCGCACCGCCCGTGCCGACCGTCACCTTGACCGCCGCCCCGGCGGCCATGGACGGACCCATGGGCGTTGCCCTCTCTGCCCTCGGCGTCGTCGCCGTAGGGTCCGCCGGTACGGCTGTCTGGCTCTACCGTCGTTCACGCAAGCAAAACCGCTCGCGTAAGGTCCCAACCAACCCGCAGGAGAACTGATCATGTCGGAGAACACGACCGCCGCCGCCTCTGAGGTCAAGCTGACTGAGGAGCAGGCCACCATCCTTCTGCCCGTGTTCGCGTGGCTGACCCGCGCCGAGACCCCCAAGGGGGGCAGCGCTCGCGGAACCGCGTCGTTCTGGTCGTTCGTCGGGGGCATGCGCCCGAGCATCGCGACCCTGGTCGCGCTCCACCAGATGGAGCAGCTTGCCGGGGACACCCTGGTCGGGGAAGACCTGATCGACGTTCCCGACGTCGAGAACTACCCGGCGATGTTCGTCTACACGAAGGGGTCGGGGAAGACCGCGAAGCGACTCACGACCCGTCGTGAGTACGGGATGTTCCTGCTCCACGTGGACGCGGAACACCCTCTCGCTAAGCCCGCCGGTGTCAGCGTCTCGGACCTCACGAAGTGGATCAAGGACGTCATGCCCGACGCCATGGACCGGATCAAGGCCCAGCGTGAAGCGGCCCGCAAGGCGGCGGAGCGTCGCGCGGCGGCGGAGAACCTGGAGAACACCATCGCGAACCTTCGGGCCGCTATCGAGGTCGCGGAGAAGAACGGCATGGACGTGACCGCCCAGCGCGCCATGCTCGCGGCCTTCGAGGAGCAGGCCCAGCAGTAGCACCACAGCCGGGCCGCGTACCCGCGCGGCCCGGCTTCCCTCCCAACCAACCCACAGCCGGGAAGGCAACCCATGTACAACACGACCCCCACGAACGCCCTGATCGACGAGACGGCCGAGCTGTACGCGCTTGCCATGGCAGAGCTCCACATCATCGGTCGCGTCATCCTGTCCACGTCCGGCGAACCCCGGCGGACCGTGTTCCTGATGGATGACCACTGCGAAGCCGTCCACAAGGCCGCGATCTTCTGGCACGAGGGCATTGCCGCGCCTCTGGCCGACGCCCACAACGCCGCGCATGACCTGATGGGCATCACGCTTGCCCGTAAGCAGGTCAACGCCCCGGCGAACAGTCCTCACGAGGTCGCGGTTCGCCAGGAGATCAAGCGGCTTCGCCTCACGATGGCGGAGAGCGAAGCCGCGATCCGTCGCGAGATGGCGCAGGTTCTCAGGAACCCGACCAGGTACATCTAGCGATCAGCGTGTCTCCGCGCCCCACGTGCTTCCGCGCGTGGGGCGCTTTCGCGTTCACCGGCCGACCGGCGCGCGCGACCCCCCCACCCCCCCGCCGGCCGCTGGGGGGCGGGTGCGGTTGGTGGTTCACGTCCAGGGAGATGGTGTGCGGGTGATCTAGCCCATGCTGTGGTGTGGGAGAGATCCATGTGACAAGAGACGGCCACTCCGTAATCCTTCGATTCGCTCATATCAACACGAAGGGGACGAAGTGGCCGTCAATGACATTGTGCCCGCTGCCGGGGAGTACTTGGAAGACACCCTCGCCGCGGCGAGCCCGGACCTGCTCCGGACGATGATCCGCGAGTTCGCCCAGCGGATGATGGACGCCGAGGTCGAGCAGCTGTGCGGCGCCGGCTACGGCGAGGTGTCCAGCGAGCGGGTCAACACCCGCAACGGCTACCGCGCCCGGCCGTGGGACACCCGCGCCGGAAGCATCGAGCTGGCCGTGCCCCGGCTGCGGCAAGGCTCCTACTTCCCGGACTTCCTGCTGGACAAGCGACGCCGGGCCGAGCGGGCGCTGACCAGTGTGGTGGCGACCAGCTACCTGCTCGGGGTGTCGACGCGGCGGGTGGAGAAGCTGGCCGAGGCGATGGGCATCACCTCGCTGTCGAAGTCGCAGGTCTCGGCGATGGCCGCCGAACTCGACGCGATGGTCGAGCAGTTCCGGTCCCGGCCGTTGGACGCCGGCCCGTACACGTTCGTCTGGATCGACGCGCTGACCCAGAAGGTCCGTGAGGGCGGCCGGACGGTGAGCGTGCATGCCCTGGTCGCCACCGGCGTCAACGCCGACGGGCAGCGGGAGATTCTCGGCCTGGACGTCGTCTCCAGTGAAGATGGCGCGGGCTGGCTGGCGTTTCTGCGCAGCCTGGTCGCGCGCGGCCTGTCCGGCGTGCTGATGGTGACCTCCGACTGTCATGCCGGGCTGCGTGACGCGATCGCCTCCACCTTGCCGGGCGCGTCCTGGCAGAGATGTCGGACGCACTACGCGCGGAATTTGATCACGCGCGTTCCGAAGTCGGCCCAGCCGTGGGTGGCCACCATGCTGCGCACCGTTTTCGAGCAGCCCGACGCCGAGTCGGTCTACGCCCAGCATCGTCATGTCGTGCAGGCGCTGGAGGCCAAGTACCCCAAGGCGGCCGAGCATCTGGACGAGGCCCGCGACGACATTCTGGCCTTCGCCGCCTTCCCCAAGGCCGTCTGGCGTCAGACATGGAGCAACAACCCCCAGGAGCGCCTGAACAAGGAGATCCGCAGGCGGACCGACGTGGTCGGCATCTTCCCCAACCGCGACTCGATCATCCGCCTCGTCGGCGCAGTGCTGGCCGAGCAGAACGACGAGTGGACCGAGCAGCGCCGCTATATGGGGCTGGAGGTCCTCGCCGAGTGCCGCAAGAACACCGCATCACCCGATCTCGAAAACAAGACAAACGATGCTAAAGTGACTACTGAGGCGATAGCTTCCTAATAGTCACCGATTACGGGTGACCTTCTCAAACACCACTTCCCTGGGCGCGGCCGGTTGGTGTCGGTGTGTTGTGCTGGCCTGGTCTGTCTGTCTGCCTGCCTTGGCTCTGCTGGTGTGTGGTGCATGCTGGTTGGTGTGTGGGTGTCGTTTGAGGTGGCTGCTGGTCGTGTGGGTGTGGATCGGTCGACGGTGGGCCGGTGGGTGTCGTCGGGGCGTCTCCGGTGTCTGGTGGTTGACGCGTCGACGGGGTTGCCGCGGCCGCGCCGGCGTGGGGAGGCGGGGGGCCTGGTGGAGCTGCGGGAGTTGTTGGAGGTGGAGTTGGAGCGTCGTCGTTCCCGTGGCAGGCCGGGGCCGAGGTTGCGAGGATTGGGGGGTGGAGATGCAGGGTGAGTTGACGGTGGAGCAGGCGGCGGACGTGTTGAACGTGTCGCCGGAGTTCGTGGTCCGGCTGTTGGATGAGGGGGCGATCCCTTCCCACGGTGTTGGCGAGGATCGGCGGGTCGCGGCCGAGGATGTGGAGGAGTTCCGGCGCGCCGATGATGAGCGTCGGCGCGCGGCTGCGGATGAGTTGGGGCGGCTGGGCCAGGAGTTGGACACCTGATTGCGCGAGGTGGGAACGTCGGCGGGTCTTCGCCAGCGGCAGCGAGGCTTGTGCGCCCCGCAGCGGACTTGTTGCGGGTTCGCCCTGTGGAGCGCGATCTAACCGCGCAACGAGGCGCGCCTGTGTGATGATGCGGATACCAGCTCAGCGCAAGGCCGCCGACTTGGTGGCTGGAGGAGGTGGACCGTGGAAGTTCTAGCGCTTCTGGTGTTGATCGGTCTGGTCATCTGGGCGTTGGACGGCTCGGGCAGTGGTTCCGGCAGTGGTTCCGGCAGTAGATCGGTCGGCAGCACTCGCAGCGCCAACAGGTACGCGAGGCGGGTCCAACGGAAGCGCGACCGGGAGCTTGACAACCTTGTGAGGAAGTACCGCGAGTCCGAGGGTGGCGCCGGGTATGGCGGGGGCCGGGGTGATGGAGGCTTCGGTGGAGATGGGGGCGACGGCGGCGACTGACCGCTCTTCACCAGCTCAACAGGTTTCCGATGGAAGTATGGGCCGGTAACGATCTGTTGCTGGCCTGCGATTCCCTGTCATGCCGGGTTTCCAGTTCGTAGCGTCTCTGGTGGATTCTCTGGCCTGGCCTGTCGCTGTGGTGGTGGCGGTTGTGGCGTTGCGTCGGCCGTTGGCCGCGGCGATGGGGCGGGCGAAGCGGGTAGAGGCCGCGGGGGTCGCACTGGAGTTGGCCGAGGTGGAGCACGCTCGGGAGAGCGTGGAGCAAGACTTGGCGCAGGCCAGCGCAGAGGGTGCATCTCTTGGGGCGGCCGAGGTGGATGAGTTGGTAGGGAAGGCCGCTGACTTGGGGTGGTATTTGGGGCGCATGATGCCAGAGCTTTCGCCTGATGTGGTGGTGGATCGGTCGGGCGACAAGCCGGTGGTGCGCTCGGAGACTGAGAAGCGGATCAGAAAATTGTTGGCACGGGACTTCGAGCCGACTCACCCACGTTGGCGGACATGGTTGTAATGCAACCTATAACTCACGATAATCCCTCTTATCGTGAGTTAAGATGATCTCTGAGAGCGCATGATCACGACACTCTGGAACTCGCCCGGTGCACCCACGCCGGGCGTCCGACCAACCCGGAACACGCAAGCGAAAGGACTAGCGGCATGTCGACCCCCGATGCCGTGCACCCCGAATCCAGCACAGTGGGTGCACTGGAACTCCATAGCGGCGGAGAGTTGGAGACCGCAGACGATGCCGCCCGCTGGGCCCGGCTCGCCGAGCTCGACCAGGCGGCAGAGGCGTTCGAACCCCGCGCCGACAACACCCTGCGCTCATACGCGTCCGACTGGCGAGTGTGGGAACGGTACGTCGCCGCGGCGGGCATACCGCTGGAGGCCGGCACACCGGGAGCCTTCCTCGGGTTCGTGATCTGGCTCGGCAAGGAGGGCAAGGCGCCGTCGACGATCCAGCGGAACCTGTACGGCGCGGCGGTGTCCCTGCGGGAACGCGGTGTCGCAGTGCACCCGGACGGCCCGAAGAAGGCGAAGAAGGCGGTCGACGCGCTGGCCCGAATGCTGGCCGAGGCGGGGGAGCAGCGGGGCCGCGGCAAGGCCCCGGCGTTGACGGTGATGCAGCTGCGCGCGATGTCGAAGGCGTTGCCGGACACGTTGAAGGGGCTGCGTGACCGGGCGATCCTCACGGTGGGGTTCGGCATGGCGGCGCGCCGGTCGGAGCTGGCGAACCTCCGTGCCCAGGACGTGGCGGTGACGGAGAAGGGTCTGCAGGTGTTCGCCCGGTACGGCAAGACCGGCGCCCGCTCGCCCGCGATCAAGAAGGGTGAGAACGAGTGGACGTGCCCCCGGCGCGCCTGGGTGGCGTGGGCGGCGGCTGCGGACCTCGACCCGGACGGGCCTGCATTCCTGCGCTTCAACCGGCACAAGATGCTGGGCCCGATCACCGCGCAGGGCATCGGGATCGCCGTCACGGCGGCGGCCGAGGCGGTGGGCTTGGACGGCGTCACCGGGCACAGCATGCGTGCCGGCCTCGCCACGGCGGCGCGGGAGGCCGGGCACGACTATCGGACGATCGCTGTCCAGGGCGGATGGGCGCCGAACTCCACCGCGCTGCACGAGTACCTGCGGATCGTGGACCAGTGGGCGGACAACGCCACGGCGGGAATCGGGATGTGAGCGCGCCCAGCTGTCACTGTTGACACTTTTCGAGGGTGGGACCAGCTGCTCAAGCTACCCCGCGCGCCATGGCGATGAGCGCAGAAGGCACAATCCTGCCACGACGGTAGCCGCACTCGCCAAGGCCGTTGTCCGGCCAGTCCTTGTGGACCAGCCGACTCCTCTAGGCCCCCTGATGCTCTGGCGGCACTGACCCGAGGGCCGTTCCGGCGCCACTCCTCGGAGCAGCCACAATCGCTCAAAGTGTGTGCGAGGGCACAACCTTCGAGTCGTTCCGCTGCTCAGCGGCAACAAGGCGGCATATATTGGCGCCCGATTCAAAGCGCGTACATCAGTAACGGCCGCCTCATTGTCGCTGGTCGAGAGCGCCCGCCATGTCCATCACAAGAATGGCGGTTAAACCACCCTAAGTAACTTGTCAAGCCTTGAAATTGCCCTGGTCAAATACGATGATCCTTCGTGGCCATGCCTCGTCAAGCGGAAGGATTCTTGTGATTAGACGGACACGTTCTGTGTTCAGGATCGTGTTAGCCGCGATCGCCTCGTCCATCATTCTGGCGGGATTACCGGCGACTGCGGCTCAAGCCCTACCTCCCGATGCCGATGAGATCGCACAGAGAATCCGGCAGGGCAACGCTTCGATCCGCCAAGACACCAGCGCCGGAAAGAAGGCCAGTTCCAAGCGCAAGGTAAGGTATCTGCAATCGTGCGATGAACTGCGCAAACAGCGTAAAAACTCATCGACGCGAAGCAAGAAAAAGGTCGCATGCAGTACTGGCCCGAAGATGAGGACAGCAGCCGCCAATCCCGAGGGGGGTGTACCGCCCGGTGTTCCTGACTGGTGCAAGGACGCCGGCCTAGGGTGGTATGCGGCCACCCGCTTCAACCAGTGCACTTGGCGAACTGAAGGCATCGAGTGGTGGGCTGGCGACTTCGTCGTCGGAGGCATCGACTTCACCCTTTACAACGACATCGTAACCGTCTGGAATGAGGGGGCGTTCATCTTCGGTGATCACGTCTGGGCCTACAACGAATGGGGGGAATGGGAGCCGGATATGCTCCTTGCCTCCGTCGCGGTCTGCTCAGCCAACTGCACCATCATAGCTGCGCCACCCAACAAGGACCTTCAGCTGCGTACCTGGATACAATTCAACACCGTAATGCGGTCCACCGTTGCCGCTAATGCTGTCGAGACACTGGATCCGGCATCGGGGCTCATATGGGATGGACCGGCATCGGACGATGACGTGGAGTACGTCACCGAGGGCCCGTCCGACCTCCGCTGCGACAACGGGCTACTCAAGGGCACCGATAACGAGGGATGCGTCATGGCGAACGCCTGGCCTACCCTGACATACAAGGGAAGCGAATGGGACGAGATAGCACCCCACATAAGCCGATCTCAAGCAGCTGGGTCTCCTGGAACACCGGGAGTCGAGCCTCTTCATCGAATGTACGACGATGCTGATGCCGCGCAGAACCGCAGGGATGCGTGCAGCTTCATTACTGGCTCCCGTCCGCCCAACTCAGACTGCGACGAGTACCCCATGGCCCACACGTACGAGGGTGCCTACACCTGTGGCTGTGATGACTTCACCGTAGAATGGGTCGACTCAAGTCAGAACCAGCTGGCCGGACAACGGTACGGTGACTTCGGCCGTGAACAGAGGCTTCTGGACAACGATCCGTTCTTCGTCTACGCGGATCTCAGCTCGTAGACAGTAGGATTCCCTTGTGGGTAGCGCTGACACGTCATTTCGATCGCATGTCCGGTTGTCCTACCATCAGATTTACCTCTTGGACCCGGATGAACTTCTGCCTCAGCCGCCACCGGCCTTCCCCAACGGGCTCATCGGTTTGGACGACGAACCGGATGGGGCGACCATCCTCACCGGCATTGCGATGGGCTGTGTGGACATGACAGTGCAACTCGCCAGGAAGGGCCCCCCTGTAGACCTTGACTCGTGGGAGGAAGTGGTTGAGGTCTCCATCGAGTCCACAACCGGATCGCTGTTTGTATGTGGGCTCGATGGAGACCTTCCGGAGCATCTGCCGAACTTGGCTACAGAAGGCGCAGGATTCTATCGGTTGCGAGTGCACGCTACCGGTCGCGACACCAACGTCAATGGGATAGCCGAGACTCCAACTGAACACTATTTGATCACTGCGTGGCCAGCCCCTCCCGAGGCGGAGATCGTATACAAAGCGTCTGACGCTTACGGTGAAGAGGTTCGTCACCGGCCGCGTAGACGCCCACCTGGCACGTGACTTGTTCACCGACTACTGCGGTAGCACACTGACCGAGGCCAAGTCCAAGCCCCAGCGCTGCTCACCAGGTTCCATGGTGGAAACCGCCGCTGGCTGCTCCGCTCGGCCCCGATGGTCTGGATGGAGTTTGGCATCGGGGAACCGCCACGTGGGTTTCAGCCGAGGCGAGTCTCGCACCGAAGGTGGCGAATTGATTCCGCCTGGATGGCACTGGCATCCCCTCGGCTGTCCGGCGCACTTGCCAGCCCACCACGACCGAGTTGTGATCGTCACCGACGAGCAGTCCCGGCCACGCTGGCTGCCGTCGAACGGCTACGGCTGCGGCAGCGAGATACGGACCGACACGTGGCCCCGCAGTGCAGCGGCTCCTACGGGGCTTGGCATCACGGGACAGCGCTCCCAGCCCGGGGCGTGGCCATCAAGCGATGTCTGCATCAACAAGATCACCCCCGTCTCACCGGTTTCCGGCGTGGCGTGCTTGCGGTACTTGACAACAATGCATATGCTGCGCGCCAGAGTGGGATACGCATGCCAAAGTGCTTGCGTGTTCGCATATGCGCGTCTCTGAGCCCACGTGTGTCGCCCGTTCGCGATGCCCTCCATGGCTCTCCGACCCCCCAAGAGTCGATCTTTCCTGAGGCGCTCTGAGACGCGCACACACATTGGAAGGCCCCGCCCCCGCAGATGGGACGGGGCCTTCCCCATGTCCACCCGGTCCCCGGCGCGGCCCTGCGCCGCACGGGGGAGGCGCGGAAAACGAGCCGGGGGCCGGGTCACCTTCACCCCTCACCGCCAGGAGGCCCCTCATGTACTGGCACACCCGCGACAACATCGAGCAGGAGCGCCGCGAGCGTGGCCGCCTGGCCGACCGTGGCTTCTGGCTCCACGACGCGCCCCGGCTCACCCTGGGGTGCCGCATCTTCGGTCACAAGCCGGTCGTCGACGGGTACGAGGCCCACGGGCGCGGCCTGCCCGCAAGCCGCTGGGTCACCTGCGACCGGTGCGGTGTCCGCCCCGACCCGCAAGGCCACCTCGACCCGGACGAATGGCCCATCGGCGTCCACTACGACGGCCTGTACGAGACGCCGGAGCGGCACGTCCTCACCACCGAGCAGATCCGGACGGCCATGGCCCGCGTCCGCGCCGGCCTCCGGCTGCCCGGCCCCTGGCCGGACAAGCCCACCGGCGCGATCGGCGGACAGCTGATCGTCGGCCGTACCTTCGGCGGGTTCTCCGTCGAGGTGGAAGTCGGGTGCGCCGGCGCCGAGAACACGCTGGCCGCGCACCTGCGGATCAACCCGCTGGGTGCGCTCTACCTGCACACTGAGGGGTTCGGCACGTGGCTGCAGCGCCGCTTGGTCCCGACCGGCTACACGTCGCGGCAGATCAGCCTGTCCATCGACAGGTGGGCGATCCACACGAAGCTGTGGGCCCGCGAAGGCGAATGGTCCCGGGATGACCCGTGGTGGATGCACGGCCGCCTCTCCTTCGACCTGGTGGAAAAGCTGCTCGGCCCCAAGCGGTACAGCTACCGCACCGTCGACGGCCCGGTCATGGGCTGGATCATGATGCCGGAGGGCGACAGCCACCAGGTGCAGCTCACCCTGAAGCGGGTCCGGCTGGGCAGGCCGCGCGCCGAGTGGGCCGCGAAGTACCACTGGGACGTCGAGTGGGAGTCGGCCACACCGATCGTCACCTGCCCCGGCAGAGGCGGCACCACCGCGGCGTCGGTGCGGGTGCCCGACCAGGCCGTGGAAGCCCACTCCTGGGACGTCCTCGCCTGCACGCTGGCCGCGATGAAGCTGAGCGAGCAGCGCGCCGCGTACGGCTACCAGCCTGGGAAGGGAGACAGCGCCAGATGAGCGCCACCATCACCCGCTGGTCCTTCACCGCGACCATCAACGACAGCGACCACCTGCCCGAGGACGTGAGCTACGACGAGGTGACGGCCGAGATCGAAGAGGTCGTCACCGACGCGCTCACCGCCTGGTACAACGAGCGCGGCCACCAACTGCTTGCCTGCGAACCGGTCGTCGCGTGGTAGGCCTCGTGATCCCCGCTGTTCTGGGCCTGCGCGTCGGCTCGCAGGAGCTCACCCTGGCCACATTCGACCTGCCGATCACGGCGCAGCCCGCCGGCGACTCCGGCGAGGCGAACTTCGCCCTGGACGTCCCCGAGTTCCGCAGCCTCCTCGCCGCCGCGCTCCGCGAAGCCGCGGCAGAGGTGGAGAAGATCCCCCATGATGATTTCCGCACCCCTGAGGACCCCCGCATGAAGGTGTACGTCACCACGATCGCCCGCGTCTGCCACGAGGCGAACCGTGTCCTGCAGATCGCGGCGGGTGAGGAGCCGTCACCGCACTGGCCGGACGCGCCCGACTGGCAGCAGGAGTCCGCGATCAAGGGCGTCGAGGCTGCCCTGTCCGGTGCGACCCCGCAGCACCTCCACGAGTCGTGGTGCGCGGCGAAGCTGGCCGACGGTTGGACGTACGGCCCGGTCAAGGACGCGGCTGCGCGCACCCATCCGTGCCTAGTGCCGTACGGCGACCTGCCCGAAGCCCAGCGAGTCAAGGACCACCTGTTCCACGCGATCGTCCGCGCCTTCCCCGTGGCCAGGACGGAGACCTGATGCAGCGCTACATCAAGTACATGCCGCTGCAGGACATCCCGTCCGCGACGCGGAACGCCAAGGATCATGACCTGGCCAGCATCCGCCGCTCGATCGAGACGTTCGGGTGCGTTGTCGCTGGAGAGATCGACGAGCGCACCGGCCGGCTCGTCGCCGGTCACGGCCGCAAAGAGGTCCTGATGGCGATGTGCGCCGAAGGCGTCACCCCTCCGGAGGGCGTGCAGCTGGCCGAGGACGGCACGTGGCTCGCGGCGCTCGTCCGCGGTTGGCGGTCACGCTCCGACGCGGACGCCGAGGCGTACATGATCGCTCATAACCGCACCAACGAGCGGGGCGGTTGGGACCAGGACGTGCTGATCAAGTCCCTGGCGGACATTCAGCAGGCGGACTCGTCCCTGCTCGCGGCCACGGGCTACAGCTCCGACGAGCTGGCCGACCTCGAAGAGGCTCTCGCCGTGGATGCTCATGTGGCCGTGGGCGTGCACGACGACGGCGGCGAGGTCGACGACAACACCGCCACCGGCCCGTCGCCGGAGGAGTTCCAGGAGTTCGACGACGACATCGCCACCGACTACCAGTGCCCGCGCTGCGGTTACGAATGGAGCGGCAAGCCCCGATGACCACGCCGCCGTACCACGTACCGAGCATGGCTGAGGTGCGGGCGGTGCCGTGGAACGGCTTCAACGGCATCAGCACCTTCTCCGGGGGCGGCGGCTCGTCGCTCGGCTACCGCATGGCCGGCCTCCGCATGCTGTGGGCGAGCGAGTTCATCCCGGCCGCCGCCGACACGTACCGAGCCAACACCGCGCCGCACACCCACCTGGACACCCGCGACATTCGCAAGGTCACCGCCAAGGACATCCTCGACCGGACCGGCCTGAAGGCCGGGGAGCTCGACCTGCTGGACGGGTCGCCGCCGTGCGCCGCGTTCTCGACCTCCGGCAAGCGAGAGGCCGGGTGGGACACCGTCAAGACCTACTCGGACACCAGGCAGCGGGTCGACGACCTGTTCTTTGAGTTCACCCGCCTCCTGGGCGACCTGCAGCCGAGGGTGTTCGTCGCGGAGAACGTCGCCGGGCTGGTGCAGGGCACCGCGAAGGGCTACTTCAAGGAAATCCTGGCCGCGCTGCGCAAGCCCGGATACCGCGTCACGGCGCGGCTGCTCGACGCGCAATGGCTCGGCGTGCCGCAGGCCAGGCGACGGCTCATCTTCGTCGGCGTCCGCGACGACCTCGACATGGAGCCGGTCCACCCGGCGCCGCTGCCGTACCGGTACACGGTGCGCGACGCGGTCGGCGATCTGCCCGGCGCGTTCGACGACCTGCAGGAAGACCCGGAGACGGGGCAGCCGCTCACCCTGCGCGGCTACGCCCTCGAAAAGTACTGGCACCAGCTGCGCCCAGGCCAGGGCCACCGGGTGCGGACCAGCCTCAAGAGGCTGGCCTGGGACCAGCCAGCGCACACGATCGTGGCCAGGGCAGGCACAGCGGGCACCGCCGCCATCACCCACCCCGACCACCCGCGCTACCCAACCCTCGCCGAACTGCGCAGGTTGGGAGGCTTTCCGGACGACTTCACGCTCACCGGCAACTACTACCGCAGGTGGGAGAGGATCGGCCGCGCGGTTCCGCCCGTGATGATGGCGCGGATCGCCGCGACCATCCGCGACCAGGTGCTCGTCCCATTGCGTGACGCGGGGAGGATCTGATGTGCGGTGTCGTCGCCGGTCTCGGGAAACTCGACCTGGCCCCGGCCGTGGGCGCGCTCAAGCACCGAGGCCCCGATGCGGCCCGGATGGTCACGGTGGCTGGCGTGCACCTCGGTCATACCCGGCTCGCGGTGCAGGACCTCGATCCGCGGTCGGACCAGCCGTTCCGTTCCGGGCCGGTCACGATCGCGTACAACGGCGAGATCTACAACGCCGCGCAGCTGCGCCAGGCCGTGGAGGAGCGCGACCCGGGCCGGGCCTGGGCGACGACCGGCGACACGGAGGCCCTGGCCGCCGCGCTCGCCGTGCTCGGCCCTCAGCGGGCGCTGCCGCTGGTCGACGGCATGTTCGGCGTGGCGTGGGCGGACGACCGGCGGCCCGGCGTGCTTCACGTCGCCCGTGACCGGCATGGCGAGATCCCGCTGCATCTGCACCTGGCGCAGCCCGTCATGGCCGCGTCGGAGCTGAAGGCGTTCGCCGCGGTGGGCCGCCCCATGGCCGCCCACCTGATCGCGGACGTCCCGGCTGGCCAGTGGGGCACGATCCACGGTGGTCGCGCCTCCTGGCAGCGGTTCCACAGCCAGCGGTGCACGCCGGTGGGCTACACGCTGGCGCAGGCGTCGACCCGGTTGAAGGCTGCGCTCGCGCAGGCCGTGCGGCGGCGGCTCGTCGCTGATGTGCCGGTGTGCGCGCTGCTGTCCGGGGGGATCGACTCGGCCGCCATTACGTACGAGCTGGCGCAGCACGTGCCGGGCTTGGTCGCCTACACCGCCCGCATGGATCCCCGGTCGCGGGACCTGCGGTGCGCGCGCGAGACCGCCGAGCATCTCGGGATCGAGCTGGTTGAGGTCGACATCCCGGCGCCGACCGCTGACGATCTGGCCCGCGTGGTGTGCGTGATCGAGATGCCGTACAAGGCGCAGGTGGAGATCGGTTGGGCGTGTCTGCTGCTCGCCGAGCGGATCCGGGCGGACGGCTTCAAGGTCACGTACTCCGGTGAGGGGTCCGACGAGCTGTGGGCGTCGTACGGCTTCGCCTACCACGGGCTCAAGACGGCCGACTGGCACATCTACCGGCGCGACCTGATGGCCGCCCAGAGCAGGAAAAACTTCCCCCGCGTGAACAAGACGTTCATGGCGTACGGCGTCGAGGGGCGGCTGCCGTTCTGCGACCCGGACGTGGTCGATCTGGCGCTGTCGCTGCAGCAGCACGCCGTGGCGGACGGCAAGGCCCACCCCAAGGCCGTACTCCAGCGCGCGTACACCGGACTGCTGCCCGACGCCGTGGTGCGTAGGCCGAAGGTCGCCTTCCAAGACGGGCTGGGACTCAAGGACGCGATCAGGAGCGTCCTGCCGAACCCGACCCGCTTCTACCGGGCCGAGTACCAACGTCTCGTCAGGAACAGCAGAGCATGAGTAACGACATCGCGGAGCAGTTCGACACGGGCGGTTGGCGGTTCACCGCCGATGTCGCCGAGGTGTTCGACGACCACGTGCGGGCCAGCGTGCCGCACTACGACGTGATCCAGGACCTCGTGGCCGAGACGACCGACTGGCTCGTCCCGGCGGGCGGCCTGGTCGCGGATCTCGGCGCATCGACCGGCGCGTCGGCGCGGCGCATCCTCCAGCGGCACCCCACCCGAGACATCCGAATGGTGCTGTACGACCAGCAGCCCGCCATGCTCGACCAGGCCGCCGCGGAGCTGAGCAAGCTCGACGGTGAGCACGACGTCACCTTGAGCGCGACCCGCATCCAGTATGGGCCGCTGGTTCACGAGAACGCTGATCTCACCTTGGCCTTGTTCACGCTGCAGTTCCTCCCGCAGGAGGAACGCGTGACCGCGCTGCGGCTCGCGCGGGAGTGCTCGGCGCAGAGCGGCGCGCTGATCGTCGCGGAGAAGATCCGCGCCGTCGACTCGAGGTGGGCGGAGATCGGGAACGACGTCGCGCACGACTACAAGGCGGCGCACGGCATCACGGACGCGGCGATCCGGGCCAAGGCCCGCGCGCTGCGCGGCGTGCTCCGGCCGTACCCGCAGCAGACGACGATGCAGGCCATGGCCGACGCCGGATGGCACGCGCCCGAGGTCCTGTTCCGGTGGCATTCGTGGGCGGTGATCGGGGCGTTCGCCTCAGCCCAGTAACGAGGGGGGTGACCGATGTGGTTCGACGAGCAGCCGCCCCCCGACTGGTCGATCGAGTTACCGCCCGGCCTGGACCTACTGAACTCGAATCAGCGGCTCCACCCCATGGTCAAGGCCCAGATGACGAAGCGGCTGCGCCGTGCTGGCTACCGGGCGTCCATGGAGATCGGCCTGCCCCGGCTGGAACGGGTGTACGTCGTCGGCGAGCTCCGGCCGAACGACCGGCGCAGGCGCGACCCGGGCAACTGGTATCCCTCGGCGAAGGCCGCGGTGGACGGCGCGATGACCGACGCCGGCGTGCTGGTGGACGACGACGCCGAACACCTGGTCGGCCCGGACATGCGGCTCGGGAGGGTCGTGAAGGGCGGCCAGCTCGTCCTGCACATCTGGCGCGGCACCGACACCTGATCAGCGCTCACCACGAAGGGCGGTGCGCGTCCACGTACGGCCGTCGCTGCTCCCACCGCTCATCGCACCCGGGACTGTGCTTGTCGATCTCGTAGCGGCGCTCCGCAGCGAACGCGCACGCGGTGCAGCAGTGGGCGACGCCATGCGGCACTCCTCGTTCGCAGTCCGGCTTCGCGCAGTCGTAGTGCAGCCGACCGTCGATCTCGACGGGCCACAGCACCTGGCCGCGCCGGGCCGGTTCATCGTCGGGCCACGACTCGTCAACGATCCACGGCTCCTCGTACATGCCCTCTTCCCCTGTCGTAATTGAACGGAGGCCCCCCTCATGGTTTCCAGCAGAAAGCGAGCGTCGGCCGCCGTCGTTGCTGAGCGTAGGGCCAAGGCGGTACAGATGCGGATCGCAGGTATCTCGCCGACGATCATCGCGGAGAACCTCGGCTACTCCGGCGGCTCGGCGGCCGTCGTCAAGGACATCACCCGCTCGATGCAGAAGGCCGCCAAGGCCGAGCACATCGCGTCGGAGCACCTCCTACAGATCGAGATTGACCGGCTGGACCGGCTCATGGCCGCCGTCTGGGCCAAGGCGCTGTCCGGTGACGTGAAGGCCGTCGAGCAGGCCGAGAAGCTAATCGCCCGCCGGTGCTCGCTGCTGGGCCTGGATCTGATCAACCGCAACGGGTCGGAGAACTCGGACATCGCCAGCCTGCTGGGCAACCTGTTCGCCAGCCTGCAGGCCCGGCACGGCCAGGACGAGGTGACGGTCGAGGTGGTCGACGCTATCGAGGCCGGCGAGGACAGCCCGTGAGTCTGGCGGTCGTCACGCTGTCGCCCGCGCAGGAGCGCAGCATCGCGGAGTCGACGGCGCGGATCAACGTGTGGACCGGCAGCGTACGGTCGGGCAAGACGATCGCTTCGCTGTTCCGGTTCTTGATCTACGTGACGCAGGCGCCGCGCGGCGGCCACCTGGTGATCGTCGGCAAGACGGCGGACACGATCGCGCGCAACGTGTTCGAGCCGCTGATGGACCCGAGCTTGACGGGTCCGGTGGCGCGGCGGATCTTCTACACGCGCGGCGCGGTCACCGCGAACATCCTCGGCCGCCGCGTCGAGATCATTTCTGCGAACGACGTCCGCTCGGAGTCCCGCCTACGAGGTCTGACCTGCGCGGGCGCGTACGTAGATGAGGCGACCCTGATCCCGGAGGCGTTCTGGGACCAGCTGCTGGCCCGCTGCTCGGTGCCAGGCGCGATGATCTTCGCGACGACGAACCCGGACGCGCCCAACCACTGGCTGCGCAAGAGGTTCTTGCTCCGCTCCCACGAGCTGGACCTGCGCTGGTGGCACTTCACCCTCGACGACAACCCGTCGTTGGACCCGGTGTACGTGGCCAACCTCAAGGCCGAGTACACCGGCCTCTGGTACCGCCGGTACGTGCTCGGCGAGTGGTGCATGGCCGAAGGCGCGATCTTCGACATGTGGGACCCGGATCGGCACATCGTAGACGAACTGCCGCTCATGGAACGGTGGCTCGGCGTCGGCATCGACTACGGCACCGTCAACCCGTTCTCGGCCCTGCTCGCCGGGGTGTCCATCCCGGACGCGGACGGGCAGCGGCGCATCTACCTGTCCTCCGAATGGCGGTGGGACTCCCGCCTGGAACGGCGGCAGCTGACCGACTCGGAGTACTCGTCAAAGATCACCGAATGGCTGGACACCGTGCCGGACACGTACGGGCCCGGCACGATGGGCCTCCGGCCGGAGTGGATCATTGTCGACCCCAGCGCCGCCAGCTTCGTGACCCAGCTCCTCCACGACGGGCTGCTGCCGCAGCTCGGCGACAACGCCGTGCTCGACGGCATCCGCACCGTCTCCAACCTGATCGCGAGCGACCTGCTGCGGGTGCATCGCTCCTGCCATGGATGGCTCGGCGAAGTCGGCTCTTACAGCTGGGACGACCGGAAAGCGGAGAAGGGTGACGACGCCCCGGTGAAGCTCGACGACCACAGCATCGACGCCAGCCGGTACATCCTGCACACCACGCAGGCCGTCTGGACGCCGCTGATGGAGCCCGTGCCCGACTACTGGCGCAAGCGATAACGCTCGCGCCACAGACGCCCGCCACCTCCATGGTGGGCCCGCTCGACGCAACCTCGGGACTGCGTCGAGCCGGTGCGGTCCCCGGCCGCTCGCCGTTGAGGGGCGGCGTGGGGCCGGGGCCGTACCCCCCAACCAACGAACGTCAGGGCCATCCGACCGGGTGGCCCGTCTGCATGTCCGGGAGGGCACGATGCGGGACAACGCGCGACTGACCGAAGGTCGGCACCTGGCGGCCGGCGTGAGCCGCCACGACACCGCCAAGTGGCGGTGCCACTGGAGGCTGGAGAAGTACGCCGGTGACAACATCGGCCCGGACACCACACCGTTCGAGACGATCGAGCGTGACGGCAACGCACTGATGTACGGCGGGGTGGCCGCGCTGTGGCACCGCCTCACCGGCGGCTCCACCGTCGACGCGTTCGACGCGACCAACGCCCGGATCGGCGTCGGCGACGGCACCGCCGCGGCGGACCCTCTGCAGGTCGATCTGCAGGGCGCAAACAAGGTCCGTAAGGGCATGGACGCCACCTACCCGCAGCACACGGACGGCACCGACGCCACCGCCGTAACGGTGACGTTCCGGGCGACCTTCTCCACCGCGGAGGCGAACTTCGTGTGGAACGAGTGGGGGATCTTCAACGCCGTCGACGGCGGCCGGATGCTCAACCGCAAGGTCGAGAACCTGGGGGAGAAGACCAGCGCCGCCTCCTGGGTGTTCACGGTCCAGCTATCCCTGGCCTGAGCCGCAACGCGACTGCCTGACGGGGGAGGGAGGCGCAGCGGGTGGCCACCATCCTGGAGGACTTCGAGGACGACGCCTTCAACCTCACCATCGAGGGCGACTGGGCGCGAGACAACGAATACGCCGCTCCCGGCGGCAGCTGGTCGCTCAAGAGCGCCCCGATTACCGGGGAGCAAACGTCGGAAGTAGCGGTCACCGTCCCGCCGCAGGCGACGTCCCTGACCTTCTACTACCGGGTGTCGTCCGAAGAAGACTACGACGTGTTCTCCGTCCTGATCGACGGCTTGGATCAGGAGATCACACCCAACTCGGGCGAGGTCGAGTGGACACCGGCGACGCTCGATGTGACAGGCGCCTCCGAGGTGACGTTCCTCTACACCAAGGACATCTCGGTGAACGCCGGGGATGACGCGGCGTGGGTGGACCAGATCGAGTTCACCGTGCCGGACACGGGAACGCCCGTGGCGGCCAGCGACACCGCGGCGCTGACCGAGATGGCGTCCGTTGTCGCAGCGCCAGAAGCCGGAAAGGCCAGCAGCGACAGCGGGCACCTGGTTGAGCTGCGCTGGAGGGGAGAGCCACAGGGCGGCACCCCACCATCGATCCGCTCGACCGCAACAGCGGCATCCGGGGAGTCGTCGTACATCATCGGCGCGCCTGACGGCGTCGCAGAGGATGACGTGCTGATCGGCATCCAGGCGGCGGATCGCGGGTCCACGGCCAACATGACGACCCCGACCGGCGGCGCCACCTGGCAACCGCTGGACTCCCTGGACGCGACCAGCGACCTGGGTGTCACCCAAGCCATCCGGGTCTGGTGGAAACGCGCCGGATCCGTCGAGCCTGGCCTGTACACGTTCAACCAGGCCAGCGGATCGGACGGCGTCTGCCTGGTCATCGCGATCAAGGACGCGTCACAGTCGGCGGCCCCGAAGATCACGCGTTCGACGGACGGGACCGGCCCGAACATCACGACGCCGGGCATCACCCCATCGTCGGAAAACGACGTAGAGCTCCGGATCGTCGCGGCGTACTCGCTCGGCACCGCCATCACCTTCACGGCGCCGGACGGGCTCACCCCGCTGAACAGCATCCAGTCGCGGATCTACACCGCGATGGCGGCGGCCGTCCGCACCCTGAACACCTCGTCGCCGACCGACCCCGCGGACTTCATTGCCTCGCCCGACGACTCGGCGGACTGGCGGGCCGGCTACACCGTGGCCATCGCTCCGGCAGTCACCGGGCCACCGCAGGTGGATAAGGCGGCGTCGGACGTCGCTGCTGTGGTCGAGTCGGCTACGACTATCGTCATGCCTGACGGTGAGCACGTCGCGGCCGACGACACCGCCACCCTGACCGAGACAGCAGCGGCCACGGCCGACGTCACGACGTCGGACATGGCCGCTCTGGTCGAGGCCGCGACGATCGAGGCCGGCCCCGGCGGCGTCGACCAGGCGGCGCTGGCCGAGACGTCGATGCTGCAGCAGGCGTGGAGCGGCGACGACCAGGCACTCCTCATCGACACCGGCCAGGTGGACGCGCAGGTCGTAGCCGTTGACGCGGGTGAGCTGACTGAGCTGGTGGACGTCGCGAAGACGATCGGCCCGGTCTCCAACGACGTGGCCGCGCTATCCGAGGCCGTGACCGTGGCCGCGGAGGCGGCGGCAGCCGACGCGGGCGCGCTGGCCGAGATGTCGAGGCTGGAGATCGGTCGCGAGGTCACCGACCAGGCGCTCCTGGCCGAGACCGTTCAGGTGGACGCGCGGGCCAGCGGCGTCGATGCCGGCGCGTTGGCCGAGGCGGTGGACATCTCCAGGACGATCGGCCCTCTCGCCAACGACGGAGCCACGCTGTCCGCGTCCGCCGCCGTGGATGCGCAGCTGGCGGCAGCCGACACTGGAGCGCTGACCGAGACGGCCGTGGCGGCGGTGGTCAAGCAGGCTGGCGACTCCGGGCAACTCGCCGAGCAAGTCTCAGTCGGCCTGGACGCGGCCGACGCTGCGGCCCTCGTCGAAACCGCCGCAGTTGATGCGGCCATCGCGACCTCCGATAGCGCGGCCCTGACCGACAGTGCGTCGCTGGTGATGCCCAAGTTCGCGGCTGACGCTGCGGCGCTCGTCGAGCACTCCGAGGTGATCGACATCGGCCGCGCCATCGTCGGCGCCGAGCTCATCCGTCGCGGCTGGTCCGCTCATTCGCCGCGCCGCCGCTGGGCGGCGGGTAAGCCGCGCCGGGCTTGGCGGGCGGATTCACCCCACACGTAGGGAGGTGCCCAGTGGAACCGATGTCCTCCCTGTCCAGGGAGTTTCTGTACGTCTACGTCGAGGGGGCGACCGGCAACGAGGCCGTGGAGATGGCCTTCACCGCCCCGGACGCGAAACCGATCGACACCGACTGGCGCACGGCCGAGTGGGGACCGCCGCAACCGGACGGCGCTGACGCGAAGATCCTCGTCGGCCCCGGTGACGGAGCGGTGCCGCTGCCCGCAGGCACCCATCTGGCGTGGGTGCGGGTGACCGCCGTCGATGAGCAGCCCGTGCTGTCGTCCGGGCTGGTCCCCATCACATGAACGACCGCGAACGAGAGGTGGTGTGATGCCGCTCCCCACTCAAGACCAGGAGTGGCCGCCCCCGCACATGCGTGCTGAGATGCGCCTGTACCAGCAGCACGGAGCCTGGTACTCCGGTGACCCTGACCGGCTCGCCGAGGTGTACGGCAACGGGGCGGTCACGCCGGGTTTGGGCCTCGACTTGAAGGGCTGGGACCGGCCGTTGCAGTGGGCTGGCGGAGCGGTCGGCCGTGTCGCGCGCTGGTTCTGGGGCTCGCCGATTCCGGCCGGACAGTCCCGCTCGACGAAGCTGCACGTGCCGCTCGCGGCCGACATCGCGGCCAAGTCCGCGGACCTGCTCTTCTCGGAGCCGCCCACCCTGCGTGCGGCGGGTAAGAAGACGCAGAAGCGTCTCGACCAGATCATGAACGAAGGCAGCGTGTACGCCGGGCTACTGGAGGCCGGTGAGCTGGACAGCGCGTACGGCGGCGTCTACCTGCGGGTCGGCTGGGACACCGAGATGGCCGACTACCCGGTGGTCGACTCGCTCCCTGCCGACTCGGCCGTGCCGGAGTTCCACAGCGGCCGACTGGCGGCGGTCACGTTCTGGCGGGTCGTGGGCGAGGACCAGAAAGTGGTCTGGCGGCACCTGGAGCGGCATGAGCGGGGCCGCGTCTACCACGGCCTCTACCAGGGCGATGATTCCCGGCTGGGCCACCCGGTGCCGTTGGAGGACCACCCGGCAACCGCCGGGTTCGCGGCCATCGTGGACTCGGATGGCGGGTTCGATTCCGGCTATCAAAAGGGCTTGCTTGTTCACTACGTGCCCAACATGAGGCCTCACCGGACGCTCCGGGGTACGGCGCTGGGCCGCTCGGACTACGCGGGCGTGGAGCCCCTGATGGACGCCCTGGACGAGACCTGGACGTCCTGGATGCGGGACCTGCGGCTCGGTAAGGCGAGGATCATCGTGCCCGAGGTCTACCTTCAGAACACGGGCCGCGGCCGGGGCTCGTACTGGGACCCGGATCGGGAGATCTACAGCGGTCTCGGCATGCTGCCGCCGGCGAACGGCGGCGGCAACATGATCACCGTCTCGCAGTTCGCCATCCGGGTGGAGGAGCACCAGCAGACCGCCAAGTCGCTGGTGGCGCAGATTCTCCGGGGCGCTGGGTATTCGGTGCAGTCGTTCGGTGAGGCCGGGGAGGGCGTGGAGGCCACCGCGACGGAGATCCACTCCCGCGAGCGGCAGTCCCTCACCACCCGGGGCCGGAAGGTCGGCTACTGGACGCCCGCGCTGGCGTGGCTGGGCGACTGCCTGCTGAACGTCGACCACTACATCTACAAGACCAAGGTCACCGCCGAACGTCCGCAGATCGAGTGGCCGGACGGCGTGTTCCTGGAGACCGAGTCGGTAGCCCGCACGGTGGATCTGCTGAACCGGGCGCAGTCCGCGTCCATCGACACCCGGATCCGTATGGTTCACCCGGACTGGGACGACGACCAGGTGTCGGCCGAGACGAAGCGTCTGCGGGATGAGATGGGCCTGAACGTAGAGGACCCGGATTCGTTCGACGAGCAGATCCTCCCCGGCCAGGACGACGACCTCGATGGCTGACTCGATCGAGGCGGTGGAGGCGCGTGTCGCGCTCGCCGCCTCTATCGCCGCAAGGTACGCCGAGGCTGAGACGCACCTGTTCGAGGTCATCGCCAGGGCGGTGGCCAAGGGCAAGGACGCGCCGCAGCAGGCCAGCGCTCGGCTGGCTGAGGTGCAGGCACTCAGTCAACAGGCTGAGAAGATCCTGCGGGAGTTGGAAGGGCTCGCGGCGCGGGCAGTGGAGAACGGCGTCACGGAGGCGTGGGAGGCGGGGTACGAGCGGGCGGTCCAGGAGTTGGAGAGCCTGGGCGAAAGCCAGGGCATCAGCCCCGGCGCGGGTCTGGTGGAGTTGCTGAAGGAGGCGCAGGGTCTGCTGCCTGCTCTCACCACGGGGGCTTTGCGGCAGGTCAACGACATCTATCGGCAGGTGATCGCTGAGTCGACGCCGCTGGCGCTGACCGGAGCCATGACGCGGGAGCAGGCGACCGCCCGGGCGCTGCAGAGGTTCGCCGCGAAGGGCATCACGTTCTTCGACGCCAAGGGCCGGACGTGGTCGATCTCGTCGTACGCGGAGATGGCGACCCGGACGGCGATGGCGCGGGCGGCGAATGAGGGGCACCTGGCGACGCTGCGGGCGAACGGCCGCGATCTGGTGATGGTGTCGCGGGCGCCGTACACGTGCCCGCTGTGCGACCCGTGGGAAGGCAAGGTGCTGACCCAGACCGGGGCGGCCGGCGACCGCCAGGAGAAGAACGTCCTGACGGGCGAGCCCATGACCGTGTACGTGGCGGGCACCGTGGCGCAGGCGCGTGCGGAGGGCCTGCAGCACCCGAACTGCCGGCACACGTTCGGCATCTTCCTGCCGGGGCTGACGAAGCGTCCGCCGAAGCCGGAAGCGAAGGGCAGGTACGAGGACACGCAGAAGCAGCGCTACCTCGAACGGCAGATCAGGGGGTGGAAGCGGCGCGCGGCGGCGGCCCCTGCGGGTAGCTCGGAGAGGAAGCTCGCCGAGCAGCACGTCAAGGCGTACCAGGCGCAGATGAAGGAGCACCTGGACAAGACGGGCCTGCTTCGGCAGACGTCTCGTGAACGGGTTCGCCCGGACGAGACGACGACGCCGGATGACCACCCGTCGCTCCGGCCGAAGCCGGACAGGACTCCTCCGAGGCCCGATCCGAGCAGGACACCGCCCTCGGGGGAGCCGCAGCCGGCCAGGTCGAGGCGGTCCGGGGACGCGCCTCGTCCGGTGGTGTCCGATCGGGCGCGCAAGGCGATCGACGATGCCAAGGCCGCGCTTCCGCCCAGCAATGCGGCGTGGCTTGCTGATCGCAAGGGGCGTGAAGACCAGGGCTACATCATCGACCGTGGGGGGCAGCGCCGCCCGTCGAGGAAGTATGAGGAGCACCTGAACGCGGTCCTGGCGGCCGGTCGGGCGTTGCTCGATGACCTGCGTGACACGTTCGACCGGGATCCGCAGCTACGGCGTCTCCGGGAGCGCGAGCAGAAGGCGACCGGTTATCAGCGCACGCAGGAGCATCAGGCCGTGGCACGACGGGAGAAGCAGATCATCGAAAATCTGCTGGCGGATCTGCGTCCGATGGGCGGAAAGATCAATGCGGAGAGGGCCCGGCCAAGCAGCGTCGCATCGTCTTCGCGGGTCTACAAGGCCCCTGACGACTGGGACCGGTTGCTTGACGAGGCAGCGCAGCACTTCCCTGCGGATTGGCACGACCGGGTAGATCGAGATGCCCCGGCGCCCCTCAGGGTGGTCGGCTCCGAGCGGGCGTTTTTCGACTATGTCGATGATGTGATGGCTTTGCCGACCAAGCCGCGTCGATATGACGGCGCTTTCGCGGACCAGAGCCGCGAAACTACCGTGCATGAGATGGGCCACCGCATGGAGAGGTACATTTCAGGGCTTCGACAACTGGAATACACGTTCGTGCGTCGGCGTGCAACGAATCGTGCTGGCGTACTTGATCGGCAGCGCGACATGCACGACATCTACGCCTACTACTCGCCTGGCAGGGAGTACACCTACGAAGACCAGTGGGCGAACGCCTACGCCGGAAAGGCGTACGTACCCGAGGGGCATCCTGATCCGGCCAGTGGGTACAGCGAGGTGTTCCAGGTCGGGTTGCAGGATTTGTACGGCCGTAGCAATATCCGGTTTGATCACACGGATGAGCTGCAGGCGTTCACTCTCGGGATTTTGGCGGTGCTGTGAGCTGGCGCGTTGAATCACGGATCGTCCCCGGCCGGTGGGTTGACCACGATGGCGAGAGCTGGACCGCGGATGGGGTAACCACGGACCTGCTGCCAGCGCTCATCCGGAACTCTCTGCCGCTCACGCCGACAGGGCCGTGGTACGAGCCGGAGGGGGACGACGATCCTGTCGGTGTTTTCCTCTGCGCGTTGGCGCTGATACCGGCCCCCACGGTTTCGGGTGATCCTCCACCCGTGCCTCCCATCGACGCCGACGAAAACCCGAACATAGTTCACTAGATCACCGTGGAAGGCCCGCCCGGCGCGGGCCTTCCGCACGTTCAGGGCGCACCCCACCAGGTGCGCCCTTTTTCATGCCCGCCCGCAGGCCGGGCGGCGTGCGACAGCCCGTAGGCCGGGCGGCACATCACCGATTCGCAAGGAGTCAGCTCATGGCAGACGAGCAGATCGAGGTCTCCTCCACCGCCGACCAGGCCGCCACCCAGGCCGGTCAGGCTGGCCAGGACGCATCCGCGCCGGAAGCGGTGAAGGACACCGCTCCCGAGCAGGCGCCGGCCGCCGACGGGGACAAGGGCAAGCCGGACGCGCGGAAGATCGACGACCTTCCCACGTGGGCGCAGGCTGAACTGCGGCGCGCTCGCAACGACGCGGTCAAGTACCGCACGCAACTCCAGGAGAAGGAGAAGGCCGCCGAGCAGCAGGCCGGGCCGTCCCCGGAGGAGGTCGCCGCGGCGGCTAAGGCCGAGCTGGCGCAGCAGATCGGTAAGGCCCTCGGCCTGGTCGCCGAGGAGGAGAAGCCGGTCGACCCAAAGGAGATGGTCGAGCGGCTGACCGCCGAGCGGGACAGCACGGCGAAGGAACGCGACTCCGAGCGGGAGCTGCACCGCCGGGCGCTCGTCGAGCTCGGCGTGCACCGCACCGCGCTCAAGCAGGGCGCGGACGGCGACGCGCTGCTCGACAGCCGGTCGTTCCTGCGCAGCATCAAGGACCTCGACCCGAACGCCGATGACTTCGGCACTGCCCTGGCTGAGCGGATCACTCAGGCGGTCGAGGACAACCCGAAGTTCAAGGCGGCCCAGCTGAGTGGGCCGCCCGCGAGGAGCGGAGGGGAGTTCACCGGTGGGCCCGGTGGCCGTAGCTCCGACCCGGACCAGATGACCACCGACGACTTCCGCGCGGCGCGGCGCCGCCAGAAGTCCAACCCCAACAAGGAGTAGGCCCACATGGCTAACACCTTTCTGACCCCGAGCGTGATCGCCCGCGCGGCGCTGGCCACCCTGTACGAGACCACGGTCATGGCGATGCTCGTGCACCGCGACTACGAGGAGGAGTTCGCGGCGCGCATCGGCGACACCGTGAACGTCCGCAAGCCGGCCGTCTTCACCGCGGAGGAGTACATCAGGGACGACGGCATCAAGATCCAGAACGCTGAGGAGAAGAGCGTTCCGGTCCGCCTGAACCACTTCGCTGACGTGTCCTTCGCCGTGACCACGGAGGAGCTGACGCTGCGGATCGAGGACTTCGGCGTGCAGCTGCTCAACCCGGCGATGGAGGCCATCGCGCAGAAGATCGACCGCGACATCCTGGCGCTGCGGGACGACGTGCTGCAGGAGGTCGGCGTCACCGCGGAGGGTGGCGTGCAGTTCCCCGCGAACCCGGTCGGCAAGAACATGTTCGACTACAGCGACCCGAAGGTTGCGATCGACGCCCGGCGTGTGCTGAACCAGCGCAACGTCCCCAGCGCTGACCGCTACCTGGTGATCGGCCCGGAGATCGAGGCTCAGTGGCTGGGCGACGAGCTGTTCCACAGGGCCGACGCGCGTGGCGACACGGACGGCCTGCGTGAGGCGTCCCTCGGTCGTCGCGTTTTCGGTTTCGACCCGTACCAGACGCAGAACATCAAGGTCCCGGTGCAGGAGACCGGCAACAGCACGACCGAGGTCGGCGTCGCCTTCCACCGGACTGCGTTCGCTCTCGTGACCCGTCCCCTGGTGCTTCCGCAGGGCGCGGCCAACGCCGCCGTGGCGTCGTACAAGGGCTTCGGCCTGCGCGTCGTCATGGACTACGACATCGACAAGAAGCAAGACGTGGTCTCGATCGACTGCCTCTACGGCACCAAGACCCTCGACGAGAACCGCGCCGTTCTCATCAAGGGCGCCGACGTCGTCTAGATATCACGCAAGTACTACAGCTTGCGTGATGTTCCCTGCCCGCCCGCACCCCGGGCGGGCCTTCCATCTCCCAGCCTCAGGAGGGGCAGCGATGGGCCACAAGGTCAACACCGTGGACGGCAAGGCAGGCGACGTCGACCTGTCCGCCGCCCGCACCTTCACCAAGGAGTACCGCGTCCCCAAGGGCGTGGCCGGCACCTACATGGTGACCAGGCTCCCGGTCGCGTGCACGGCCATTGCTGTGCGCGCCTACCGGGCAGGCGGGATCGGCGGCGCGGTGAACGCACAGCGCAACGGCGGCAACCTGCTCGCGGAGCCCCTGGCCACCACCACGGACGCGTGGGCGGGTTGGACGCACCTGCAGAACGCCGCGTTCGCCGCGGGCGACACCCTGTCGGTCGTTACCGCCGACCCGGCGGGGAGCCCAGCCGAGGTGATCGTCCAGGTCGACTTCCGAGTGAACCCGTAGGGCGGCGCGCGTGTACGTCTACCGCAACAGCAACACCGGCGCCTTCTACGAGACACCGCAGAGGTCGGTGCGGCTGGAGACCCTGCCGAACTGGCTGCTGATTTCCGCATCGGACGGGCAGTCGGCCGACCCGGTGGCCACGCCTCCGGCCAGGTCATCGCGCCCGCTCGACACCGACAACAGGGCCGCATGGGTCGAATACGCGATCTCCCAAGGCATGCCCCCGAAGGACGCCCGCGCCCTCAGCAAAGCCTCGCTCGTGAAGGAGTTCGGCCGAGAGGAGGACGACGATGCCTAGGACCGACCTGCCCGTCACGAAGATTGTCCGCGCTGGTCACGACCTGGCGGCGGCGCTGCCCACGCCCGCGATCGCGGACGGGCACGCGTTCGTCAACAACGGCCGCCGCATGCTCCGCGTGAAGAACACCGATGCCGCCCCACGGACGGTCACGGTGCAGATCCCCGGCGAGGTGGAGGGGCAGCCGCTGCCGGACGTGCCGTACACGATCCCGGCAGACGGCGGGGATGTGCTGATCCCACCGCTGCCCGCGGTCTACAACCAGAGCGACGGCAAGGTGTACCTCGACTACTCCGACCCGGCCGGGCTGATGGTGCACGTCCTCGAACTTCCTGCGGGGTAGCCGATGCCGACGTACGCCACGGCCGAGGACTACACCGACTACACCGGCAAGCCGGGCCCGGACGACATCGCCCGGCGGCTCGCGCGCGCGTCGGAGCGGGTCGACGAGCTGCTGTCCAACGCGATCTACGAGACGACCGCCGAGGGCGTCGCCGTCGACCCGGTGCTCAAGGACGCCATCACCCGGGCGACCTGCGCGCAGGCCGCGTGGACGCTCGCGGTCGGCGACGAATTCGGCACCACGTCGGCCTTTAAAAACGTGTCGATGGGGTCCGTCCGCCTGGCCAGGGTGGACACCAAGACCGGCGAGGCGCCCAGGTACGCGCAGGACGCGGTGTCGATCCTGCTGCAGGCCGGGTTCCTGATTGCGGTGATGACCTGGTGACCGCCATCCCGGACTTCATGTTCCGCCACGAGGCGATCGTCGAGCCGCTGACCGGCGAAGGAGCGTACGGGCCGGTCTACGGCCCCCCGGTTACGGAGCCGTGCCTGGCCGACGACAAGCGGCAACTCGTCCGCGACGCCAACGGCATGGAGATCGTGTCCGACACGACGGTGTACTTCAAGCCCGGCGTCGTGTGCCCGCCCGGCAGCCGGGTCACGGTCAATGGCCGGTCGAGCACGGCCATCACGAGCCTCGTGCGCGACGGCGGTGGCCTGCCGACGCCCGACCATGTGGAGGTGGCGCTGAAGTGAGAGACGGCATCGACGTCGACCTCGACCTGCACCTCAACCCGGCCGCGTTCACGGAGGAGACCAAGACGACGTCGGCGCGGGCGCTCAAGGACGCGGCGCTGCACGTGCTGCAGGTTGCGAACACGAGGGTGCCCATCCAGGAGGGGCACCTGCAAGACAGCGGTGACACGGCGGTCGACCGGAACGAGATGCGGGCCTACATCAGCTACAACCAGCCGTACGCGGTGTATCAGCACGAGAACCTCGACCTCAGGCACGCCCCCGGCCGCGAAGCGAAGTACCTGGAGACGGCGCTGGAAGAGGAAGCCGCGGCGGTGCGGGCGCTGCTTGCACAGCAGCTGAAGGAACTGTTCAGGTGACGCCGCCACCGCAGGGATGGACTCGGCTGCTTCTGGAGGGCCTCGGTCAGCTGCTGGAGGACGCGGGCGCGGGCGACTGGAACCCCCAGGGCATCTACACTCCCGACCAGACCGCGATCACGCTCGGCGGGCTGCCCACGGCGCCGGACCTGGCTATCTCGCTCGCGACGTACGGCCTCGGCCAGGCCGGCGACGACGTCGAGCAGGCCGACAGCTCCGTGCTGGTGCAGTTCCGGATGCGGGGAGGCCCGGACCCTCGCGTGGCCGACGACCTGGCCGACGCGGTCTTCAACGCGGTGCACGGCCTGAGCGAGCGCCGCCTGTCGACCGGCGTGATGGTGCTGCTGGCTCAGCGGCGCATCATCGCCCCGCACACGCGGGACGGTTCTGGCCGGGTGGAGCGGGCCGACAGCTACGAGCTGATGTGCGTTCGCCCCTCCACCTACCGGGACTGACCCTCCCCTGTTCCCCCTTGTCGCTAGCAATCGTGCTTGCGGCATTTCGGCATGCGCTCACAAGGAGATGAGATGACGCTGCGCAGCCTGCTCGCCAAGGACTGGGTTGTCGAGATCAACACCGGCACCACTGCCGCGCCGACCTGGACGCCCGTCAAGGGCCTCACCGAGTTCGCTGAGGAGATCAACACCGAGACCGAGGACGACTCGGACTTCGACGGCGACGGCTGGGCCAGCCAGGTCGTCACCCAGCGCGGCTGGACCCTGACCCTCAACGGCAACCGCAAGCGCGACGCCGACGCCGTGGCGTTCGTCCCGGACCCTGGCCAGGAGTTCCTCCGCAAGGCTGGTCACATCGTCGGCCCCGGCGCGGACGTCCACTGCCGCTGGTACCGCCGCGACGGCTCGCCCGACGCGTACGAGGGCCGCGCCGCCGTTGACTACAAGGGCGCCGGCGGAGAGAACACTGACCTGGAGCCGTTCGAGATCGAACTGCTGGGCCAGGGCAAGCCCGAGGAGATCGAGAACCCGGTGGCGGCGTAACCCATGGCGAAGCTCAAGGCCCTCGACGAGTTCTTCGACGACACTCTCACGCTGCCGATCAGCGGCAAGGAGTACACCATCCCTGCGCCGGACGCGGAGACCGGCCTGCTGTGCCAGCGGCTCATGCAGGCCGGTGTCGCCGCTGCGAATGGCCAGGCGGCGGACCTGTCCGACCTGGCGGAGTTGGATGACGACCAGGAGACCGACCTCTACAGGCGGTGTCTCGGCACCGTCTATGACGAGCTGCTGGCTGACAAGGTGACGTGGCCGCGGATCAAGCACGCCGGCATCACCGCGTTCCTCTGGATCGCAGTCGATCTCGACGCTGCGATGAAGTTTTGGGACGCCGGTGGCCTCCCGGAAGCACTCGCCCCGAACCGGGCCGCCTCCGAGGTGGCGGCGAATACGACTCGGCCACGGGGCTCTACGAGTGGTACGAAGCCGCCCCGGCAGGCCCAGCGCTCACGTGGGAAAAGCTCCTGAGCCACTGGGACCTCATCGAGGCCGATCTCCACAGCCACTACGGGATCGACCTCGATGAGCCCGGCCTGCTGGCCGGCCGCACCTGGCGGTGGCTCCGCACCCGGATCCTCGGCCTTCTGACGGCGGATACCCGGCTCGCGCGCCAGCTCGCCCCGCCTCCCGACAAGACGGCCAGCCGCGCACGGGGCCGGACACACGACTGACGGCGCTCGCGCGAGCACTACCGCTAGCACCTGGGGAGGTGAACCGTGGCTCTGTCCATCGGCGACCTGTACGCGACCCTGAGCCTGCGCGACAAGATGTCTGGGCCGCTCGGCAAGGCCGAGGCGGGGATCAGGGTTCACGCCTCCGGTATCGAGGCCGCCTTCATCGCTGCGGGCTTGGCGGCCACGCGCATGGCGAGCACGGCCGCCAAGGGCGGCCAGGCCCTCGTCGGCGCTGGCGCGAAGAGCAGCGCGCTGCTGGCCGGGGTGGGTGCGGCCGGCGTCGCGGTGGGCGGCGGCCTGGCGGCGGTGTTCGCTGGCGCGACGCTCGCCATCGCCAAGATCGGCATCACCGCGGCCGCCGCCGCGCCAGCCGTGAAGGCGGCTTTCGCTGGCCTGGGCGCGTCGGTCAAGGCGGAGCTCGCGGACGCCGCGAGCGTGTTCCAGGGGCCGCTGATCGCGGCGGCGGGCCAGCTCAAGGGCATGTTTTCCTCGCAGATCGCCCCGGCGCTGACCAGCATGTTCGGGCAGATCGCGCCGCTGATAGGGCAGTTCACGGCCGGTCTGGGGCAGATGCTCACGCCGCTGCTGCCTGCCATCCAGGCCGTCGTGGGTGCGGCGGCTCCGCTGCTCAGTCAGCTGGCCGGGTCTCTCGGCCAGTTCGGGTCGCAGCTTGCCGGGTTTCTGGAGCCGGTGGCTGCCGCGTTGTCGCAGAACAGCGGCCTGCTGGCGACCCTGGTCACGGGGATTGGTGGCCTGCTGCAAGCCCTCGGGCCGCTGCTGGCGGCGTTCGTGCAGCTCGCCGGAACCGTGGCCGGGCCTCTCATGGCTGGGCTGCAGCTGATCGCGTCAACCCTGTCTGCGCAGCTCGGGCCTGTCCTGATTCAGATAGCTCCCGTGATTGGTCAGCTGGTCACGGGGCTCGCCGGGATCGTAGCCGCGTTGATCCCCCTGCTGCCGCCGATCCTGCAGCTCGCGGCCACCTTGGCGACTGCGCTGATGCCGGTGCTGACGCAGGTGGCGCAGACGATCGTCGCCGCGCTGCAGCCGGTGCTTGTCCAGCTCACGCCGGTGATAGGGCAGATCGCGGGCGCCTTCGGGCAGCTGATCACTGCCGTCCTGCCTCTGCTGCCGCCCATCGCGCAGCTGGTCGGCACCCTGGCGTCGCAGCTCATACCGGCGATCACGCCGATCATTCCGCTGGTCGGGCAGGTCGCGGCGGCTCTGGCCGGTGCGCTGCTTTCCGCTTTCTCAGCGATCTTGCCTGCCATCACGCCGCTGCTGCCGGTGGTCGCGCAGCTGGCCCAGGCGCTGCTGCCGCCGCTGGTCGAGCTGATCAACGCCTTGTCGCCCATCCTGACCGGGCTGGCGGGGATCTTCGCGTCGGTGGTGGGCGCGGTGACGCCCTTCCTGCCGCCTCTGATCCAACTCAGCACGTCGATCCTGCCGCTGCTGATCAGCATCGTGACCGCCTTCGCCAAGCTCCTCACCGGGGATTTCTCAGGCGCGTTCGAGACGATCAAGAAGGGCGTCATCACCTTCGCCACCACGATCAAGAACTCCTTCGAGAAGCTGATGTCTCTCGGCCGGGACCTGGTCAACGGCATCAAGGACGGCTTCGTCAAGGCGTGGAACGCGTTCGTCGACACGATCAAGAATCTCGCCTCCGGCGCGGTCGACCTGGTGAAGGGGATCTTCGGCATCTCCAGCCCGTCGAAGGTGTTCGCGCAGATCGGCCAGCAGAACGTCCAAGGTCTGATCAACGGCATGGCCAGCAAGCAGAAGGGCTTGCAAAGCATGGCCGCCCGGCTGTCCACCACGCTGCAACGGTCCGCGCCCGGGCCGCTGACGTACGCCTCCCAGGCCGCCGTGGCGTCCCCGCCGCCGCCCGTGGCCGCGCCGGCGAGGTCCGGCGGCAGAGGTGACGGTCGCCAGATCTACATGACGATCAACAACCACTACCCGCAGGCCGAACCCACCAGCAAGTCCATGAACAAGGGCCTGCAGTACGCCGCGGCGGTCGGCCTTCTCTCCTGACCTCCCCACCCGCCAACGACCCACGGGGAGGTGAGGCGTGGCGCTCAACGTCGGCGACCTGTTCGCCACGATCAGCCTCAGGGACAACCTCACCCCCGGCCTGGGCCGGGCGGTCGTCGCGCTGCGCACCATGGCGGGCCGGTTCGACGAGGGGGCAGCTCAGATCGCGAAGACCGGAGCCGCGATTTCGCTCACTGCCACGGTGGCCAGCTCGGCGCTGGCCGGCCTCGGGGTGGCCGCGTCGGCCGTCGCGGTGGGCGCGGCCGGGGCGCTCGTCGGCCTGGTCGGCGGGATCGCGGCGCTCGGCATCGCGGCGGCGGCGACCTCCGACAACGTCAAGGGGGCGTTCGTCTCCATGGCGTCGAACGTGGGGGCACAGGTGAAGGCGGCGGCGGCCACGTTCGAGGAGCCGTTGCGGCAGCTCGCCGGGAACCTGCAAACGATCTTCACAACGATGATCGCGCCGCAGCTCGCGGCCATGTTCCAGCAGATCAGCCCGCTGATCGGCCAGTTCACCACGGCTCTGGTGCAGGTGCTCGTGCCGATTCTCCCGGCGGTGCGGCAGATCATCGCGGCTATCGTGCCCATGCTGTCGCAGCTGGCGGGCGCGATGGGCACCTTCGCCACCCAGGTCGCCGCGTTCCTCGCCCCGATCACGGCGGCCTTCGCGGCCAACAGCGGCCTGCTGGCCCAGTTCGTGCTCGGCGTCGGCTCGCTGCTGCAGATCCTCGGCCCGTTCATAGCTGGGCTGGTGCAGGTCGGGGCGCAACTCATGGGCCCTGTCCTGGGCGCTCTGCAGATGATCGTGCAGGCCCTCACCGGGGCGCTGCTGTCCGCGATCGTGCAGGTCACCCCGGCCATCTCCCTGCTGCTGGTGAGCGTCGGCCAGCTAGTCGCCGCCGTGGCGCCGCTTCTGCCTCCGCTGGTGCAGCTCGTGGCGGTGTTCGCGACGGCGCTGATGCCGGTGATCGTGCAGGCCGTGTCGATCATCTCTGGCGCGCTGGTGCCAGTGCTGGTGCGGCTGCAGCCGGTCGTCGGGCAGGTCGCTGCCGCGTTCGGTGCGTTTCTGCTCGCCGTGGTGCCGCTGGTCGGCCCGCTGGCTGACCTGGTGGCGCAGCTCGCGTCGGCGCTGCTGCCGGCGCTGGCTCCTCTTCTGCCGCTCGTCGGGCAGGTCGCGGCGATCCTCGGCGGCGTCCTGGTGCAGGCCCTCGGCATCGTGGTCCGGGCCATCACGCCGATTCTGCCCCTGCTGTCGCAGGCCGTGGTGCTGTTCGGCGCGCAGCTCATGCAAGCGCTGCTCGACCTGACGCCGGTGCTGCTGCAGTTGGTGCAGACATTCTCGACGCTGCTGCCCGCCGTGGCGCCGATTCTGCCGCTGATGGTGCAGTTCGCCGGGTCGATCCTGCCGCAAGCGGTTCAGCTGGCGGCGGTGCTCGCCCCGGTGCTGATGCAGCTCGCGGGCGGGTTCATCCAGATCATCCAGGCCGTGCTCCCGCTCCTGCCGCCGCTTCTGCAGCTGACGAGCGCGGTGCTGCCGCAGGTCGTCAGCCTGGTGTCCCTGCTCGCGCAGGGCCTGACGACGCTGCTCGGCCCCGCGTTCCAGGCAATCACGACCATCGTGGCCACGATGGTGCAGAGCGTCGCCACGCTGTTCGGCTGGCTGTACGACGTGCTGATCGGCCACTCGATCATCCCGGACCTGGTGACCGGGATCGGCAAGTGGATCGGCGGCACGCTCGTGTCGTTCTTCGCCGACCTGCCTGGCCAGCTCGTGCGCGCGGTCGGCGACATCGGTTCCGTGATGTCCGGCATCGGCCAGGCCGCCATGACCGGCGTGTGGAACGGCATCGTCAGCATGTACGACTGGCTGAAGAACGCCATCTACGGCTTCTTCTCGTCGATCATGCCGGACTGGGTGCGGCAGGCGCTCGGCATCTCCAGCCCGAGCCGCGTGTTCGCGCAGATCGGGCAGCTCACCATGCTCGGCATGGCGCAGGGCATGCAGGCGTCGGCCAGCGAGGTGCTGCGCACGGCCCGCAGCATCGCCGGGCAGCTCACCACCGCGTTCAACCCGGACCTGTCCGCGTCGGTCCGTTCGGGCGCGGCCGCGGTCGGCGGGCCGAGCCGGGGCGGGGGGGTGGTCATCAACCAGACGGTGATCAACCCGGTCGCTGAGCCGGGCTCGCAGACGATCAACCGCGGCCTGCAACTGGCCAGCGCGATGGGGGTGGTGTGATGTCCGCGACGTACTTCCTGGACGGGGTTCCCCTGGACCACCCGGCGGGCTGCTGGCGGCTGAAGAAAGGCACCAAGAGGCGGCCCCTGCCGGGGGTGCGGACGGTGAACCTGTCCGTGCCCGGCCGGGCGGGTGACCTGCCGGTGCTGGGCCTGGATCATGAGGCGACGACGCTCCCGCTGGCGCTCACCGTCTACTCGTTCACGCCGTCCGGCGTCGACGGCGGGGCGCAGCAGATGGAGCACAACCTGGAGGCGCTGGGCGCGCTGCTCGGGACGCGGCACCGGCTCATGACGCTCAAGTGGGTGACGGGGTCGATCGTCCGCGTCGCTGGCGTGGCGGTGGAGGCGGTCGCCGATCCGGAGTACTTCCCGGGCGCGGCCATGGCCAGGCTGACCGCCGTGGTGAAGGTGCCGGGCGTGTACTGGCGGGACGAGGCCGACGCGACATGGACCGGGGCCATGCCGGGCGTGGGCCAGGTCGTCACCCCGCTGGCGGGCAGCACCGGCCCGATCGCGGACGCGCTGCTACGGGTCACCGGCCCCGCCGTCCAGCCGGCGGTGACGGACGTGGCCACGGGGGGAATGGTGGCCTACACGGGCACGGTGCAGGCTGGGGAGCACCTGCTGGTCGACTGCGGGGGCCTGCGCGCGGCGGTCGTCACGACGGACACGTGGGACCTGACCAGCGGGACGGACGTGACCGGCGACATCAACGCGACTGGCCCCGGCTCGGCGTTCCGCTGGCTGCACCTGACTCCTGCCATGGCGGTGGGGGACCCGCACTCGCGGGCCGTCCTGGTCGACGCCGCGGCGTCGGGCGCGTCGGCCGAGTCGGCTGTCGCGATCCGGGCGCGCCGCTCCTACCTATAGACGGAGGGAGGCTAGGTGTTCGACGTGCGTCTCATCGCCTACGCCCCCAACGGGCCGCGTCTGGGCTTGCTGCCGCGCCCGCTGTCGTTCCAAGCTGGGCACCCGCTGAACGACGTGCCCGCGTTGACGCTGCGGTACAGCCGTCACGCCATCGGCGCTGGCCTGCTCGCGCAGGCGTGCGAGGTGGCCATGGAATGGTCGGAGGACGGAGACACGTGGGTCGAGCCGCCGGACTCGCGGTTCCTGCGGATCAGGCGAGGCACGGACGTTACCGACGAGGCCGGCGTCGAGATGTACGAGATGCCCGGCTACGGCTGGCAACTCCGCAAGATCGTGCTTTACCCGGGGCCCGCGCCGCTGGTCGACGGCAAGCGAACGTTCCTCAGCGCGACGCCCGGAGCCATCCTGCAGACGTTCCTTGCTGAGGCGCAGGCGCGCGGCGCGCTGCCCGAGCTTGACTGGACGTTCGACACCGAGCAGGACAGCAACAACCAGCCGTGGGCGAAGATCCTCACCATCTACTACCAGCCGGGCCTGGACGCGCTTACGACGCTGATCAACCTCGCTGAGCAGTCCGTCATCGACTTCCGGTTCGAGGGGCGGACGCTCCACGTCTACAACGCCGACAGCGCGCTGGCGCGCGACCGGACCGCCGCGCCGCGCGTGGACCTGCTGCTCGGCCGCGACGTGCTCGACGCCCCGGACACGGGCACGCTGGAGGACGCCGCGAACGCGGTGCTCGTCGTCGGGGATGACGGGTTCCGCAAGTCGTACGGTTCCAGCGCGGTCCTGCCGTGGGGCCGGTGGGAGAACTACATCGGGCAGGGCGGCGTCAGCGACGACGGGACCGCCTTCCTGCTCGCTGAGGGGTCGTTGCTGCGCGCCGCCCAGGAGCGGGTGCAGCACACGCGGGAGATCACGCCGTACTCGGCGCGGTGGCTGCCGTGGCGGGACTACCAGCCAGGAGACAAGATCATCGCTCCGGCGAGCGGCGGCACGCTCGCGCCGCTCCGGGTCCGGCAGATCACCGTCACCAAGGACGACAAGGGTGTGGTCGGCGGAAACGTCGTGCTCAACGACCGTTTCCTTGAGCAGTCGATCAGGCTCGCCCGCCGCACCGCCGGCATCGTCGGTGGGTCGACCGCGTCCGGCGGGTCCGGGGCGCAGCCCGCGCCGCCGTCACCGCGTGGCCGCACGGCGGCGAAGCCCGCCGGGCTGATCGTGGATCCAATCACGTACGTGGACGCGTCCGGGTTCGCGCAGGGCCAGGTCACCGCGACGTGGGGGCCGGTGCTCCTGGACGTGAACGGCGAGGCGATCGACATCGACTCCTACGAGCTGTTCATGCGGGACAACGTGGTCGGCGCGCCGTGGTTCCTCGTGGCCACCACGGAGCCGGGCACCACCACAGCGACCTACTCGCCGCTGCTCGTCGGCCAGGAGTACGCCTTCAAGGTCCGGGCCACGTCGCAGGGCGTCAAGGGCGTGTTCTCCGACGAGTACGCCGTGCTCATCGAGGAGGACACCACTCCACCGCCGGTGCCGACCGCGCCCGTCGTGGCCGCCCGGCTCGGTGTGATCCACGTCGGATGGGATGGGCTCGGCGTCGGCCAGGAGCCGATGCCGGCCGACTTCCACCGAGTGCGGGTGTGGATGCAAGACCCGCTCGACCCCGGCGCGGCCGAGGTTGGCTATCTGCAGGCGGCCGGGTCGATCGTCGTGACCGGGCAGCCGTATGGCGCGCTGCGGGAGTTTTGGCTGACCTCCGTCGACCACGCCGGGAACGAGTCGGGCCCGTCCGCGAGCGCGGTCATCGCCGCGGTGCAGCTCGTGGAAGGCGACGCGGCGGATGAGTCGATCACGGCGGGCGCTATCGCGGCCAACGCGGTCACCGCCGACAAGATCGAGGCTGGTGCGATCGAGGCCGGGCACATCGGGGCCAACCAGATCACAGCCGACAAGCTCGCGGCGGTCCTGGCTCTGGTCACGCGGATCGTCGCCGGGGACCCGCTCGCGGCGCGGGTGGAGCTCAACGAGGACGGCCTGGCCGCGTACGACGAAGACGGCGTACAGACGGTGCTGGTGTCCTCGGCTGGCGCGGTGAGCATCGTCGGGCAGCTCGCGACAGGGCTGACCGGCAACCGGCTCGTCATCAACCCGACCGGCGCGTCACAGCCGGAGATCCGGTTCCTGCCCGGCACCGGGACGAACCCGGCGCGGATGTACGTGGACGGGTCGATGTATCCCGGTGAGGCGACCGTCGTCACCGTGTCGGGGGTCAGCGGGTCGGGCACCGCGCAGGCCCGGGTCGTCCACGCGGCCACCGACTACCGGGTGCACATCGTCAACCCGACAACCGGCCTCGCCGGCGGCGGCTACCTGTTCGCGAAGCCGAACGAACTCGAGGTGGGCTACAACGACGCCAGCGCGAACCTGAACCGCTTCAAGTTCGGGGCCGCATCGACGCAGTTCGCCGGGAAGTGGTCGTTCGAGGGCAGCGAGGCCGGGCTCCTCATGCGGTCGGTGTCGCTGTCGGGTGGTCAGAACTACAACGTGTTTTGGACGTTCACGATGGCGACGGTGCCGCGCGTGGTGTTTACGGCGGACAACCCTGTGCCGGACCGGCTGAGTTTCCACATGAGGAACCCCACGACGACGCAGTTCACGCTGAGGAGCAACGAGAGCAGCGCGACTAGCCCGCCCTTTTTCACGGTGCAGCTGAATTTGTGGGCTTGGCGGATGTGATCAACGAAGGAGTGCCATGTTCTGGGTCAGCGGTGATTCGGTCAGCCCTGACCTTGTCGAGCTCGACGAGGTGGGCATCGCAGCGCTTAAGGCCCCACAGCAGATGTGGGAGATCGTGCTTCCAGACGGCTCCAGCGTGTTCCTGCCTGGAGAGCATTGGTATGTCGCATTCCGTGTCCCGGTCTCCCCGACCACGTATCGGTGGGTGGTGGAGTACTTCGTCCAACCGCCCGAGGGCGCCCCGGGGCAGTCCACCGCCGCCCAAGATGGTGCACAGGCGCTGGTCGACGGGGGCAACACGGTCGTGGTTCGCCGCTACAGGGACTACGAGGAGACGACCACGTTCACCTTCGATGGGGCGACAGTCCCGCCGGCCGAGTGGTGATGATGCCGGTTCAGCAGTGGCGCATCACGGAAGTCCGCGAGGTAGTCAACCCGGACGAGAACGCATGGCTGATCACGTACGAGCCGGTTGACGGCGACCCGGGCGCCGGGTTCGTGTCGTACGTGCCGAAGGAGGCGATCGAGGTCCGGGCCGCTGAGTATGGCCTGGCCACCGTGGATGAGGCGCTGGACGTGATCCTGCATTCGCCGCTGCTCGCGCCCGCGCACGCGGCTGGGGAGCTGAACATGCCGACTCCGGCGCTGGTCGATGTCGAGACCGCCCGCGCGCAGGTGGTCGAGCAGCTGGCCATCTGTAAGGCGAAGTGCGGAGTCGTCACCACGGCGGCCGAGACTCGCCGTGCGGCCAAGGGCGCCGCTGATCCGCTGCAGGTCATCCGGGATCAGACGCGGATCGACCCCATCAAGAGCGCCACGATCCGCATGGAAATGGACCGATACCGGCTCGCCCACGCGGCCGAGTCGGAGAACGGAGGCGGCGGCCAGTGAGCGTGATCCTGCCCGCTGATCTGCCCCGGTACGGGCTGCGCCTGGTGGCGTACGAGCCCAACGGGGCGCGTCTGGGGCTCCTGCCGTTCCCGCTGTCATTCGAGGCCGCGGCCCCGCTGAACGACGTCGCCTCACTGCGGCTGGACTACTCGGCGCACGCAGCTGGGCAGGACCTGCTCGCGCAGCCGTGCGAGGTCGCGCTGGAGTACCTGGCGGGCGGCGACTGGGTTGAGCCGCCCGACGCCCGGTTCCTGCGCATCAAGCGCGGCTCCGACGTGACCGACCAGGCCAGGAAACAGAGCTACACCTGCCCCGGCTACGCGTGGCAGTTCAAGAAGGCCGTCCTGTACCCGAACGGCACGCTGGTCGACGGGAAACGGCAGTTCAACGCCGTGTCGCCGGGAGCGATCCTGCGGACCCTCATCGACGAGGCGAAGGCCCGGAGCGCGCTGGACGGCATGACCGCCGACTTCACCAGCAGCACCGACAGCAACGGCCAGGAGTGGGCGGCCACCCTGACGATCGCGCTGGAGCCGGGCGTTGACCTGCTGACGCTGCTGCTCAACCTCAGCGATCAGGGCGTGATCGACTGGCGGATGCGCGGCCGCGCCCTGGAGGTGTTCAACGAGGGCACCGTGATGGCCGTGGACAGGGCGGCTGGCCCGGGTCTGGTGGATCTGCGGCTGGGCCGCGACGTTGACCAGGCCCCGGATGACGCCACCCTGGAGGACCTCTCTACCGCGATCTTTATCGCTGGCGAGAACGGGTTCACCCATGAGATCGCCAACGACCCCTCCGCGTCGCCGTGGGGCCGCTGGGAGACCTACCAGCAGCAGGGTGGGGTGTCGGACGCGGGGACGGCCGCCGCGCTCGGACAGGCCGCTCTGGACCGCGCATCTGGGGAGCGGGTGCAGATCACCCGCGCCGTGGTGTTCGACGCAGCGCGGTGGCTGCCGTGGGCCGACTACGCGCCCGGGGACACGGTGCTCGCGCCGGGCGACGGCGGCCGGATGGAGCCGCTGCGGATCAGGCAGATCACGCTGTCCCGGGCGGGCGACGCCAAGCTGTCCGGCAACCTCGTGCTGAACGATCGGTTCCTGGAAAACGACATCAAACTTGCCCGCCGGACCGCTGGCATTCTCGCGGGCGGGGTCTCCTCGGGCGGGTCCGGCGCGACGCCGGCGCCGGACTCCAGCGGCCGTGTCCCGGCCGCGCCGCCGGGCCTGATCGTGGAGCCGGACGCGTATCTGGACGCGGGCGGGTACGCGCGAGGCATTGCGGTGGTGACGTGGGGTCCGGTCACGCAGGACGTGAATGGGGTGGCGCTCGACGTCGACGGCTACGAGGTGTACGCCCGCCAGAACGCGGAGGGCGAGCTGTGGTTCCTGGTCGCGCAGACCGCGTCCGGCGACATCTCGGCCAGCGTGTCGCCCCTGAACGTGGAGTGGGAGTACGCGTTCAAGGTGCGCGCGGTCGGTAACGACGGCACGAAGGGCGAGTTCTGCCCGCCGGTGGCCGTGCTCATCCCGAACGACACCACGCCGCCGCCGGTGCCGTCCGCGCCGACGCTGACGACCCGGTTGGGCGTGATCCACGTCGTGTGGGACGGGCTCGGCGCGGGCGGCGTGCCGATGCCGATCGACTTCGACCGGGTCCGCGTGTGGATGCAGGACCCGCTCGACCCGGGCACGCCTGCGGCCGAGGTCGACTATCTGACGGCGGCCGGCGTTGTGGTGATTCCGGATCAGCCGTACAACGCGCCTCGCGAGGTGTGGCTGACGGCGGTCGACCACAGCGGAAACGAATCGGTGCCGACAGCAGCCGGGGTGATCGCCACGGTGCCGCTGGTGGACGCGGATCTGATCGGTCAGGTGATCGACGGGGCCGAGCACATCATCGACGGGACGATCCCCGGCGACGCGAAGATCACCGCCGACTCGATCACTGGCAGGTTGATCCGCGCGTTGGCGATCGAGGCCGACAAGATCGCCGCGAATGCGATCACGGCGGACAAGGTGGCCGCGGGCGCGATCGAGGCAAGCCACATCAGCGCGAACGCGATCACCGCTGACAAGATCGCCGCGAACGCCATCACGGCTGCGAAGATCGCCGCCAATGCGATCAACGGCAAGACCATCACAGGCTCGATCATCCGGACGGGCACGACCGGGCAGCGGATCGTCATCGACCCCAGCACCTTGGATATCAGGTTCTACCCGGACGGCAACTCCAACTACAGCCGCCTGTGGACGTCGGACGACGACTTCGCCGGTGAGGCGACCTTCCGCATCACCAGCGGCACGAACCCGAGCCAGACCGCGCGGACGTTCCTCACCGTGGCGGCGGGATGGACGAAGCTGGAGGTCCTGGACCCGTTCACCTCCGACCCGAACGGCGGGTTCCTGGAGTCCGCCGAAGATTACTCGCGGATCGGCTACGACGACGGCACGTCCGACAACCAGTACATGTGGTTCGACGCTTCCGGCATGACCACGCACTACGGCAAATGGTGGGACAACGCATTCGCGTCGTCCACGTGGGGCGTGCACGCCGGGTCGCGGATCGCCAGCGAGGGCTGGACCGGGGTGGAGATCATCTACGGGCCCACGATGCAGGGAAACATGGGCCCGGTCGCCGTGCTGAGGGACGGCGCGATGACGGAGAACCCTGACCTGCGCCCCAACTTCTACTGGGCCATCGAGTTCTCCACGCAGTCGTCATTCCTGATCTCGTGGTCGGACGGCGGCGGTGTGCGCAGCGGTAAGGCCGTCTACTGGTGGGCGCATCGACACAACGGGAGTGCATGATGCCTTTGACCTGGACAATCTGGGACGCTGAATTGTCGTACGGTCCCGTGTACTTCGCGCAGAAGGACGCCGTTCGCGCCAATCCGCTGGGCGCTGAGCCTCTGTGGGGTGTCGCGGTCGTCAAGACGGACGGCTCCCGGTTCCTGAAGACGTTCCCCCACTCCACGCTGGAGTGGCGTGCCGCCGAGTACGGCATCGACCCGGACGACAAGGACACCCTGCTCGACGTGATCCTGCACGAGAGCTACATCCCGCGCGAGGACGACCCGCTCACCCGCATGGACCCCGCGTCGGCGAAGGTCCTGTCTGCGACGCGCGGCACGCCCGACTGCTGGACACCCGGCGTCTCGGACAAGGACCGGTTGGACGCGCATCTGAACCGGATCGCCGCGGTGAAGAAGTACCGCGTGCGGCTGGATCCCGCCAGCGTGGCCGACCGGCAGGGCGCTCTCACGTACGTGGGGTCGCGCCGGATCGCGCCGGCCGACCCGCTAGACCCGATCCGGGCGGCTCAGCTCGACCCGATCCGGGTGGAGGCGCGCAGGCTGGCAGTGGAGTGGGCACGTTCGGCGGGGACGATGCAGGAGCCCAACTTCCTGTTCAAGCCGCCGGACGCGCTCATGGGCATGCCGACCGAGATGGGCGCCGCGACGGTATGAGCGAGGAGGAGGCCCCGAATCTGGCGCTGTCGCTGGCCGAGCTGCGCCGCCTGGTCGAGGTGGGGTTCGAGCGCACCAACGGCAGCACAGCGCTGATCCTGCAGCGACTTGACCAGGTGGATGACCGGCACAACGAGCTGGCCAAGCGGGTCGAGCAGGACCGCGCCGCCGCCGACGCCCGGTATGTCGCATTGGAGGCCCGGCTGGACGTGGTGGAGCGGGAGGCGGTAACCCGCACACAGCTCACCGAGCGGACCCGGCAGATCATCGCCGTCGTCACCGTCCTGGTTGCCGTGGCGGGCGCGGTGATTGCGCTGATCCAGCTCACGCGCGGCTAACCGGCCACTCCTTTCCATCGACGAACCCAAGGGGGATCACCATGCCATGGCTGACACAGCTCGCTTCGGTTGCGCGGAGAACGGGCTTCCCTGTGACGGAGGTCGGCGGGTGGAAGAGCCGCGGCCACGGGCAGCAGCCCTCCGTCGAGGGCGTGGTCTGCCACCACACCGCCGGGTGGAATGACCGGCGCGTCGTGGTGAACGGCCGCCCGGGGCTCGACGGGCCGCTGTCGCATTTCTGGCTGCAGCACACCGGCCGGATCTGGGTCGTCGCCGCCGGCCGGTGCTGGCACAACGCGCCGTCGACCAGCCCGCACCATATGAACTCCACGTCCATCGGCATCGAGGCCGAAAACGACGGCCGCTCGCCCTGGCCGCAGATACAGCTCGACGCCTATTACGCGCTGTGCGCTGAGCTGTGCTGCGAATTCGACCTGCCCGAGGACAGGGTGAAGGGCCACAAGGAGGTCAACCGGCAGAAGCCGGACCCGCACTCGATCAACATGAACTCGTTCCGGTCGCGGGTGGCCGCGCTGATCAAGAACCCCGGAACCCCGACCAAGCAGGAGGACGACGTGCCCGAGGTGATCTCCCTGGGAGCCGGTGAGGACCAGAACGTGCCCGCCGGCGGCGAGGTGGCGGTGCGCTGGCACACGGAGTACGCCGACGACCCGCCCGCGCACAACGTGGACGGCGTCGCGGTCCTGGCGAAGTCTGCGCGCTGGTGCATCGTGGACGGCCTGATCAAGGTGCGCGGCCTGAAGCCGGGCAGTGAGATCGACGTGGCGTGGTCGCGGTACGACCGCGACGGCAAGCAGCACGAGGACGACGCCTGGCGGCTGTCGTTCCGCGCCGACATCAACGGTCGCGTCGAGCAGAGTATCGGCGGCCAGTTCGCGCTCAACAGCAAGAACCAGCTCCGGCTCCGGGTGATCAACCCGACCGACGCCGCGGCGGTCGTCGAGCGGGTGTCGATGGCCAAGATCTCCATGTTCAACCGCTAGAAGGGCGGTACCCGTGAGCATCCGACTCATCAGCCGCCGCACGTGGGGAGCAGAGACCCCCACGGCGACCTACACCAGCATCCCCGGCACCGAGGGCGTGAAGATCCACTACACGCGCGGGCACGTCGACCCGGAGATCGTGACCAACCACGAGCTGTGCGGCAAGCTGGTCAAGGCGATCCAGGCCGAGCACATGGCCGGTGCGCGTGACGAGCCGCGCGTCGATATCGGCTACAACGTGATCTGCTGTCCGCACCGCCGCGTGTTCGTCGGCCGCGGGCTGTACGCGCTGCCGGCCGCCAACGGGCAGGGACAGAACACGGCACACTACGCCGTCCTGGCCCTGGTCGGCAGCTCCGGCTTTACGGAGCCGAACGACCTGCTGCTGCACGGCATCCGCGACGCGATTGACTACCTGCGCGCCAACGGCAACGCGGGCAGCGACATCAAGGGGCACCGGGACGGCTCCGACACGCCCTGCCCTGGAGCACCGCTGTCCGCCTGGGTGGAGCAGGGCGCGCCGCGGCCGCCGTCCCCGCCCGCGACGCCGGTCCCGTTCGTTCAGCCCACCCCGAAGACTACGGAGGCCCTCGTGAAGAACCTGCCTGTCCTGAAGCCCGGCGACTCGCACCGGCACGTGAAGACCATGCGTGCCGTGCTGTTCGCGCGCGGGTACGAGCCCGCGAACCTGCACAGCTCGACCTACGACCCGAACGAGGCCGACTTGGTCGAGAAGGTCAAGCAGTTCAAGTCGGCGCACAAGATCCCGTCCGGCGCGGACCCACTGGTGTGGGACGCCGCCTGCTGGGAGGCCGCACTCACCTGACGCAAGCGATACCGCTTGCGCCTGTCCATCGTCCCGCCGTAGTGGCGGGCCTGTCCCTAAGGAGGGGCACATGCATGCTGACCCGGAGCCCACGTACACCCGCCCGGTCGAGACCAAGGTCAAGGCCATGACCCTGACCGCCTACCTGTCCGGCGTGGCCGGCATGGCGGTCCTGCAGACGGTCGCCGACAACCCGTCGATGATCTCGTTCCTCCCCGACTGGGTGGAGGCCATCATCCTGCCGCTGGTGCCGACCGCGCTGGCGGCTGTCGCTGGTTGGAAGGCCCGGCACACGCCTCGGCCGGACCTGCCTGACTCGCAGCGGTAGCACTGCTCCAACGGGAACGCCCCGCTCCTCCTTCGGGAGGGGCGGGGCGATTTCTGCGTTTCAGCAGCTAGTTGCCGCCCGCTTCGGCTGTCTTCTTCCGTGCGCCGCCGCGCGGCCGGAGAGTGACGTCGGCGTCGGTGAGGATCCGGTGGACGTACCCGTAGCTCTTGCCGACTGCCTCGGCGGTGAGGCGGACGCTCAAGCCGTCGCTGTACTTGCGGATGATCTCGGCATGGAGGTCGTCTGTGCTCTGTGTCATGGGATCTCCCCGGTAGGGCGTGTGATCGCTCCATACTGCCGCAAGCTGTACAGCTAGCATAATGGGCCTCGACGCTGGGGGAGACCCCCAGCGTCTTAGCCCCCTCGGGGAACCCGCTACACGAGCACGGGCTGCATCCCGTGCAGCTCGACCACCTGAGCGGCGGCCAGCGCGTACGGGTGGTGAGTGTAGTCGTCCCAGGCGACGAACATATTGTGTCCGAAGGGTTCGAGATTGCGCAGGACTCCTGGCCGGTACAGGTCGGCAAGAACCCCGGCAGGCGTAACGTAGCCCACCCGATAGACGGCGAAGTCCTCACGCAGCATCGGGCACTCCTGCAGCGCCTTCGGGATGCAATCGCGGCAGGTGGGCGGGCTGTTGGTGCGGCCGCTGTCCAGACCGGTGCGCTCGAAAACGGTTTTGGTGAGCGCCCACGATATGGTGCCCGACGTGTCGAAGGCAGGCCCGCCGCACACCTGGCACAGCAGCTTGTCCATGCAACGCCACTGACGGCGCGTATTCAGCTTGCGCATCCGCTCCGGGCCGCGCCGGTCCGGCTTGTCGTGCAGGTCAAGGACCCGCGCCCGGAGGATCCCGCTTCCACCGCCCATCCCTCTCACGCCGCGCGAGGCTGTCACCCAGTCGCCGGGCTTGGACGGCATGTAAGAGAGTCGCACCCGACCGGCGTACGGCACGAAGCCGATCGGGTCGGTCACGATCTCATTCGCGTAGGCGATTGTGTAGGGAACGATCGTGTAGCCGCTCATGCGAGGCTGCCCGTCGTGAACGGCAACTCGCGAGAGGAGACCCACACCCAGCAGGGGCGCGTGAGTGCGGCGGCACGACCCGAAGCGATGGTGTGGGTGTCGTGCCGCCGCTTCCGCGCGAAGGCTTCGCGCGGCGGCATAACGGCGGGCGGCTGGGAAGGATGGCCGCCGTTATGCCTTTCTGGGAGGCCGGGACGCGTCATGATTCCGATCCCAAGCTGTAGGCGATGCGGATTGCTGGCGCGACGACGTACCTCAGGTGCCTCAGGGACAACCCGGTGACCGTACGGCCGCTGCAGTGGACGGCCTTCCAGGTTCCATCTGGCTGCTGGGAGACGTCGCAGAACTCAGGGATATCGATCCCACCGTTCAATTCGGCCTGCCGACGCCGCGTCACGGCAGCGCCGCCAGCAGACCTGCTCGTGGCGCCCGTGCGGGCGGGAGAAATGAGGGGTGCGGACCCGTGACTGTCCATGCCTGGACGGTAAGAGCCGGTCTATTACCGCCTCAAGGCGATTGCTCGCCATTGCGCGGCCACCGCTCGAAATTGCTCAGGATGGCTCGCCAAGATGCTCCTCAGGGAAGTGAGCAGCGGCTAAGTCGTCCAGCACATCGGTCATGAGGGCGCGTGCGGCCTTGCCGTAGACGGCGGCGTGCTGCATCAGGCCGAAGATCTTGGCGTAGAGGGCGATCTCCTCGGGCTGCGTCAGTGACAACTCGGCCGCGAAGGTCTCGACGGTCACCAGCTGAGTGCCGTAGATCCAGAATCCGTGCACGGGCGACTTAGGTAGGCGGGCCGAGAACGGGATTATGCCGAGCGCGACATTAGGGAGCGTGGCCGACGCGATCAACCGCTCGATCTGCCCCATCAGCACCTCAGGCGGGCACAGGAGGTTCCGGATCGCCGCTTCGGTGAGCACGAAGTGGAAGCGGTGGCCGGGCCGGTAGAGGATCTCTTGGCGCTCCATGCGCGCCATGAGGCCGTCTTCCAGGTCGTTGGTGACCTCGTGGACGGCGATCGACTGGGCCATGATGTGCCGGGCGTACTCCCGGGTCTGGAACAGGCCAGGCACCGTGGCGGGCTCGAACCCCCGAACGAGATCCGTTTCCGCCTCGATGGAAGCGATCTGCCGTTGCCGGTCACGCGTCCCAGTCCGCAGCTGCCGCTGCCATGCGGCGTAGGCCAGCTCAAGGCCGCGAAGCTGAGCTATCACTGAGGGCTGCTGATCGGTGGCGTCGCAGGCGCCCAGCCACGCGCGGACATCGTCCTCTGTGGGGGTCTGCTTGCCCAACTCGATTCGGGAAACCTTGGTGGCCTGCCAGCGGAGCGTCTGCGCGAGCTGCTTGCCGTTCAGTCCGGCGTCTTTGCGCAGCTCGCGCAGACGTGCTCCTAAGGCTTCACGTGCCTGACGAGGGTTCGGCAAGATCAGCCCACTTCGTTGCGTACTCCTGGTAAGGCACTGCCTGCCGCCACGCCGCGGCCTTGCCGGCGCGGAAGCTCTCGATGGTGGCCAGGTCGTCGGCCAGGTCCATGCCGAGGAGCTCGTCATCCTCGTTGAACCGGAGGACCACCGCGACCGTGTCGAACAGCCAGTAGTCCACCTCGGGGAGATCGAGCCCGCGGGCCTGGTCGCGCGGGAGGTACCGGATGTCCTCACCCGCTTCGGCGTTGCCCGCGTTGAGCCGCAGCTCGAACCGGATGTAGTCGCTCGGCGGCTCAGTGACCACCCTCACGCGCTCGACGCGCCTGCCGGCCTCGGCGACCTCCTGCATGAGCTGCATCCAGGTGACGCGCTGCGCGGCGTTCAGCTCGTCGAGACGTGGCCAGTCGCGAGCTTGGAACGCCTCCCAACGGTCGCGTTCGGCGGGGACGTTGTACCGGTCGCGGAGTTCCAGGCGGAACACGTCGGATGTGGCCTGGCGGAACATGTCGAGGAACTCATCAGGTGAGACCTCGCTCGTCACTGCACCTCCCGTGGAAGGTCGAGGACATCCCACGGAACCTCGACGGCGATCTCGTCGGGCGCCAGGTCGCGAAGGTCGCCCAGGGCCTCAGGGTCGGTGATCTGCTTCCCCTGGACCACGGCGGTGCCGCGATCGGTTCTGTACAGGGCGGGGCAGCTGCCCTCGTTGCTGCCGCCGGTCTTGCCGAGGTACGTCAACCGCATGGCCGTCCTCTCGACGAGTGATTGCGCGCAATCGCGCGCCTACGCACAGATGTTTCACGCCGTAGCCGGTCACAGTCAATGCCCGGCGCGGAAATGGCACGGCCGCAGTCTTCAGAGGCGTCTGAGCGGCAGGTCGTCGGTGTGGAACCGGATCCGCCGCGCGTTTGCCACCCGGTGCAGCAACTCGACGGGCTGAGCTTCGCCGTCGAGAGTGACGCGTTCAGCGGTCAGGACGGACACGCTGGGCCGGAGCCGTAGCGTCTCCGCTTCATCCTTCGTCGCTGCGCGGGCGCCGACGATCTCGCGGACCCGGGCGGCCGCGGGGTCGAGCACGCCGGTGGCGATGAGCGCGGCCAGGATGCCGCCGTCGACCTTATCGCTGCCGGCCACGGGAGTGCCGTCGACGACGGAGAGCGGGTAGTACGCCGTGTCGAGCATGACGGCCTGGCCGTCGACGAGGGCGTGCCGGTAGCGGCGGACGACGGTCGCGCCGACGCTGAGTTGCAGCCCTCTCGCGACGTCGGGCGCGGCCGCCCCGCGGTCGACGGAGATGAGCTGCATGGTGCCGGTGCGCCCGGCGGCGTGGCAGGCAGTTTCCCAGGGGCCGAGTCCGTTGCTGGGCGGGGTGGCCATGCTGAGGTCGATGTAGAGGGGCCGGGTGTCTTGGACGATGAGGCCTCGGTTCGCGACGCGCCATACGAGGCCCTCGTCGCGGAGGGCTTTCACAGCGGCGCTGATGGTGTTGCTTGTGGTCTTGTAGGTGGCTTTCATGGCGTTCTGGTTGGGGAGCACGTCACCGGGCGCGTAGGTGCCGTTGGTGATGAGCTCGCGAAGGTGGTTCGCGATCTCGTCGCGCCTGGTGGTCACGTGCGCCCTCCTGCTGGTGTGTGTCGATCACAGGATGTTGCCACAAGAGCGTTTGACAATTGATCGTGTCTTGAATCATCATGCTTTCAGCACGCTATGTTATCTAGATAACAGAGCGTGAGTGCGGCGCGAAAAAGCGGCCCCCGGAACTCAGCGGGTACCCATCCCGCACCGGAGGCCGCTCAACCACTTCCCAACCAACCCAATTAGCCAGGAGAACACGACCGTGAAAGGTCTGTGGTGGTGAGAAAAGTATGACACGCGCTAAGCCCCCCACGTCGGATCTTGCCCGACTCCACTCCCTGTACGACCGGATCGCCGAGCAGGGCCTGTGCACCAGGCCCGGCGCCGACCCCAACCACTGGTTCCCCGAGCGCGAGCCCGGCCGCAACGCCGAGACCCAGCGCCGCTTCTACGAGCAGGCCGCCGCCGCCCGATGCTTCGACTGCCCGGCCAAGACCGCATGCCGGGTGACGGCCGAGATCGAGGAGAGCGAACTCCTCCTGGAGCACGGCTACACGCCGCACGGCATCCGGGCCGGCCTCGCTCCCTGGGTACGCCTCGATCTCCTTATCGCAAGCAATAAGGCAAGCAACGTTGAAGAGGAAGCTGCGTGAATCCCCTCGACTACGCCTCCGCCCTGTTCGACTACATCACCGACAATCCGGGCAGCTCGGCCGTCATCGCGGTCCTGGCGCTGGCCGCGCTGGCGCTGGCGTTCCTGCTGCTGCGCCTCGCGTGGCGGGCGATCTGCTGGCTGTTCGGCCGCTACGTCGCGCCGCGCCCCGTCGAGGACGTGCTGACGATCGTGTCCGCATCCATCGCGACCGGCGTGTCCGCACAGGGCATGTGGCGCTTCTCCGGCGACGTGCTCGGATTCGACGGCCCGCTGCAGCTGCTGCTGTTCGCGTTCATCGAGGTCGCGATGGTGACCAGTGCAGTGCGGGCCCGCCGCAACATGCGGGAGAACGGCCGGGCAGGCGTCGACGGCCTGGCCGTGTGGGCGCTGACCGGCCTGTCCGCGGTGCTGTCCAGCATGGACTCCGGCAGCTTCCCCGAGGCCGTGTTCCGGCTGGCCGCGCCGATCGTCGCCGCGTGGCTATGGGAGCGCAGCATGGCGATCGAGCGGCAGCGGCTCACCGGCCGGACCCGGATCAACTGGCGGCTCACCCCGGAGCGAGTGCTCGTACGGGTCGGCCTGGCCGAGTCGTCCGACCGCACCGCGACCGATGTCGACACCCACCGTCGCCTCACCCGCGTCGCCCTCACGGCGAAGAGGGCGCGGGCGCTGCGCGAGACCGGCGCCTCCGACCGCAAGCAGGCCCGCGCGCTGGCCAAGCTGGACAAGGCGATGGACCGCGCGGTCGAGCACACGGGGCTCGTGCAGGACCAGGCCAGGCAGCAGCAGATGCTCGCCCAGATCGCGGCGCTCTACAACACGGCGAAGCTGACCGAGATCCAGCCGCGCCCGTTCTGGCAGCAGCTCGCCGACGACAAGGCGGCGAAGGAGGAGCGGGACCGTGTCGCGGCGGATGCCGTGGCGCAGCTGCGCGGCTTCAGTGACCGTCACGCCCCGCTGCCATCGGCTGATGCAAGCACTGTTGCTCGCACCAACGGCACGCCTCGTGTCACGGGCGGTGGCACGACTGGCGGCGCGGCACCGACCGCCCCTGTGACACGCCCCCGCCCGCCCGTGTCACGGCCTCCGAAGACCGTGACACGCAAGCAGAACGGCACGCGTCATGGCACACCGGCGCAGCCCAGCAGGGAGGAGTTGGAGCGGCGCATCACGTGGCTGCACGACCTGGCCAAGACCACGCCGACGCTGAGTGTCACGGACCTGCGTGACAGAGCCGTCGAGGAGTACGGCGTCAGCCCACGCACCGCGTACCGGTACATCGAACAGGCCGGCCTGGCGCCCAGCAGCACGGCGGCGGGTGACACGACTCGTGACACGCCCAGTGACACACCTGATGGCACGACCCGTGACACGCCCGATGACACGGCATCCAGCACCTCGTCCGACGCGGCGTGACACGACCAGGAGGACACCATGCGACCGCCCTCGCGACGCCCCACCGCACCCAACATCATCCGGTTCATCCTGATCTACCTGCTGGTGCAAGGAGCGGCCATCGCGGCCGTCGCCGCTGCCGTGTCACAGATCAAGTAGCCCCCGCACGACACCCCAACCAACCCGAAAGACGCGACATGAACCCCGAAGCGAATCTCGTCCAGCTCAGCAACTGCCTGCCGATGTGGCAGGCCGACAACGCCGACAACTTCCTCATCGGGTGGCTGCACTACCGCCCGGCCGACCCGTGGTTCGTGCAGGTGTACGTCTCCGGCGGCGTCGTCACGCTGGACGTGCCCCGCGACGTGCTCCTCAAGGGACTGGACGAGCTGGCAGCCTGCGAGGACCTGAAGGTGCAGCCGTCCGGTGAGCCGATGTGGACGCTGTTCACGCTGCGATGGAACCCGGACGAGCCGCTGACGTTCCGCGTGCCGACCGCCAACCTGCGCAGCTACCTCGCCGAGACGGCGAAGCTCGTGCCGTACGGCGGCGAGGAGACCCGCATCGACTGGGACAGCGAGATCACCGAGCTGTTCGAGGAAGCCCAAGAAGGTGACATTCCGTGACCGGGAGTCGAGGCCGATCCGTCGCCCGCGCGGCGCTGACCGGCAGCTTCGCGGACGGTCCAACGCGCGCCCGCGCTGCGCAACGCGCACGCCCGCGCATGCGCGCGCGCGAGGCGCAGCCTACCAAAGATCACAGACCGTAAGCAGGGGGAGTAGCAAGTGGCCAAGGACCGCACCGGCCCGGAGGAGCGGAAGGCGTACCACAGCGGCCGGATCAACGGCGAGCGGAACGGCGTCCGCCGCTTCTGGTGGGCCGCGTGCTGGGTCGCGGCTGAACTGAAGCAGCTCGCCAAGCGGGATCCCGCCAAGGCCCACGCGGACGCCCTGCACCTGGCCAAGCAGATGCGCGACATCGCCGCCGATCTGAACGACAAGCACCTGAAGCACCTCGAAGCCCAGAAGGGAGGGACCAGCCGTGCCATATGAACTGAGCCTGCCCAACGACGGCGACGAGCGGCCGGAGCAGGACAACGTGGTCGTCGGCCCATTCCCGGCGCCGGCCGCCGACGACGCCGCGCCCGTCCCCGCCGAGCAGGACGAGACCGAGACGGCGGTGTCCCTCTGGTCGACGGCCTCGGCCGAGCTGCTGCCCCGCGCGGAGCAGCTGCTCGACGCGCTCGTGGTGGGCGACGGCCTGTTCGGTCAGCGGCCCGCGAGCATCGCGACGTTGGCCCGGCAGTACTGGATCGACCCGCCGCAGTTCGTCCGCGGGGCCGCCGCACTGCGCATCGCGTACGCCCTGTACGGAGTGCCGGTCATCACGGCGAACATCGCCGCACAGACCCTCCTGCTGATCATCCGCTACCCGTCGCTGCTGGCCGCCGTTGTGGTCGTCGGCTCGGTGGTGCTCCTCTTCACAATCGTTCTCGCCTGAAAGGCAGCCCTGTCATGGAAATTACGTTCGGCCTGGCCGCGGGCGGCGTCGTGGTCGCCGCGGTGGCCGTCGCTCCTTCGCTCATGGTCATGAAGAACAAGAAGCTGTTCAAGAAGATCCACTTCCTCGTCGGCATCGTCATGATCCTCGGCGGGATGGGTCTCATCGCGCTCACCGCGTGGCTGGTCGGTATCGGCCGGAACTGGGGGCTGACCGTGTGGATCGGGGTGCCCGCCGTCATCGCCCTGGTCCTGGTCGTCATCGGTGTCGGCATCGGCGTGTCTGACTGGAACATCGGCAAGCCGTCGCAGTGGGGCCTGTTCGCGCTCCCGGCACTGATCACGGCCGTCGTCATGACGTCCGGCCCGACCTGGGACTACATCAGCTCCAAGTTCAGCAGCAACGCCGAGACGCTCAAGGCTCAGGTGGAGGGGTCGAAATGACCATGCTGCTCCTCGCGCTGGTGCTGGCCGCGCTCATCACCGGCGTCGTCCTGTGGCGGCGGCCGGACGCCCGCGTTGTCGCTGCCGGGGCGTGGAACGCGGGCAAGGCCCAGGCCGCGATCGAGTTCCGGCAGGGCTACCAGGCGACCCGCGACGCATACGACCAGGCGCAGAAGGCGTTGCGGGGTCGCGGCACCAAGCGGGCTCGCGTCCTGTCGGGGTTGCTGGAACTGCTGGGCGTCACCGTGGTGACGGCCGGCGGCGCGGTGTACGGCGCGGCCAAGACGCTCGGCGCGACCCGCCGCGTCCTGATCGAGGCCGCCCGCGGCGGGCGCGCCGCGTACGAGACGCTCGAGGTCGAAGCGATCGAGATCGAGAAAGCCGACGCCGCCGACGCAGACGTGGTGTACGACGACACCACGTACGTTGTGCCGCCTGCGGAGGGCGGCACGGCCAAGCTGATCACGAACTCGATCATCATCGCGACCACCGAGTGCGAGAGGTGCGGCGCGGACCACTCGGTGATGCTCCAGCCCGGCAAGGACAAGACCGTCGCCATGTGCAGGTGCGGCCAGGAGATCCACATCTCCCGGGCCGCGCCGCACACGCAAGCAGAACCGCTTGCGGAAACAGACACCAACACCGGCGCCGCCCAGGCGCCCAACTCGGGAGGAACCGACATGTCCGTGTCTCAGGAGGCCACCGGCCTGACCAGCTACTCGCTCGCGCACCAGCAGATCGCGGCGCAGCTGAACGACCTCGTCAACACCAGCAACGCGCTGGTCGCGTCCATGGGTGATCTGCTCGCCCAGCACTCGATCCTGGTCGGCAACGCCGCTGTTCTGCAGGACCTCATGCGGCAGGCGTCGAGCGTCGCGGATCGGATCGCGACGGACGCTGCCGCTGCCGCCACCGCGTGACCGCTGAGGTTGCGGGCCCCGCCACGGATACGCGTCGTGGCGGGTGCCCGGAGCAGAGCGATCATCCTGGGAACGCCTGGAAGGGAACGCCACTCATGGCCACCACCGTCAAGAAGCAGCCGAAGATCACCGCACCCGAGGAGGAGAAGCCCAAGCCGAAGAGGGTGCGGCGTGCTATGCGCCGCCTCAAGCATCGCAAGAAGGGCCGCCGCCGGTACGCCCGGCCGGTGGTGTGGCTGGCCGGTATCCAGGCCACCGCCGTGTTCGCTGACGTGACCGGCCTCGGCCTGGAGATCAGCGGCGCAGCTATGGTGCTCGCCGCTGGCGTGAGGATGGTCAAGGCGCGGCGGCGCGGCCAGAAACCCGCGATGAAGCGCACCGTGGCGGGCAGCGTGTGGCTGCTGGCGGCCACCATCATCGGCCCGTACGGGCTGATGGCGCTCGTGCTGTGGGTCGTCGGCCTGGTCATGGCGGTGCCGTACTGGTACGAGCTGTACCGGGAGGACGACCGCGGCCGCCGGGAGTCTCGTCCGAAGGCGCTGCCGAAGAGCACCGTGTCCGGCGTCGAAGCCTGGTGGGACCAGACGGTCGTCCCGAACCACGTGGCGTTCGCCGGGACCCGCCTCGCCCAGCCCGAGCCCGTCCCGGGCGGGTTCACCGTCGTCATCGTCGGCGAGCCCGGCAAGACCGAGCTGGACAAGATGGCCAAGGCGATCGGCACCGTCGCGTCGGCCCGCCGCGTGGCCAAGGACCAGGTCGAGCTCGGACCGGCGCCCGGCGGCGACCACTCGGGCGCTCGGCTCACGGTGATCGAGCGGGGCGACAACCTGCGCGCGACGCGGTTCCTGGAGGACGACTCGGCGGCGATCGACCTGGAGACCGGCATTGCCCGTGTCGGCTCCTTCTTCGACCTCAAGCCCGCGCACTGGAGCTTTTGGACCACGAGCGCGGGCGCGCAGATGGGCATCAACGCGGGGTCAACCGGCGCCGGCAAGTCCCAGTTCGGCGCGACCAAGCTGGCGCTGGTGCACCAGTGCGAACTCGCTGTGGCGGCGCTCCTCGACAATCAGGACGGCAGCTCTCAGCCGGACTGGAACGGTCGCACCGCGATCAGTCGAGAAGGCGTGGAGGCGTGCTGGGAAGAGCTGCAGGCGCTCGACTACGTGATGGGCCGCCGCGCACAGCACATCGCGCATGCACCGTGGGCCGATGAGCTGGGCCGCGAGCGGCGCGGCAAGCCGTTCCTTCTGCCGGGCGACCCGGACGTGGGCCGCATGGTGCTGATGTACGTGGCGATCGAGGAGCTGCCCCTGCTCCTGGGCGACCCTGAGATCGGGCCTGAGGCGACTGACCTGCTGGCGTCGGCCGCGAAGACGTGGCGCAAGCCCGGCGGCGCGATCGACGTGTTCACCCAGAACTTGGGCCTGGAGAACTTCGGCGGGCGGCCGATCTCGAACACGCTCCGCTCGAACCTGTCCGGCGGCGGCTCAGTGGCGGCGTTCCGTACCGGCTCCAGCCAGGACTGGCACATGGTCGGGCTGGCGGCCGACCCGTCGACGCTGCCGGAGTTCTGGGAGGGAACCCGGGAGAAGACCCACGGCCTAGGGTTCATGAAGGGCATCGACAACCGGCCAGGCGGCAAGTGGCGGGCGTCGATCTCGCGGGACTTGTTCGGCATCGCAACCAGTCCGGCGGCCGGGCAGCTCGACGACATCACACGCGGCTTCTACGAGGAGTACTACGAGATGCGCCGCCGTGGCGTCGACCCGCGCGACCCGGACGCCGTGACACCGGCGAAGGCATCTCCGGCCGCGCCGAAGTGGTCGTCAGGGGACGTGGAGGCCGTGGTCGAGCATGTGCTGCTTAGCGGCCCGCGTGAGATCGGCGCGATCTGTGTGGCCGCGCGGCGGCGGCTCGGGGATATGCCGCTCGGCGAGGTTCCGGCCGCGTTGCGGGCGTTGGAGAAGGCAGGCCGGGTCCGGAAGACCGGCGACGATTCGTACCAGCTCGTGAAGGAGGTCCAGCAGTGAGTGCAGTTCCCGCGCCGCCCGCCGGGTGGCTCGACTCCGCGCTACGCGTGGCTACCGTGACGCTCTTGTGGCTAGCAGTTGTGCTTGCGACAGCATTGATGTGCCAGCCGGCGCCGGGGACTGAAGTTCTGGCCCCGGTGGTCGTCGCCGTGGTGGTGGCGGTGGTCATCCTGTTCGGCCGCCCAGTCGGCAGCACGCTGTTGCTGTTCGCCACGGCGCTGCTCGCTATGACCGTGTGGGGCTCGGTGGGCGGCGCGGTCCTGGTCGTGGCGACTACCGCCGCCCTGGTGGCGCTTCCCGTTCACGTCGTTCAGCCGTTCGCGAGGAGGGATCACTGATGAGGTCTGAAGACCTGACGTACCTGCCGCGTGAGTGGCTGACCAGCCTGTCCGACCCGTGCAGCCGTGGCCGCTGCGCTGCCTGCCGGTACGACCGGTGCGGCCACAGCTGCCACACTTCCACCAGTCCGGCAAGCACTATCGCTAGCACGTAGTCTCACACCTCAAGGAGGCGGAAATGCCCGGGAGATTGACTGGCCCAGAGCACGCGCAGGTGGCTCTGGACTACCTCGAAGAAGCGAAGGTGTGCGCGACGCGCGCGGACAATGCCAGCGAATGGGAGGCGAGATCGGCGTACTCAGCGCAGGCTTCCGCTTGCGCGGCCATCGCGGCCGCGGAACTGAAGGCCGCCGACGTGGCCTTCCGAGTCGCCGAGATGTCCGCGATGGGCATCGGCCCGCGTGAGGCGAAGGACTGGCGCGCCGTTCTGAAGGTGGAGCTGTGAGCAGCCGAAGTGTGCGGTTCGCGGTTGCTCTGGCCGCGTTGTGCGCCGCCCACGAAGTCGGGGACCAGTGGATGCAGACTCACCACCAGGCGCTCACGAAGGGTGGCCGCGGTGAGCAGCAGCGCGCCGGCCAGGCCGCGTGTGCCCGCCACGTCGTGACGATGACGGCGACGAAGGCGCTGATGTTGGGCGTGACCAGCGTGGCAACCAGGACTCGGCTGCCGCTCGGCAGGACGGCGCTCGCGCTGGGCGTGGATGCGGCATCGCATTACTGGGCGGATCGGCGCTTCACGCTGGCGGGCCTGGCTGATCGGCTCGGCAAGGGCGAGTACTACCGGCTCGGCGCGCCGCGTGAGGGCCGCGACGACAACGTCACGATCGGCACCGGCGCGTACGCGCTCGACCAGGCATGGCATGCGGCCTGGCTGTGGGTGGCGGCGCTGATCGTCGCCAGCGGCGAAGAGGTGATGTGAAGCCCTGCTGGCACTGGATAGGCGCTGAGATGCGCCGTTGTGGCGCCACTCCTACGAGGTTCTACCTGCAGGGGTGGCGCTGCGCAGATCACACGCCGTCCGCGCTGGCGGGGCGGCCAGAGCCTGGCGGCGGGTACTGCGCTCCCGCGCGCTGCTACTGCGGGAAGTGCCCATGATGGATGCCAGCGACGCGGTATCCGGTCTCGGGGGAGAAGCAGACGGCGTCAGAGCAGGGGGACCGAAACCGGGATCCTTGCGCCGGTCGTGCGGTCCTGCGAGGCTCGTCGCCATGACGAGAAACGGTGATCAAGGTAGCTGGGCCGCAGGAGACACAGGCGGCTGGACGGCGAGCGTGGGAGGCGGCGCCCGCCATATGGGCGGCATGCGGCAGCACATGAGCAGCCGGTAGCAGCACGGCAAGGAGAAGGGCCCGAACCCTGATCAGAGGGTTCGGGCCCCGCAGCTCCGCTACCTATTAGCTATATAGCTTGCTTTAAGCCGCAACGCTTGACCTGGCGGTCCGTGCGCGTTCTCGCTGGGCGCGAATCGAAGCCTCCAGGTCCTCCACGGAGATGCGTCCTGGACGGTGTGCGCGCCTAGCCGCTTCAGCGGGGGAGAGGGCATCGCGGTCGGCACGGGCGTGGGCCAGAAGCCGACCAGCTGATGCAAGCGCTTTAGCTCGCATAACTTGTGCGACAGTGGGCTCGGCAAGGGGAGAGGTGGTCACGTGTTCATGATAGATCGCTGTCTCAGCGGCTCGCCGAAGGTGTCGCCGTGTCGGAGATCTGCCCTAGTCTCATCGGCGTGGGGAGGCCCGAGGTGAGCCCGGACGAGGGCGCAGAAAAAAACGGTACTTATTTGAGCGCAGTACTTGAACGCATCACGTACGCCAATGAGGAGACCGGCTACACCATCGCCCGCGTGGCCACCGAGCGCTCCGGCCCCGATCTGCTGACCGTCGTCGGCCCCCTGCTCGGCGCGCAGGTCGGCGAGTCGCTGCGGCTGCACGGACGCTGGAGCTCCCACCCCCGCTACGGCCGCCAGTTCGAGGTGTGGTCCTACACCACGATGCTGCCGGCCACCGTGCAGGGCATCCGCCGCTACCTCGGCTCCGGCCTCATCAAGGGCATCGGTCCCAAGATGGCCGAGCGGATCGTCGACCACTTCGGCACCGACACCCTCGAGGTCATCGAGCAGGAGCCGCAGCGCCTGGCCGAGGTGCCGGGCCTGGGCCCCAAGCGCACGAAGATGATCGCCGCCGCCTGGGACGAACAGAAGATCATCAAAGAGGTGATGATCTTCCTGCAGGGTGTCGGCGTGTCCACCTCGATCGCGGTGCGCATCTTCAAGCAGTACGGCGAGGGGTCCGTCTCCGTCGTCAAGAGCCGCCCGTACCAGCTGGCCGACGACGTGTGGGGGATCGGCTTCAAGACCGCCGACACCATCGCCCAGGCGGTCGGCATCCCGCACGACAGCCCCGAACGCGTCAAGGCCGGCCTGCGCTACACACTGTCGCAGGCCGCCGACGACGGCCACTGCTACCTGCCCGCCCCCAACCTGGTCGCCGACGCCGTCAAGATCCTCGACGTGCCCGCCGACCTGGTCGCCTCCTGCCTGGAGGAGCTGGCCGAGGCCGAAGGCGTCGTACGCGAGCCCGTCCCCGCCGGCGACAACACCGTACCGGCCGTCTACCTGCCGCCCTTCCACCGAGCCGAGCTGTCGCTGGCCTCGGGCCTGCTGTCGCTGCTGCGCTCCGGCCACGACCGGCTCAAGGCGTTCGCCGACGTCGACTGGGAGCGGGCGGAGAGCTGGCTGCACGGCCAGACCGGCGCCGAGCTGGCCCATGAGCAGCGCCAGGCCGTCCGCCTGGCGCTGACGGAGAAGGTGGCGGTGCTGACCGGCGGGCCCGGCTGCGGCAAGAGCTTCACCGTACGGTCCATCGTCACGCTGGCCCGCGCCAAACGCGCCAAGGTCATCCTGGCCGCCCCCACCGGCCGCGCCGCCAAGCGCCTGGCCGAGCTGACCGGCCACGAGGCCACCACCGTGCACCGGCTGCTGCAGCTGCGGCCCGGCGGGGAGGCCACCTTCGACCGGGACAACCCCCTGGAGGCCGACCTCGTCGTCGTCGACGAGGCGTCCATGCTCGACCTGCTGCTGGCCAACAAACTCGTCAAGGCCGTCGCCCCGGGCGCCCACCTGCTGTTCGTCGGCGACGTCGACCAGCTGCCCTCGGTCGGCGCGGGGGAGGTGCTCAAGGACCTGCTGGCCGCCGACGACATCCCGCGCGTCCGCCTCACCCAGATCTTCCGCCAGGCCCAGGAGTCGGGCGTCGTCGTCAACGCCCACCGCGTCAACACCGGCCACCACCCCCTCCTGCAGGGCATGAACGACTTCTTCCTGTTCCCCTGCGAGGAGCCGGAGGAGATCGCCGCCCTGACCGTCGACGTCGTGGCCCGCCGCATCCCGCGCCGCTTCGGCCTCGACGCCCGCCGCGACGTGCAGGTCCTGGCCCCCATGCACCGCGGCGCCGCCGGTGCCGGCGCCCTGAACATCGCCCTGCAGGAAGCCCTCACCCCCGCGCGCGAGGGCATGCCGGAGCGCCGCTACGGCGGGCGCGTCTTCCGCGTGGGCGACAAGGTCACCCAGCTGCGCAACAACTACGACAAGGGCGCCGCCGGCGTCTTCAACGGCACCGTCGGCATCGTCACCGACATCCGGCCCGACGAGCACAAGCTGAGCGTCCTGACCGACGAGGACGAGAGCGTCGAGTACGCCTTCGACGAGCTCGACGAGCTCGCCCACGCCTACGCGGTGTCCATTCACCGCTCGCAGGGCAGCGAATACCCGGCCGTCGTCGTCCCGCTGGCCACCAGCGCCTGGATGATGCTGCAGCGCAACCTCCTCTACACCGCGATCACCCGGGCCAAGAAGCTCGTCGTCATCGTCGGCTCGCGCCGCGCGCTGGCCCAGGCCGTCCGCACCAAGGGCGCCGGGCGGCGTCACACCGGGCTCACCCACCGTCTCTGA